ATTTAAATCAAAACTTACCTCAATTTGAGGTACTCCTCTTGGGGCTGGTGGTATATCTGCTAAATCAAATCTCCCTAACGTTTTATTGTCACTAGCCATTTCACGCTCACCTTGCACAACATGTATTGTAACAGCATCTTGATTATCTGCGGCTGTTGAAAAAATTTGTGTTTGTTTAGTAGGTATAGTAGAATTTTTTTCAATAAGTGTTGTGGCTACACCACCCAAAGTTTCAATTTTAAGAGATAATGGACATACATCTAATAATAATACATCAGTTACATCACCCATTAAAACACCAGCTTGAATAGCTGCACCCAAAGCAACTACTTCATCAGGATTTAAATTTTTATTAGGTGCTTTACCAAAGAACTCTTCTACCGCTTTCTGTATAGCAGGAATACGAGTAGAGCCACCTACTAATAATACTTCATCAATATCTTTAGTTAAAATCTTAGCATCATTTAATACTACTTTACAAGGTTCTAAAGCCCTCTTAATCAAATCTTCTGTCATAGCATCAAATTTAGCTCTTGTAAGTTTGAGGTTCAAATGTTTTGGGCCAGAATTAGCTTTCTCTGCTTCATCTTTTAAACGCTGCATAGCCATTTTATCGTTAGTTAAATCCATACCTTCTGCTTTTTTAAATTCAGCTACCATCCAATCAATTATTTTTTGATCAAAATCTTTACCACCTAAAGCTGTATCACCATGAGTAGCTATAACTTCAGTAACACCATCTCCCACGTCAAGTAAAGAAATATCCATTGTCCCTGCACCAAGATCAAAAATAGCAATTTTTTCTTCTTTATTAGTACAACCATAAGATAAAGCTGCTGCAGTTGGTTCATTAATAATGCGTTTTACATCTAACCCGGCAATTTTGCCAGCATCTTTTGTGGCTTGTCTTTGTGAATCATTAAAGTAAGCAGGCACAGTAATAACTGCTTCAGTTACTTTACTTCCTAAATACTCTTCAGCATATTTCTTTAGCTCTGCTAACACCGCCGAAGAAATTTCTACAGGGGATATTTTCTCACCATCTATTTCTATTAAAGCTTCTCCAGCAGCTCCTTTTACAATCTTAAAAGGTGCATGCTTTTTAAATTCTTGAACATCAGGATCATCAAACATACGACCAATTAAGCGTTTTGCTTCAAAAACTGTTTTTTCTGGATTAGTAGTAGCTTGTCTTTTAGCAGATTCTCCTACTAATTTACCTTCCTTTGTAAAAGCTACTACTGAAGGTGTAGTTCTATTACCTGAAGCATTAACTATAACTTCAGGTTTATCTCCTTCCATAACAGCTACACAACTAAAACCAGTACCTAAATCAATTCCAATTATTTTTTCCATCTTTCAATCCTCCTTGTTATTGTCTAATTTATCCATACAATCTGAACATAAAACATCCGTTTTCAAAGGTATAGGTTCGAACATATAAATACTTTCTACATATTTATCACACATACCACAATAAATATCTCTTATCGGTGGGTTATATGAATTATCTATTTCCCATTTAACTAACTCATTTTTCATACCAATACCTCTTTATAATAAGTATTAAAAAATATTTGTCAAGTAAAAAATTTAAATTAATCTAACCTTAGTAATATAGTAATTCTCGTGTTTAATTTTAACATATAAATATAAATTTAGCAAGGAAAAATTATGGCTGATTATTTTATAGATTTTAGTGCTTCTAGTAATGGTGATGGTAGTAGTAGTTCTCCATGGAATCAATTCACATCTTCAGAAAATAGTTCTGTAAATGCTGGTGATAAATTATGGTTTAGACGAGTAGATCCTGGAGATAACAATAAATATATAGCATGGAAAGCAGGAACATCTAGTACAAACCGTATTTATTATATAGGATGGCCTAAAGAAAATGACGCATTTTATACTAGTAGACCTTCTAGTATGCGATCTGCTTGGGACCCTGATTCAGAAACATATACTATACAAAGCACTAACAGTGGTTCTACCATTTTAGCTAACTTAACAAGTTATATTGAAATACATAGATTTAAATTTAGTCATAATTATACTAATTATAATGCAAGCGCTCCTGCAGTTAAAATTGATGGTAAAAATAATATAAACATTTACACGTCTATTCTTAGATGTTATACATCTTCAACAAATGCTAATGCAGCTGTGTGCTTTATTAATAATAGTTCTAACATAGTTTTTAATGATTGTTATCTTAAACAAGATAATAATGCTACTAGTACCTCCTATTTATATTCTGAAAATTTTAAAATAAATTCTTCCACAGTTACTTTTAATGATACAGAGTTTTCTTGGGATACTGTAGATCACATAAATGATACTCGTAAAATGTATGTCTATGTATCTACATCTACATCATGCACATATATAAAAGATTCTACTTGTGTTTTTAAAGGAGGCTCTTTTAAACTATATTGCTCTACTACTACAATTAATGCTACCACTTATACAGCTGTAACCAATATATTAAATAATGCTACAGTAACTATGTCAGGCACTAATGTATATTTTTATAACGAAGCGGCTTCTACTGCTGCTACATATAATACAAACACAGCTCCTTTATTTAATGTAGAAAATGCGTCATTTAAATATATACAAAGTTCTGTAAATTGGCCTAATAGTACAACAGGAGGTTCTGCTAGTTTTTTACGAAGTAGAGGAGCCTCAGATTTATATATAAATTCAGTAGAGATAACAAATTTAAAACACACTTGTGCATCTTTTCTTTCTATTTATGATAATTTTAATACTTTAAGTTTAACTTCTATAAGTGGTAGTATAACATTACCTGCTTCTAATAAATTAGATAAAAGTCCATATTTTTTAGGTTTAAAAAATTATAATTATGTAGAAAATAATGCTACTATAAGTGGTGTTAATATTCAAGGATCAGCTATTATATATGATATGTCTAGAGATACAGACAGCATAAGTAAAACACTTGTTGTAGATAATACATCTAATATATTTAAAAATATAAAAAATATAGCATTAATAACTTCTAATACTGATAATCTAATTTTTAAAAAAGTATCTTTTGATACAGTAGTATTAATGATATCTACATACAATAATTATAACTTTTTAATTGGGCAAAGTAACGGACATACAAAAAATTATGTGTTTGAATCGTGCACTACTAATTGTTCTACAAATGCTTTATTAAACATATTCAGTAACAATAATAATGTTGCTTATTGTAGGCATAGTTTAGATATTAAAGTAATTGGCTGTTCTGGTAATAGTTATATTATACAAAATAATATCGGTACATATGATTTTAAACCTACTAATTTTAAATTATACAGTAAGTATAATACAAATTTCACAAACAATATAAACGAAGCTCCTGATAAATATGAATTAACCACTTTAAATGATGACTATGCTTCAGACACTTTAATCACAGAAACAGAAGGTTATTATTTAAAAACATCTTTAGTAGCAAGAGAAGGAGGTGCAGGATTTAGTAACTATGTAAAAGTTAAAACGGGTATACTTAAATATCAATTCAAATTTCCAGCTCAAGGTGAAGATACCTTATGGGTAAATATACCAAATCCTGGAACATACACCATAACTGCTTATTTATTACATGTAGGTTCTAACACATTAGCTAATAATGATGTTGTATTAATAGCAGAAAAATATGAAACTACATATCAACCAGTAAGTAGTACTAGTTTACTCACAGATTCTTCTACTTGGAAACCTTCACTTACTAATAGTACCCCTTATAAATTAACTGCAAATATTACTGTATCTTACGGTCAATTTATACCTATATACTTTTATATTAACAACACAAATACAGATAATTCTTTTTATTTTGATCCTCAATTAACCGTAGTATAATATGGCAAAATATATAAATGTACCAACTCCAGTTTTATTTACTGATAGTACTACAACAAATAGTGGTTTATATAATAAAGCAGGTTATGTTTTATCTCCAAAAACTACCTTTACATATAGCCCGTTAACACAAATAAATCCTAATGTTTATTTAAAAAATAAACTTATAGCTTTAGATTCTTATGGTATTGAGTATTCTTACGCTTTATTACCTATCACTAAAGAAACTTTTTCAAAAACTACAGTATCTGGTACAATTCCTGCTTTAGGGTTCTATTACTTTTCTTGGGCAGAAGTTTCTAAAACATTATTTCAAATATATTCTGATTCTTTATACATATATGCAGCTACTACAGAAGGTCTTGACATATATAATATAGAAACAAGCCTATTAGTATGTACTAAAAACATACCTAATCAACAAGTGATTACTATTTGTGGTAATCAAACACATATATATTTTGGTACTTCTAATGGAATATATTCTATATATATAGATGACATAACTACTAATTGTAGAAATGCCTCTATACATAAAGAAAATTTTTCTTTACAATCTAATAATATAAAATACTTACATTTAAATCAAAATGACTTAGCTGTATGCACTGATAAAAGTGTAGAATATATAAACTTAACTTCTTCCGGCAACCCCACTTATACTTATATTAATAATGCTTTTAAATGCTACATAACAAAAAAATCTTTATATTACATAACTACATCAGGTAACTTATATAATTTAAATTATATAAACAATTATAAAACTAATTGGGTAATACCTACAAAATATTACTCTACAAATGGTACTATTTTTAAAGAAAATATTAAATTAACCGATATATATATAACTGAAAAAACAACAACTAGTGGCTTAAATACTATTTTTTGCACAACAACTAGTGGTCTATACATTATAAATGAGGATAATGATTTTTATTTAACTTATTACTTAATATAACTATCATGGATATACATTTAAATATACATAACACAAATAAATTAACAAGTGTTTGGTGTGATAAGAAAGCTAATATTAATAATAAAAAAGTTTATATAAGCACTTTAGATAAAACTTTTATTATTGACTTAAAAAAACAAAACATAGCTGCAGATTATACTGTAGAAGGTATTCGTGTAGATAAAGTACTTCTAGATTCTAACGATATTACAGATCTTAATGTAGTTTAATAATTTATAGGTTGAATTATATCTTCAAATAAAGCTTCTCTTTTTAAACGTTTTAAACCTAATTGTTTTTTTACATAATAAGCTTTATCTTTATTAATTGTACCAGCACCAAACATCATACCTTCAGGATCATCTCTATAATCCCAAATACCACCTAAACTTTCTTCACCTTCATCATTTATTTTTACTTCTAAGGCTAAACCTAAAGGATGAAGAAACTGCCTATTAACCTCTTGCAAATAACCTAATTCTCTAAATTCTTTTATATCCATATATTTTATTTCTTCTGACATTCCAAACCCTCCAAATGATCTAGAGCTTCTTGTAAAGCATCTATAAAACTTTGCACCCCTTCTTTTGAATCTATTATAACACCTGTTTGCAGCTTCATATTACCTGTTAATAACAAAGTAGTAGCATTTTTAATACGCCACCATAGCTCAGCAAAAAAATCCAAAATAAAGCCCTTATAAGGCCCTTGGCGCATTGTAGCTGTAGTCACCCAAAACTCCATAGTAACCATATCAAAATCTTTAGGAGATGAAACTTCTATAAAAACTTGTTCCCCACAACCACAAGAACAATTATACACATACCAAACAATATCATCATGTTTAGCTAATAAACAAATATTATTAGAAATTTTAGACATATTCGAATACTCCTCTAAATGTTTTTCTATGATACTTAGTTATACCAAATTTAACTATAGCATCTTTATGTTTTTTAGTACCATAACCAGAATTAGTATCAAAACCATACATAGGATACTTTTTATGTAAAGCCAACATTAAATTATCTCTATAAACTTTCGCAATAATTGAAGCGCAAGCTATAGATAATGATTTATTATCACCTTTTATTACACTCTCATAAGGAATACTCATATCAAAAGTCATATTACCATCTATTAAAGCATAATCACAAAAAACTATTCCTTGTAAAGCCTTCTGCATAGCTACCTTAGTAGCCTCAAGTATATTATATTCATCTACATAATCATTAGAAACTTCATAAATACTACAATCACAAGTAGTTAAAATTAATTCATTATACTCTTGTCTTTTCTTTTTAGATAATTTTTTAGAATCTTTAACTTTACCTAATAATTTAGAAACTGCTTCTTCAGGAACTACAACTGCAGCAGCTACTACTGGTCCACAAAGTACTCCTCGACCTACTTCATCAACACCACAAGGAACGAAACCTTTATCTATTAAATTATATTCTAATTCAAAAGTTGGATGTTTATTCATTTTCTTTCCATATAAAACGTAATTTAACAAAAGAAGGGTTCGTAATAGAAGCACCATTAATAAGTTTAATATCAAAATTCTTATTACTAATGGTAACACCATATTTAACTAAATAATCATAAACAGCTTCGGCTAAATCCCCTTCACTTAAATCGACTTGTTTAAATACCTTCATATCAATCCTCTACATTAGACCTGAAACGACTTAAAATGTCAGGATTAGATAATTTTTCTACTTTTTCCTCTACATTCTCTTGTAAAAGTTCTTTTTGTTGTTGCTCCACATATTTTTTATAAGCTTTACGCGAAGTTAAATAGTAAGGAACATAAGTAGATTTTACTTTAGTTTTAATAGTTACCTTTTCAGGAGCATATTCAAATTCCGCGCATCTTCTAGATTTATTTTGTGCAACAGATACTTTTTTTATTTTACAAAACTTACCATTAGTATGTGCACATACTCTACATTTTACTTTTTTCATTAGGTGTCTCCTTATATACTTCGTTAATACCTTTTAATTCTAAGTCAATAGCCATACGCATTAATTGATCATATTCTTCAAAAAAACCCCTATCTCTTGCTATTTCTGCGATCATTCTAATATCTTTAGACATACGAATATTTTTATTAAAATAATATTTTAATTTAAGTAGCATATTTTACCTTTTTTAACCATTCTGAACTTAGATAAGCTGCTTCAAAAAAATTAGCATCCACAGTATAACCAGTTAGCCATTTAATTACTCTAACATCTGCAGTAGTTATAGGCTTATTAATTTTTATAAGACCTCCAGAAATTTTACTACAATCAGCTGTAGGAAATTCACAAATACCAGACTTCTTTAAAATACAAGTATGATTTTCTTTATAAATTAATTCATGCTCAAAAGGAACGAGGTCACTTGAAACATTTAAAGAAGCTCTGTTCTTTTTTGCTTCCATACATTTAAATTCCATAATACACCCTTTACAACCTACTTCAGAAGGTCTATAATAATGGGCGTTATAATCTCTATCTAAATTATGAGTATAAGAAATTAAACAAGAAGTTTTACTAAAAATAGGCACATCTAATTCTTTAGCACGTCCTTTAATATAATTAAGCCTATCTAAAGAAATCATCTTTTTATGTCCAAACTTATATCCAGGATAAGGTTGTAAGTCATATCCTCTAGACTGCCAAATCTTAACAACATAAGGCTTTCCTTGTAAACCTGAATAACCTACAGCTAAATCATAATAACGTGCTAAATTTAATACATAATCTATTGATTCTTCACTATCATTTACATTATAAATAATAGGCCTAAATTCAATAGAATACTTATACTGATGTCTTCTATTAAAAGTTTTATGTAAATTAAGCTCAAAAGAATCTTTTGAAACACCATTATACTTAATAGGACCATTTTCTAAACCAAAAGTACTAAATGCAAAATGTAGATCTAAATCAAAAGGCCTATCAGGAAACTTGCTAAAATCACCTTTAGTTATAACAACAACAGGGCCTTTATGTCTAACTTTTTCTAAATTTTCTAAAATAGTAACAGTATTAGCTATTTGAAGTAAAGGATCACCGTAAAAAATATTAACTACCACAGGTAATTTGGTAAAAATACTATTTATATCACTCGGCATTGTTGTATAACTAATATTCTTAGACCATTCATCCATTAATCTACAGTACTTACATTTAAAACATGTAGTTAAAGAATTACCTATACAAATAAAAGATTTTGAAATATATAAATCATGTAAATAATCCATAAAAATACCTTTAATATTTCTTAATAATAAGCTCAGGTTCTTTTTCTAAAAGCCTTGTAGCTAAATCATCATAAGTTATTAAATAGTCCAAAAAAGTATCAATTTCCTTATCATGATTTAAGCGCCACTCCATAGCTGTATCATAACAAGTACTATTTAAGGGATAATCTAAAGCAGCCATATAAATTATCACCTCTTTTTGAGCTTCTTTTAATTTAGTACAATCATTTATATTAGTATTTTTAGTTAAACAGTCCTCCATAACATTTATACTATTATTTAAAGCTGTTTGTGCTTTAGATAAATCGCCTGAAATATCACAAGGAGGCTTAAAAGATTCTTGTGCTAAAAGAGTACTACTAAAAAATAATAGAATAAATAAACAATACATAAACTTAGCCATTATCATCTCCTTTAATATTATTTAAATGTTCTATACATCTATTATACACAAAAGACTTAATTAAATGTACATAACTTAAATACCAATCTGTATCCGCCCAATGTACTGGCGCTGTTTTAATTACTAAATCTTGTAAAGCTAAAACTTGTGTATGACATAAGTTATACTGTTCATAAGTTCTTTCAGCACACATATTATTTGTATAATTACGAGCTTTTAAATTATGAATTAAATATAAAATAGCTATATCTGAAGCTCTATTAGCTATATCATAACAATTTTCTGGCGTTTCCGGATATTTCTCTGATGTAAATAAAGTGCTTTCTTTATAAGTATCCTTTAAATCTTTATAAAACATATTTGTAGGCAACACCGCCCTAGCAGAAGTACTCATAAACAGTACAAATAGTATAACATAAGTTTGTTTTAAAATCAACATAAATAAGCCTCCTTAGAAATAACTTCTTCAGTTTTAGGCCCAAAACCTAAATGAGTAACTTCAGGTAATTTAGTTAATAAAGTATTTAAAGCTTCTTTATTTAAATAATTACAAAAATTCAAAAAAACATAATCTGGTTTTAAATCTCTTAAAGCATCTTTATATTGCCAAAAAGAAAAAGAAGCTACACGTCTAACACGTTTAGTATTAGTTGTATATTCAGTAGCTAATTTTAAATCTTCCCAAGAAGTTTCTACGCTGTCATCATAAAAAGAACCTGAATAACCATTAGGTAAATTACCTACTCGTATAGGATAGGTTCTAATAGTCATAAAAACATTTCCTAAATAAGCTGGATGTAAGTCACATTCATTCAAAGCTCCTTGTACTGTAATATTTCTACTCGTACAATAAGGATAAAATTTAGAATTCAATGATAAACTATAACCTTGAGGTACTTCTAAAAAAGCAGTAAGACCTTTTTCTAAAGAAGTAGCTAAATCAAAATCTTGTATAAATTCTTGAAGTTCTTTTATGTCTTTAGCCACTTTAGCTGTTCTATTAATCTTACGAGCCAAAGCAGAACCTACCCCATTTTGTGTAGAAGAAATTTTTTGTATAGGACCTTTTTTTTCAAATAATATATCTTCATCACTTATAATTGTTGCATTTTTATGTATATACAAACGTTCTTTATCAATTTTATATAAATCTAGTTCTTTTAATAATATACTTGGATTAATAATAGATCCTGAAGGTAAATAAATAAAAGAGTCGGGATTAATAATAGCTGAAACAGGTAGTTGTTTTACTACACATTTTTCACCATATAAATAGAAAGTGTGCCCTGCATTAGGCCCTGAAATAGAAACAGCAATATCTATAGTATAATGCTTACTTAAATAAGCAGCAAATAAACCTTTACCTGTAGAACCAAACTGACCATCAATTAAAATATTTAATTTTCCTTTTTTAAACAATGTATTCACCTATAAACTCATTTAAAATGTCGAGCTCTTTTAAAGATCTAGGATATTTTCTGCCTAAAACAATAAAATCTCCTCCGGCACGTAAAACCTCAGAAAAAGTTCCTACATGAACTTGATTTTTATAATCAGCAAGCTGCTTCTTATCTAATACTACTCCTGGAGTTAAAGTCTTTAAATTAAAACGTTTAGCTAAATAAATATAACTACTGGGAATAACAACACCAAAAGATACTTTATGTTTAGTATTAAAACTAGCTATAGTTGCACACATTAAAGTATAAATATAAGATATTCTTTCAGTATCTAACATACCAGAAGAACTCAACATAGATACAAAAAATAAAAAAATACCATGCTCTTTGGCAGCTTTATAAGCAGCCTCTACAGAAGTTTCATTAAAATTAGCATAAGTTATAGTTAAATATTTAGTCTTACCTGAAAGTTCTCTAATATAATTAGTAATAGTTTCAGGAGTATCGTAAAGTTTTAAATCTAAAAATAAATCGACTTTATATTTTTCAGCCAAATTTACTATGTATGTATGTTCAAAACGATGCCATAAACTATTTAATTTAATAGAATGCACTCTACCAGAACTTTGCTTAAAATAGTACTCTAGACCTTGAGGACTTTGACAAATATCTATAGCTCTAACAATAATATTCATTACCAAACCTGTCTTGTAGTAGTAGGATCTAAAACAAAAGATTGTCTTCTAGAAACTTGTTTAACATGTGTATTATATAAAATATCTACCCCATGATTATATTCTATAATATCACTAGTAACAGTTATATTGGATATCACTTTTAAATCAACACCAATAAGCTTCTTTAACAAAAATATTCTTAACTTAAATAAGTATTTAGTAAACATCATAGACTCCTTATAACATCACTTACTAACTTCCCATCAACAGAAGAACCAAAATGTTTCTTAACTATACCTATAGCCTGCATTTTATTTTTTAATTTTGAAAAATCTATAGTATTAATATAATCTTTTAATTCTTCTTCAGAAATTTGTGTAGGCATATAAGAAGTAGCAACTAACTTAAGAGTACTTTGTGCAGACTTAGTTAATTCTGCTGTCTTATCTTCAGCTTTAATGATACCAGTTAAAACCATAATAACTTGTTCATCTGTAGGAATACCAATCACATAAGATTTACCAATCTTAGTTCCTTTTAAACGAGCTAATTCTCCCATTATAACTTTTAAATCATTAGCTAAATCAGTATTACCTTCTTTACGTGCCTTATTTAAGTCGTTCTTAATTCTATCATAAGTAAGCATAATAAACTCCAAAAGTTAAGTCCATAAATACATTCTAATATGCATTAAACGTTTTAAATTATAAGTATCTTCTAAATCCCAAAAAGTTTCTAATCTATTTAATTCTTTATAAATTTTTAAATTTTTATCTGTTGATTCTAACCAATGCACATCATCGGTAGCTTCATATAAAAAGTCGATAATTAAATCTCGTTTAGGTCTTTCATTTTTCCACCACCAATATAAATCTTCAATTTCAGAAGCTACACAAGCATGATATTTATCAGAATCCCAATTAATAGTTTCAAAACATTCTTCTTGTTCAACAAATCTTTCTAAAAACTTAAAATTCACATGTAACATCAATTCTGGTATATCATAATATTGTGTAGGATCAAGCCCTGTGGGACACTTACTATAATTATACTTAGGAATATACTTATGCTTAAATTCCCATAATTTTTGTTCAAAATAAAACTTTTTATAACTAAAATATTTTGGAATTGTTTCTTTAAAAAAATATTGTATTTTATGATTCCGTTTATTATAAACATCTATCTCATGAAATTCCTGAAGTGTTCCAACTTTAGGGGTTTTTTTATAAACCATAATTTCCTAAACTCCTAGTTTTTATGTAACTTTTTATGACAATCTTCACATAAAGTTATAAGATTCTTCATTGGCTCATTATAAGGATACTTTTTTGTATATTTAGAATGATGCACACATAAAGTTTTATCAGTAGCCCCACAAGTTCTACATGCCCATTTATCTCTTTTAAATACTAATAATCTTTTCTTTTGCCATTTAGGATGCTTAAGAGCTCTAGCATATTCCGCTTTAGTTAATCTTTTATATTTTCTAGTCATAATGTATCCTTAAAAATAGAGGGTTAGATGTAGCTTCGTATTATCAGCCTCGGGTAGACATCACGGCCAGGTTCAAATGGTAGCATCTAGTTTCCCTATCCCTCTTAGCATTAACCACACCTACTATAAGAACAATTAATACATTTTATGCAACCCTCACTAAATATTAAAGACTCTTCTCCACAAGAAGGGCATTTATTTTCTCCAGCTTTTAAATTATAAGTTCCTATATATTTAGAAAGCACCCTAGAAATAGCTGTAGAAAAAGCAGTAATATTACCGTTACTCTTCTTTAATTGCTCTACTATATAACGTGGGAGAACACCATGCCTTAAACCTAAACTTAAAAGTCTTGTCATAGCTTTCTGATCATCATCCATTAAAATACCAGCTAAATCTTTATACACAACAGGTGATCTACGAATAACTACTTCTAATTCATATTTTCCTCCACCTTGTTTACGTACTATACCATTCTTACAAGATTTTGGCAAGTATAAATCTTCAGTTGAACCACAAAAAATTTCATAAGGTTTATCATCTAATAAACCAATCAATACCGTCCACATTTCACCTTTAATAGAAGTATGTATAATATCACAAGGTATTTCTTTAGGTCTTTTAGGAGCACAATTAGGTATAATAGAAACAGGCCTATTATCATCAGCACATACTTTATCCGAACTTTTAGATAAAACAGATCCTATAATATCATTAGGTCTATACGTGGTGCACCCTTTAAGACCTAATCTATGTGCTCTAATAAAAATATCTTTATATTCTTCAAAAGAATAATCTACAGGTACATTAATAGTTTTACTAATAGAAGCACAAATATACTTTTGAAAAGCAGCTTGCATATTTAAATGAGCATTTACAGATAAATTATCAGTTGTTTCAAAATAATCAGGCACCTCAGAATCTTCACCAAACATATTTGTATAAAGTTCCCAAGAATAAGTTCTAACCGCTTCAACAGTTGTCTCTTCACTGGAACGTTTAACCTTTCTATCATATTCTATAGAAAAAATAGGTTCAACACCTCCAGATACATTATCCATTACAAGACTGGTAGTACCTGTAGGAGCTATAGTAAGATATCTACTATTACGTACCCCATGTTTAAGTATTGCCATTTTTAATTCTTCAGGTAAATCTGATAAAAAAGGACTTTCTACAAATTGAGTTTTCTGAATAGCATCAAAAGTATCCCATTCTTTAAAAGGCCCTAAAAATTTAGATAATTCATTACCTACAGCATAAGCTTCATTACGCATAACTTTAGCAATTTCCTCTGCTAAATCTACTGCCTCTAAAGAAGAGTATTTTAATTTAAGCATAGCAAACATATCACCAAGACCAGTTAAACCTAAACCTATTAAACGTTTTTGTCTAACTATTTCAGCTTGTTCTTTTAAAGGATAATAATTTTTATCCAAAATTCTATCTAAAGCGGCCACCATAAAACGCACTACTTTTTTAAACCTTAAAAAATCAAAAGAAGCTTTTTTTGTAAAAGGATTATCTACAAACTGAGTTAAATTAATAGAACCTAAATTACAAGAAGCATGTGGTATAAGAGGTTCTTCACCACAAGGATTTGTAGCCAAAATATATTCAGACATCCATAAAGTATTATAACGATTAATAGTATCTTCAAATAAAATTCCTGGTTCAGCAAAATCATAATTAGAACGAATAATAAGATCCCATAGTTCTCTAGCAGGTAAAGTTTCATAAACTTCTACAGGATATCCTTTATCTAACCAAGCCTTTATATTACCGTCCCATTCAATGTCATATTGCTCAAAAGAAGTATCTGGAAAAATCAAATCCCAATCCTTATCTTGTTTTAAAGCTTCTATAAAAGCATCAGAAATATAAACACTTAAATTAAAATTTTTATAAGGTTTATATTTATCAGGTAATTTATCGCCCTCTCTTTTACAAATAATAAAATCTTTAATTTCAGGATGCCATACACCTAATACTCCAATCTGAGCTCCGCGCCTATTTCCACCAGCTTCTATAGTACCACAAGTAGTATCAAAAATACTCATAAAAGATAATACACCTGTAGATCTAGAACCAGTTGACTTTATTACAGAATTCTTAGGTCTTAAAATACTAAAAGAATAACCTATACCACCACCAGCTTTCATCACAATAGCTGCTTGAGACACAGCATTCATAATAGATACCATAGAATCTTTTTTAATAGGCAGAACAAAACAATTAGATAAAGTTTGGTTCTTTTTATTTGTGCCTAAAGCATACAAACCTCTTCCCGCAGTTAAAGCCAAATGATTACTAAAAATGTCATAATAAGTATCTTTATAATCATCACCTAATATATTTTTATATGCATTGTCCTCTTCATCAGAAATATTATCAAAAATACCAACCACAATACGCTTATAAAAATCTTCTTCCGATTCTTCATTATTTCTATATTTCAACTCCCATATATCTCTACTAAATGCTGTTTTTATCATCAGATGCTCCTTTACACTTTATTTAACATACGCATAGCTACTTGATAAGACCACCAATCCTTAATATTAAGTAGTGTTTGTATAATTAATTGTTTTTCACTAAGTTTCTGCATATTAAACTACTCCTGTTGAACCAAGACCACCTCTATCTTTATTACCCAAAGTATGTACTATTTCAAAATATAAAGTTGGTTGTTTTTTATTTATTCTAAATTGACAAATACGTTCATTAAATCTTATTAACGTATCTTTTAAAGCTATAGCTGGAAAATATAAAATATCATTATCCCCATTATAACTTTCATCAATTACTCCAAAATGATTAGCCTGTATAATACTAAAATTCTTATAAGTACTACTACGAGGCACTATATTCATTTCAAAACCAGGAGGTAACTCTACCGATAAACCTAAGGAAATCAATTTAAAATCACCAGCTTTTAATTCTACAGTTTCTGCAGCTCTTAAATCTATCCAATCACCTTGGTCTAAACGTTGAGGCAAAATTAAATCATCTACATGGGGTTTAATACGTATAAAATAATTAGCAAGCATCACTCTATTCCTCCACAATCTCATCAATATACAATCTTTTTTGATCTACCTTACAACCTAAAATAACATAGGCACTTACTTTTTTATATTCATTTTCTACTTCAGAAGAATAGTAAAATAAAGCACACCAATTACCACATAAAGAATTTTCATTATATGGACATTGACTATTAATATAAATAGGTTTCTTTGATTGCATTGATTCAAATGCTTTTCCTACATTTTTAAAAACTTTCATATAAACCCCCTAATTATTTTTTATAATATAATGTGGTATAAATTCAATAATCTTATCTTCAATAAGCACTCTAAAACTTACAGTAGCTATAGGTTGCTTTTCCAATTTAAAAAGTTCATTCGAGTGTAACATAATAAAACCTTTTTGTAAAGTAAACTCTATAGGAAAAAATTCCAAGCTTTCAATTTCTAATAAAATATCTTCAGGATATTCTAAAAAAATTCCTGTGAAAATAGTATCTTGCTTTACATTAACCAAATGATTATTATTAAATAAAATTAATAAAGAATCATCTGCTAAATCGTACATAACATCTTCCGAATAAACATTTACCAAAACAGGTATATCATTTTTTACAACATACATAATCATTACTCCTGAAATGCTTTACATTTAGAACAAATTAATTTAGAACCATAATGATCATCTGGTACAAATTCCATAACGTTATGGCCACATTCCTCACCATCAATTTCATTACTACATTCACCTTTAAGCCAACAAGGACCAATGACAGCATCAGTATACATAGGCATTTGTTTAAAATACATATTAAAACCTTCATCTACAGAAGATGTTACAATTTTAGCTACTTCATCTACTTTATCTTTAGGGCATTCTACAACAATTTCATCATGAACACTTAACACCAACTTAGCTTCATAAGGCAATTTTGCTAACTTATCCACACAAATAATCATGGCCTTCTTAATTGTGTCTGCATCACTGTTATGGACTATGATTCCATTAGCTGTGAAATAATGTATTTTATCGCAAATTAAATCATATGTAGGCTCAACACCCTTGTAATCTAAGCTCACAACCTTTACAAAATCATAATCTAAAAATGAAGACAAAAACTCTTTGGCCTTACCCTCAGGTAATTTTTCATAGAATTTTCTCCAACTTAAAAAAGAACACTTACCCAACTTAAATCTTCTTAACTGTGCCTTCTCATTAGATGTAAAATCAGTAAAATAAGTAGCAGTCTTCCTAAGTTCCCTTTCTATAAGTTTTGGTATAAACGAAGGAACTATACTACCATCACCCGTTTTATAATTATACTTATTTGTCTCTAAAGCTTTATTTTTATAATCAACAGAAAAACCTATTAATTCTTTAAATACAGCATTATATCTTTTATGAATCTGTAAACGATAAGTAGTTAAACTATTATCATTTTTATATTCTTTTAAGTTAGAATTAATACCTAAAGAAAATAATAAGTTTTGTACACCTGATGCTAATTTTTTAGAAACAGTTGTATAAGAAGGACCACTATTTTTTGTAACACCACCATCTGTAGAAAACAAGCCATTCAATAAAGCACCTTTATTCTCTAAACTCTCAGTATAAAAATACTCTGGAATACTTTTATCTTTATGTATCACATAATCTAGGCCTATATGTTTTAAAAAACCTCTTATAACAACAGAGTATATATTATAAGTTGGTAAATCTTCTCTGATTTCATCGTCCCTATGCTGTACACCTAACCTTACACTATACCCAAAAAGTTCTTCTATAAAAGCACAAAACTTGTCTGCCAACTCTCTTTGTTGTTTAGGACATACAAATCTGATCTGGTTATGCTGGTTATAACTACCATCTCCAATTAAACAACCTATAACAAAAGCTAATTTAGGGTTCATAGTAGCTGGGTAACTATATTCCTTATATGTTTCTCTCCAATGGCCCTTCTCATATTTATACCCAGATATATCTGTAGTTATACCATTTATAGGGGTCAAAGGCACCAACAAAAAATCCTCCTTTACATCTATATCTTTTACAACCTTATCCAACAATACTCCAGAATTATTACTTACAACTGGGATTTTATGATTTAAAGTGATGCCTAAAACTGAGCCATTAGACAACTTTAAATCATAAACTTCTTTTTTACCGGAATATACACCTAGGGCTGAGTCTAAACCAAAGCCTGTTTCCAATGTAACCTTTCTATCTATATAATTACCAATGTAACCTAACCCGTTTATATTACTATCAAAAACCAAACACCCTTGAATACGATGGTTTTTAGCCTTACGTTTAACTGCACCAACCACTTTTTTACGCATAGGGTCCGAATAATCAGGTATCTTATAAAAACGTCTTCTACCAGTAATAGTAGTACTACTATGTTCTTTAATAGCATTATTAGCTGATTCTTCTAACCAAGCAGCTAGTTTAGAATTAACCTTAAAATAACTATTAATAAGTTTTTGTGCTTCATCCTTAGATATACCTAACCTTTTACCTAAACCTGTCGCAGAAATACCATAAGCTAAACCAAAAGAAATAGCTTTACTGGCTGTTCTCTGAGGTTTTTTTACTTCTTTATAATCTACCTCAAAAATCCTTGAAGCATTAACTGTATGTAAGTCTAAATTATTATGATGAGTTTCAATAAAGTTTGGCTCTCCTGACATATCCCCCATAATAGCTAATTCTGCAGAATTTTGATCTACAGTAACTAAAGCCTTATCCTCACCAGCAATAAAACAACTTCTAAATTTTTGTTTAGCAGGTATATTCTGTAAATTAGGATTATTAGAACTCATTCTACCTGTAGAAACCATTTGTTTAAATTGAGTATGAAGTCGTCCTGTCTTTTCATGAATACGTTCTACAACAGCTTCACCATAAGTAGTATACAATTTATATAATTTTCTATATTTTAAAATATCATCTATAACAGGATGGCCCGCATATCTTTTTAAAGCAGCTGCATCTGTTTTTTCTAAACTTAAACCTAATTTGGTTAAAGCATCTAAAAGTTGTGCTGGACTATCTATATTAATAGACGCTACACCAAAAAGAGTTGTTTGATCTTGAGTTTTAGATAAACGATTTTCTATATTAACTTTTAAAGCCTCACCCTCTTTCTCGGCCTCCTGCATAATAATGCGCCATTTTTCTATATCTAAAGTAATACCATTAAGTTCCATTTCAGCTAAAGGTTTAGTAAACTGCATTTCTAATTCAACAGCTTCATGTAAATTATATTCAGAAACTTTCTGTAATTGCATATTACGTATTATATCTAAAGTACAAACATCTGTAGCAGCATAAGATAACTGACTTTCTGTAAATTCTTGATAATAATCTTGAAAAGTACCTCTTGGTTCTTTATCCATTTCCATATTTAAGTATTGTCTAACTAAAGCAGCTAAACTAAAACCTCGTTGTTTTACACCTAAATTTAACAATTGTTCTACCAACATAGTATCATAAATATTCTCAATGTAGTAACCAAACTGAGCTTTTAATACTTTCATATCATAGTTACAATTCTGTAATATTTTTAAAATATTTTTATCTGAAAATAAGTCTTTAAACAAAGAACCATGTATAGATACATCAGGTAAATCACTTCTAACATCAAATACAAAAGCTTTACCAGGGATACCTATCTGAATAAGGGTGGTTTGACAAGTAAAAGGATCTAAACCTGTACCCTCAGTATCTAACTCCAAAACAGGGAAATTAGATAAATAAGACAAGACTCTACGAGCTTCCTCTTCTGTTTTTATATATTCAAAAGGTGGTGGTGGAACTGATACCCTATTAGCCGACATTATACTCATATAATTACCTCATTAGTACAGTTACTTTAAAAATATAATTATAAAAAGAATATTCAGAAGCCTTACCTTGAATGTAAATAGGCTCTAATAAAACATCTAATGATTTAGATAATTTGTGCCCTTGACTTACAGAAGACGCTTTTTTTAAACACCCCACAAAATAACCTGTGACAGTTAGACGAATAGTTTCTACAGGATACTTTTTAATTAATTTACCAAAACTATTTATAGAATTTTTATATTCACCTTTAAACATATAACGACATAAATCTATAACAGCAGGATCAGCTACATCTGTGCCTTCAGGTAATAAAAAAGTCCTAACACTATTTAAATCCCATGAACCTTCTGAAATCACAGTACCTAAATAACCTAAAGCTTTCCTTAAAATTCCTTTAGACATATCAACAATGTATTGTAAAACTTCAATATTATAATTAATACCATCAAACTGACATACATTTTCCAAAGCTTCTAACATTTCTACATCATCAATTGCAGAAAATACAAAATGATCACATCTATCTAAAAAAGCGTTGTCTCCTCGTTTATTAGCTAATTTTTCAGGCTCATTAGTACAAAAAATAAAATATACATGTTCATAAGCATCCTCCATAACTTTTAAAAGTAAATCTTTTGCTGCAGCTGTTAACTTATGGCACTCATCAAAAATAATAATTTTATTCTTTAAACTAAATGCAGAAAAAGATAAATCTTTAACAATAGAAGCTATATCAGCTTTACCACTTTCAGAGCCTACATTTATTTCTAAATAATCTACACTATTTTGTGCTAAAATAGATAAACAATTAGCACATTTTAAACAAGGTTTAGTAGGATCAGTAGTTTCCGTACAATTCAAACTCAAAGCTAAGATACGAGCCATAGTAGTTTTACCTGTCCCTGCAGGACCACTAAAAAGCATAGTATGTGTTAATTTATTTGTTTTCAACCTTTGAGACATAATCTTTTTTACAGAAGCATTACCTAAGAGTTCTTCTACTCTACAGGGTCTATATACGGTTTTTAAATCGTTTGCAGCTCCTTTTATCTGTCTTTTTATTAACATAAGTAACCTCACATAAAATATCGTATATAAATTTCAGTTAATACACCATCACCTTTTAAAGCTTTTAATTGTTTAGCTTTCCTTCGAATTAATAAATTTGCATTATTAGGACATACTGTATTAGTTGCCAAACAAGCACATTCTAAATCAGATAATTTGCTGGCTACAAATAAAACTTCTTCTGCTGTAACATTATACCGTCTCAAAATTTGCAAAAAAACATCTTTCTTACTTTTTTTAGCCCAATAAAAAGGAATATTTTTATTACGAAAAAAATTATAAGAAATTTTATTATCTGAAGATAAAAAAACAATAGGAAACTTACACTTTAGTTTATTTATAACTTCAAGGTCATCCATATTAAACAATTTATAAGGTACATTACTTAACTCATCATAAAAAACTTTACCTTCTGTTAATACACCATCTACTTCAGAAACAATTAATTTTATATTACTCATATCACTCATTTTAATTCACCTTTTTACCACATAGCATACAAACACCTTGCTTATCAATATTTAGTAAACAAGAATGTTCTTTTGAAATTAAAGACATAGTTTCTATACAAAGAACACATTTATCGGTCCTCTTAGCAATTTCTATTGCTTGTGCATAATGACTTTCTACAAATACTGTAGCATTACTTTGATTAAAATGCAATGCTTTATATTCCGGCGTAAAAGATTTTTTTCTTCTTTCTACTGCAGTAGAATACGGCTGCATAATTAAATCATTATACAACACCCCATGCTTATCTAACCATGCTTCTGTTATACCCCTCCAACGTTCAATTCTATTAGTACATATACTATGTATCTTAACTTGAGGTAATAAAAAAGGAAACACACCTTTAGAAATTTCATTCATATAAATAGAACCATCATCATCAAATACTGCTGGATCAGTACAAATAACACCGTCCATATCAAACATATAGCTCTTGGTGGCTTCAATACCTAAAAAATTCCATTCAAACATACGAGGCCCATTTAATACTTCTGCATATAGATCTACTTTATTAATAGCTTTTGGGTGAGCGTATATAGCACAAGTAATACAATCATAGTTACGAGCTTCTTGTAAGCCTTTCTGCATAGCAGCGCCGCCATAAATACTATCATCTACTAAAAGAACCTTTCTACCCTTGGCTCTAAATAAAGAACCTCTGGCACCTACTTTTGGAACTTCTCCTATAGCAGCTAAAGGTACTCCTAATAACGTAGCTAAAATCGAAGCAGGTAACATACCACTTCTAGGAATACCTATAACTAAACCTACATCCTTAGGTATTTTAGAAATTAATTTAGCTTTTATATCAAAACTAAGATCTTTTATAGATTTAAAATTCATGATTTATTATATTTAATCCTCCATTCAGACCAAGAAATATTAAAAAATTCCTCGCAAGAAATTTCTTTTAAAAAAAATAACCACTCCTCTTCAGTAGGAGGTGCCTGCATAGTAATAAAAGTCACACCTGAATATATAAGATAAGCTTTTATCATCTCATTAACAAAAATATAAAATCTCTGGGCTAAGTGCTGTTGAGACATTATATGTGCAACATCAATAAATTTAGCTAAATACTGTAGAGAAGCTCTTTTTGATAAACTTTTAATACAGGAAGACTCTTCTCTAATTAAATGTACATATAAAGCTTCTGGATATTTATGTATCACTTGAGGTAACTTCCAAAACAACCGAGGATCACTCTCTATATGATTATCAGGATAAACATAATCTATATTAGTACTTAAAGTATTAGTTTCATGTGCTGACGTATAATAAGGAAAATAACTACAAGCTTTACTAAAAGTTGTAGTACAACACCTACCTGTGCCTAAAATAAAAACCCTCACTATTTTACTCCTGTTAAACTAAGATTAATATACCCATGATCATGCCCTCTTATAGGAGCCCCATTCAATATACTAGAAAAACCAGCTAAAGACAACAATTTTTTTAAATATCTTTCGTCAAACACAGCTCGATGAATATTACCAGGACCACCGTAAGTAAAAATTCTGCCATTTAACCATGTCATAAAATCATCATCATCATTAAATTTGCGCCAAGAATCACCACAATGTTTATTTAAATAACAATGAACTAACTTTTCAAAATCAGGAACATGTAATTCTAAACAAGCGTCTTTTTTCAAAACACGGTAAGCTTCTTTTAAAGCATCTAAACTCCTATACCACCATATATGCTCTAAAACATGACTAGCATAAATCAAATCTATAGAATTATCTTTAAAAGGTAAAGAATCAATCCCCCAACGTACTACAATATCTATGTTATCAGCCTCATAAGGCCCTAAAGTTACCCAAGAATTATCAATTCTTTTATTTCCTGGCCCAATCTCAACTTTATTCATAATAACCTCAACTAGTGTAATTTTTAGGTGCCCATTTTAAAGTACCATCCCAATCTAATAATTTATCAGAAAAAACAGCATAATCATTATACTGTTTAGATCCTGTAGCTTGATACATAGATTCAGGTGTTTTTATAATATCTTTTAAATAGTTATAACGCTCTTCAAAAGTACTGCCTTTTAAACTGCCTCCTGGCCTATTATACCCAAAAAACCCTATATGCATCTGTCTATTAACAGATGGCATGATTACATTAAGATCTTCTTCTATTCTAGCTACATCACATAACCTATTTATCAAACCAGCTTGTTGATGATGCATATCAGTTTTATATCTATAAGTACGATCATGCCAATAACTTTTGTACAAGTCATTTAAAGCACACACAAAAGCGGCTGGATGCTCATAAAAAGCTTCTTTTGCGCAAGGCCTTACAAAAGTATTAAAAAAGTATTTATTGATAACAGGTGCTTGTGCTGCATAATGCCTATCTAATCTTATATCATGAACATCTCCTGAATCATTAAAATTAAAAGAAGATATAACGGACCAAGAAGGCCCAATTAATTTAAATACAGCATCTAAATAAGCAAAATAAGTCTCATGAATAAGTATATCATCCTCAATATAAAGTAACCAATCTTGGGTTTTATCAAAAACATATTTAAAACCTTCTAAAATATTAGCAGACAAACCAAATCTTTGTTTTCTATGTACACATTCATAAGGATAAGGATATTTTTCTATAATATGTAGTATCTCTTGAGGTGCCTCAAATTCAATAATAAAAATAGTTTTCAAAGTATAATCTAACTTAAAAAATTCTCTAGCACGTATTTCATAATCAATACTTAATTGTAGCATTTCAGGTCTATTAAAAACCGGACGCATAATATAACGAGTAGTCATAATCACACCTTTTTAGTTAATAAAATAAAATTATTACCTTCTTCTTTATATTCTTGTGGAGCTAAACCAGCTTGACTACAAAAATCAGATAACCATTGCCGATCAAAACCTATATAATGAAAATTTTCTTTATACGTTTGACCGCCATATAAAAGCCAACTAGTATGTTGTGCTTTCCCAGGTGTATAATTAGCACATATAACGGCTAGATTAGGCACTCTAAATTCTATAAAACCTCCCTTCTTTAAAACCCTTGCCCATTCAATTAAAATGGCTGATGTTCTTGATACAGGAAAATGTTCTAAAATATCAGAAGCTAATATATAATCAAAGGATTCTTCAGAATAACGAGATAAATCGGTAACATCACCAATAACATCTACATTAGGGAGTGTTTCTCTAATATCATAATTAGTACATTTATATCCTTTAGGATATTCTTCGTAAGTTCTATTACCACAGCCTAAATTTAAAGTTTTTTTCATTTATTAAACCTCATTATGTTTCATATATTTTAAATTACCGCAATCCCAAATGCGGTCGTAACCCTCAAGGACTCTATTCTCCCACTCACTTAATACTTGAATATCATCTGCAGTTTTTCTAAAACTAAATCTATGCTTCCTTTTCTTACCATCAATATACCAATAATTAGGTTTGGTACATCCTACAAAATCAAAACCCAACACATCATACAATTTACCAGAAGACCAACGCCTATCAGCATACGAAATAAGTATTCTCCAAGTATAATAATGTTCAAAAAAATTTAACAATTTAGACGCTATACCGATAACCTGATAATTTAATTTTGTACAAAACCTATGAAGTTCCCAGACATCAACATAAGCATATCTATACCCTTTAGCCAAAGAAGGCCTAGCAAAAGTCATAACAGCTACTAAGTAACCTTCATAAAAAGCCCCTAATTTTATAGAAGCTCCTGCACCATAACCTTGGAGATGATTTTCTTCACAAAAAAGTCTAGCTTCTCTTGCTGAAATTTCTTGAATAACACATTTTCTAGCATAAAGTTTACATAATTTAGCGGAATTTATAATAGCTAAAAGACGTGATTCAACAATACTCTTTTTATATACCCACTCATCTTCAAAAATAGTTATAAGTTGAAAACCTTTACTTATACAGGCTTCCAATTTATTTAAATGATAATACCTATTTTTGCCATTCAACTCTGAATGCCAATAAAGGCCGCAGTATTCTATAGCTATTTTTAAATCTAATAAAACTATATCTAACTCATAAGGCTTTATTAAACTTCGATTATTACTCACACATTTCACATCATAATCATTTAATAAACTAATAAGTTCATCTTCGGCATAAGATCTTCCAACACCACTGCAAATAGGACATCTAGTTTTCTTACTTATAAAATTTCCCCATAAAACATAATAAATATGCCCGTTAGCACAAGTACATTTTAAAGGTGTTTTAGAATTTATATAAGCATCTTTTAACTGATATCCTTCCACTTCAAGCTTATCTTTAACATACTCCGTAGATAATTTTACACCACCGTAGCAATAAGGACATCTGTGATTACCGTTATTCCAATTATGCCATGAACTTTTAAAAATATGACCTTCAGGACAACGTAATGTTAACTTTGTAAAAGCATTTTTATATTCAGAAGAAAGTAGACTATATCCCTCTTCACTAACTTTATTATTTATATACTCTACAGATTTTTTAAATTTACCGCTACAAAAAGGGCACCCTACCCCACGTCTAAAATGATCCAATCTAATGCTGTGAACATGTCCTTTATCACATTTATATCTTAACTTAGTTTTAGAATTTACATATTCTGATAATAAAACCCACCCTCTTTTTGCAAATGCTTTCTTTATACTTTTTGTACTGTTTCGCATAACGTAGCTTCTAATCTTGTTATCATCTTTTTCCCTATAGTCGTGTCATCAAAATTTGTATTTATATACTCTTTTAACTTCTTCCCTCGTAATTTAGCTTCTTCTTGATTTTCATAAACATTTCTCATAGTTAACGCTGCCTCATAAATATTTGCTTCTGCCCATAATTGATCTCCTTTATACCAAGGACTATAAGGCATACCAAACACAGGTGACAAAGCATAATCTATAAGATAACTATTATCAGAATTTAAATAAGTAAGTACACCACCAAACCCTGTTTCTATAACAGGCTTACCATAGGAACCTGCTATAAAAGGACTTAAACCAAAACCTTCTCCTCTATCTAAAGAAATAAAACAATTAAAACGCTTATATAAAGCTCGCATTTCATCTTCAGATAACATATCAGATACGAAAAAAATAGGTGGATAATTATCAAAAACAGTAACCTCTTTTAAACGAGTTATAGTTCTACGAATAGCATCTCTTTCAGAATCTGAATAATCAGATCTATATGTCTTCATCACTAAAGCCACATCTTCATTATTTTGAAAGGCATACCAATAAGCTTTAATTACAGCTAAAGGATTTTTCCTTTCAACAAATTGATTAACAAAACCAAAAGTATAAGTACTATCACTTAAGCCTTCTATACTATAAGTAGCAGCTTCTTGTACATCATCGACAGGTATAGCATGTGGTAAAGAATAAATAGGTAATGTAACACCACTCCTTTTAAATATATCTACATTCCAATCACAACCTACAAAAATAATATCAGCATTATTATTAATAAAAGGTGGCCAAGAAGGATGTAATTTAGTTGTCTCCCATATAGTATACCCTACATTAAACTTAGAGTCTTCCCTAAATTTAGGCCAAAATTCTGGAGTACAATGCATAATAACTACATTATATTCAATATCTTTTCTAATTAAACTTTCTATAATAGGACCTGCTTTACCTAAATCAGGATTTGCTTTTTCAAAAGATATTGGTTCTAAAGTTAAAGGTATTCCTAGTTTATGCAATGCTAATATATAACCTCGGGCAGCTTTTGCGTAGCCTGAATTATCTAAACAAGGGCTAATATATTTAATTCCTTTAATTTTACTCATACACAACTCCTGCTTTTTAATTAGGTAATTTATTAGGTAAATAATCTACATATTGGCATTGTTCTTTTATACTACTAATAAAATGGCGCCATTGTTTTAAATTATGATTCCATCTTTGATTAAACATATTTCTTAATACTTTATAATTAGTATTGACTATACGAGATTGTAAAAATCCTTCTGGAATATTCCATTTAACTCGTTGTAAATCTTCTCCTTTTAAACGTTTTGTATTATTAAAATTATCAGTAACCTCTATTAGAATATCATTAAATATATTAATAATCCTACCATCAGTACCTTCTTCAAAATCAAATATAGTTGTAGGTCTTTTTTGAATAGTATGCATAGTAGATGCACTATTTTTAGTAGTCCCTACTCTATAAGTATCAAATTCTTGCCACCAACCTCTGGGCGCCTTAATAAAAATCCATAATTGCATAGATTCCAAAAATTTATTATGCCCGCCATCATTAAAAGCCATCCCACGACAAGTTTTCTTCATTCTATCAAAACGTTCTATTGTCCACCACTCATCAAAAGATATAGCCTCATCTTTAAAAGACAAAGAAGTTCCTGCTAAAGCCCATTCATAACCAGCTTCACCTAAAATTTTAACCTCCATATAAATCCCCCTTAAAAAGATTCTACTTTAATTATGTTATCTTTATTACTTTGTTCAGATCTCTCTAAACGAAGCTCTTTAACTAAATTATTAAAAATAGAACGCCACTGACCAGATATCTTTCCAGACCATAAAAATTCATCATGCACCCAAGTATAAGCCTTAGCAGCTTTAAGTTGAGCTTCTTCATAGTTATCATAAACATTTAACATGGTATTAACTAAATCAGGCACATCAACTAAGGGCCTCATTATATCGTTATCATTAGGTACACAAGTCCATAAATTTATATCAGAACCACTATTAACTAAATAACCTTTATCTTCAGTAATTAACTCTCTCATAGCTGTATTATTAGGAGAAATAACAGGTTTATTACAAGCCATAAATTCTAACCACTGTAATCCAAAACCCTCACCTAAAGTAGTACTAATACCGCAATCCACAGAATTATACAACATATTAACAACCTCTGTGGGATAACCTTGATTAGGTTCAAATTGATCAGGTAATACAATATCAGAACCTATATTTAAATCTAAATTTTTACATAATTCAGCTATGTCCCAACCCTGATCTTTTTTTGCCATATGCAAATAAAGTAAAGATTTGGGACGTTGTTTCTTAAATTCTTTAAAAGCTATCAAAGTTCTAGGAATATCTTTACGTTGTTGATTACGGTTAATATTCATAAAAATAAAATCATCAGCGCGAGATTTAAAATAATGTCGCCTAAATTCAGAAATAGCTTGTTTATCTACAGGAAAATAATCGGTATCACTAAAACCATGATAGATAACATCAATATCATTTACTAAATCAAAATTGATTTGTTCCTTAGATCCTACTTGCACCATAGATTCCAACATATTAGCAGCTTTCTTAGTTTCTTCTATACCAAATTTAGTATAACTAATTAATTTATCAACAAAACTTAAATTTAAATACCACATGGGTTTTATAATACTATCTGTAGGATAATACATAATAGTCTTAAAAGGTTTTCTACGTACTGTTACATCCTTAACTTGTTTTTTTAAAGCAGGAATAAGCTCAGGCAAAAAATCTACTATAAAAGAATCTTGAATTATAAAAAGAATATCAAAGTCGGCTTGTAAAGCATGTTGACAAAACCTCTTACGACCATAAGGATCTCCTTCTACAACATCCATAGCTGGCCAAATGTTATAAAGTTTTTGATAAGGTGAAGGTAGACCATGATAATTAATCCCAAAAATATCAATTTCATACTTCCCTGTAGCTTGTAATATACCTAAAATATTTTTTGCTATATTACCAAAACCTGTAACACAAGTTGGTGAATCCATATAAGCTAAAATCTTTGTTTTCATATAAATCTCCTTAATTTTTAATCTTTCTACTAGCTAAAAAGGCATTATTATAATTTACTTCACATATATCATCCAAACAAGCCTTCAATTTAACATTCTTATCTAAATATTTTTTTAATTTAGTAGGGGATAAATTAACTAAACCTACAAAATCTTCATAAGATATGAGTTCACTAATTTTCTTAGCATTATAAGTGGTTCTTGAATTTTGCCTAAGTACCATTTCTTTACCAGCTACTCTAACAGGCTCTTTATAAACTTTAATCTTATCAATCATAACACTAGCTAATTCTTTTTCTCTTTTCTCCAATATTTTCTTTACAGATCTAACATGCTCCCATTCTTCAACAAGTTGTTCATTAGACATAGAATTTAAAGGCAAAAAATTATAACCGTCTTTATCACAAACATCTATATATTTCTTACAAATACTTCTATAATCGCACCAACCACATAAAACATTTAATGTAGGTTTAGCTTCTTTTTTAGTAAAAGACTTCATTTCTTCATATAAAACTGATAAATAATTATTAAAGTCATCTAAATCTTGTTCAGTTCTATAAGTATAAACAATTTCTTGTTTTCTTAACATATCCAAACTAAGAATTACTCTTGAATATTCAGGATATAATTGTTGAATTACTAAATTATACATTGATAATTGAATATCATGCCGTAACTTATTAGCATCAGGAACTGTTACAGATGTTTTATAATCTACAACTAATATAGTATCATCATCTAATTCTACTACTTTATCTATAGCTCCTATAAGAGGTACACCTTTAGAAGTTTTAATATCTAAAGTATCTTTAAAACCAAAAGAAATTTCTAAACCTAATATTTTTCTACCTAAAGCAAAATTATTTATTCTTTGCTTAACTAAATTTTTACCTTCAACAACACCTTCATACTCTTGTATGCCCTCTTTTACTGCACACTTATCATAATAATCTAAAATAACTTTTTTATGCTTCTTAGAAAATTCAGATAAATTTTCTTCCATCCAAATATTTCCTGCAAACTCTAAAGCAGAATGGCAAGCTAAACCTAGTCTAAAAGAAGGATTATCAGCTTTAGGTGCTTTTTCTACATAATTTAATAAGTATCTTTGTTTACATTGTAAAAAAGTTGAAATACGTGAAGCACTTAATTTTAATTCACTCATCTATAGCCTCCGAAAAATATAAATATCCATATTCTTTATCTAATCTATATGTATATAAATCTAAAACTAACTGGGTATAGCACATTAATTGTGCTTGAGCATCAATTATATCATTTTCTTTAGAAAAAATCAAGTCCTTTTTACCTAAAATAGATACCATAAAATTAAAAAGATCTTTTTTTGTTTTTGCTTTAAAAAAAGCTTTGACTGTATGATTACTAATGATATAAGGTTCTATATTAAGTACAAACATACAACAAAATTTAGCAACTCCAGCAAATTCACTTAAAATTTTTAAAGTCTTAACATTTTTTCCTGAAAAAGTATCCTCAATAACTACATGTGTAGGTTTTGTTTTATAAAAAACCTCCCTTAACTGGTTATAAAAAACACATAAACGATCAGCTCTTTCTAATTTTGGACTTGTTTTTATAAGTCCACCTTTAAAAGATTTACCATCAATTGTATAAGACCAACCAGTACTAGCCGCTGAAATATCTAAACTAAGCAGAGATATCATTACAAATCTCCTTTAAAGTAGCTAATTGCTGTTCATTTAAAGAAGATATATCTGGGTACATTAATTCAAAAAATAAAAGTACATCTCCTCTTGGGCCGCCATTTAAACCTTTCGGTCCTTTATTAGAAAGCACTGTATGTGCCCCATCCCTCACACCTTTAGGCACATTAAAAGTTATGTTTAAAGTATTTTCAACAAAACCATTAGAACACTCAGTACAAGGTTTTTCTATTATAAAACCTCTACCTGAACAAATAGAACAAGGTACCTGGGTATGCATCATCATATGGCCTCTGGAATGCTGCTTAACCACCCTACCAGAACCATTACAAGTTTTACACATAGAACGCTTTTCAGCACAAGTTCCTTGACAATTTGAACAAGGTTCTTTAATTTTAATATCTATAGTTTTAGAAGTACCAGTAAGAACTTCATAAAAAGTAACTTGTACAGTTATTTTAATAGTAGAACCTTTTTTAGGTTGTGTATTAGAAGTAGAAAACCCTTCTGTAAAACCATTCCTAAAATGAGTTCTAAAAATATCATCCATAGAAAAACCACCGAAACCGCCAAAACCCTCAAAACCTGCATTACCTGCAAAAAAACTACCTTGATCATAACGAGCTTTTTCTTGAGGATCTGATAAAATACTATAGGCCTCATTAATCTTTTTAAACATATCTTCCGCTGCAACATCTTTATTCTTATCTGGATGATACTTAACAGCCAGTTTTCTATAAGCCTTTTTTATTTCTTCAGCAGAAGCCTCTTTAGATACTCCTAAAATATCATAATAATCATTCGACATATTTAACCTCCCATTCAAAACCACAATCTAAACATTTATAAATATTATTATTTTTAAAAGAGGCTGCACCACATAATAAACAAGTATAACCATAATCTACCATATTATTAACATTAACAGCTTGATTATAATATTCAAAAACTTCTGAAGGTAATAATAATAAAACTTCCTGTTTAGGTATATACAATTCTGTATCAGGTTTAATAAAAGTCACACCCTTACATTTATAACAAATATAATAAAACTTATTTTTAGTTGTATAAAAAAGTGAATTATTTATATCACACTCAAGACATTTAACCATCAGGACTGCTCCATAGACTCTTTATCCAAAGGTAAAATAGTCATCACTTGACCTATAATCTCTAAAAAGTCATCTTTAAAATTAAAAGCTATAGGACAAAATAACTGATTTTCTTGTAAATCAGGATACATTTTAGCAGCAAAAAGAACTTTAGTTAATAAAGAAATATTAATTAAACTACCATTATTACGAACTAGTTCAAAAGAGGTCTCATCGTCTTTAAAAAACTCAGGATCTAAATCTTTAAAAGTACCTGAAACAGGCACCTTTAATTTATAACGTTCATCAAACACTTCAAACTTATAATTACGAGGTGGTAATAAAGACATAGTAGGAATACCTACATGAATTGAACTTGCACCACTTATATTACTTTCCATAATTAATCCTCCAAAACAATAAAATTATCTATAACTACTTCTACCCAAACCATTGTATTATGACCGCCACAATACTTACATGTAGTATCGAAAGAAGACTTCTCTATATGACCTTGTACTTCTATACGAGTATTTTCAGATAAACTACCCAATTCTTCTGCTAAATCTCCCCAAGCACTAACATTTATAAATTGATTTCTAGTATATTCCGGTGGAACTGGTATAGCTAAAGTAGCTTTAAATAAAACAGCTCCACTATCATAAGTATTAAATTTTTTTCGTTTAATACGTCCTATAAGCCTAACAAAATTATCACCTAACATAATCACCTAAATAAGCATAAGCTTGTGTTAAAGTTAAATCTGCAGGGTCTTCACCTTCAGTTGCTTTCATATACACCTTATGAACAGGAATACCTCCTTTTAATAAAGCTGAAGATAACTTAGTGCCGGTAACACCAGCTTCATCTGGATCTAACATTAAAACCACACCTTTCAAGGCATAATTTTTTAATAGTTTAGCTTGACCCATAGTAACATTAGACCCCATGACAGCCACAGTATTAAATAAACCATATTCATGAAAACGCCAAACACTTTTAAAACCTTCAACCACAATCAAAGGTACTGTTGTACCATAAATACGTGCTTTATTTAAATTATAAAGTACCTTATCTTTATTAAAAGGTTTTGTCAACAAATATTTATAATCTTCACCTAAAACATTACCAGAAATATCTCTTAAACTATAAGCTAGTAATTTATTATTAACATCCCTGATAGGAATTATATCTCTTACAATATTATAAGCATCTATAAAGCCACCTGCAATTTCAAAATGATCTAATGTTTCCTTTTTAAAAGCTCCATTTTTTTCTTCCATAAAAAAAGTAGATCTAAATGGTTTATATAAATTTAAAGCCTCTTCTGAAACATACTCTGGCAAAGGTGGGTCTACATGTGCTTCTATAAAATTTTTACGCTCTTGTTCATGCTTTCTTCTTGCTGCAGCTAAAGAAGCCCCTTCATAATCACCTACCATTTCTTTTAAAAAATTTAAAGCAGTTATAAAATCTACTTTAAGTGCAGCTTTAATTAAACCTATAATATCATTTCCATATTCTTCATGACATTTATGTGTAAAACAAACCCAAGTACGCCTTTCTAAATTAAATCTAAAAGCACTCCTATTATCACCTCCATGTATAGAACAAGGACCTCTAATCTCACGAGAATTAGATCTAAGATATTTAATCCCTAATTGATCCAACAAATAAGGTACATCTACTGCTTCTTTTAAAAAAACAAGATCATCTTTCTCATACAAGTGCGTCTGACTCATTCTGAACCTCTCCTTGACCTAATGTATTTATATCCCCGATATCTAAAGTATCACTACCACTAAAAATATGTTTCTCTACTTGATGCATCATTGGCACTTCTAAAATAGTTAGTTTAGAATGAATAAACTTATAACCTATACCCGCAGAACCGGTTGTACCTCCACGCCTAGAATCTTTAATATATAAACCATAATGACCTATTTCATCTAAATCCCAAGCATTTTCTTCAGCTTCCTTTAAATCACGTAATCCCCAAAAAGCAATAACATCAGCATAACGAGCTATACGATCTGAATCAGCTACATCACCAGCTCTACTTAACTGAACAGCCGCCAAAAAAGGTATATTTAATTGACCAGACAAATCTTTTAATTTAGTAGTAACATCACCTAAAATTTGATATTCTTTTCTTCCTTGTTCTATACTGGATAAATCAGGTTCTTTAATATAATCAAAAATACCTAGTTGAATATCCTCCTTTAATTTATACTTCTTATACAAAGCTGATATTTTATCAACGGAATATCCAGGCAAATAAAAATGAAAAAGTTTACTCGCTTTTAAATACTCTACTGCACGAAGTACTCTATCATAAATTTCAGCGTTACCTTTAAAACCACCATGTTTAATAATACGTTCATCTACACCACTAATATTAGCTAAAATACGCCCCCGCCATTCAGGAAAAGTCATCTCTGTATCTATGTATAAAACTGGTTCTTGTTTCTTAATAGAAACATTAGCCGCAATATTAGTAAGTAAAGCACTTTTACCCATCTTTTTTCGGGCGGCAATAATAGTTAAAGTACCAGGAATTAAACCATCAATTGCTTTATCTAAAAAAGGATAACCTGTGGATAAACCTAATGTCTCTATTTTAGTATCTTCTATACTTTTAATATAATCTTCTAAACCATCGCCAATATGAATAGGTTCTTCAATAGCTGAACTTTCTAAAGATAAAGTTAATATGTCTGCTTGTACTTTATTTAAAAATGTATCACTAGGTACCGTTTCTACTTTTCCAGCACTGTCCAATAATTCATATCTATTACGATGCAAACTTACAAATAATTTATATTTAGTACTATCATCCAAAAGTTTATGAACGTATAAATCAAAATTAGAAGAATTCACCTCTGTTTTAAATATAGCAGACAAAAAAGATTCATCCTCTAACTCTGTATAACCTAATTCACTAGCTATCTTAGTTAAAATAGGAACATCAAAAGAACGCACACCTGTTTTATGTGCTATAAACATTATATTAAATAATTTACGAGAATCCTCTGCTAAAAAATCATCTTCAACAACCTTAGACAGTAATGAATAAAAAAGGTCTTCGTTACATAAAGATAAAGCCAAAACAGAACGTTCGTTACCATAATCACAAAAAGTTAAACGTACATCATCTGAATCAACTGTGTCTTTCTTGATATAATTCATTCTCTCTCCTAGTTAATTCTCTTTTAAATGATGCAATTAATTCTGAAATAGTTTTATCAATACCTTGTAACATATATACTTCATCTTGTAAAGCTTCTATTTCTATTTGTATAGAAGATAAAGTAGCCGTTTCATATATAAGTTTATTACGTGCCTCAGCTTTTGTTTTATATTTTTTTAAATACTCTGGCGTCATTAATTGAAATAAAGTAGCTTCTAATAAACGTTGTTTATCATTTAACCTCATTTTTGTTTGATTAAATTGAAATTTAAAATAAATCAAATACTGTGATAAAGCTATCACATATTGACTAATTTCTAGACTAGATACTTGATTTAATTTAGAAACATCAAAATGAAAAATAGAATTAACATAATTTTTATTAGGATTTATTTGCTTAAACATATCAATATCATCCTGCATCAAGAAACCTCCTTATCCTCATTTTTATTTTCTTTTGTAACATAACAACCAGTACAAAAATAATCAAACTCATAAGTACCTGTTTCATGATTATAAAAATTATACCAATCAGATTTCATACCCACTTGTTTACATTCTAAAGATAAATCACAATAATGACTATCCCCAGTCATAGTGCCATCTTTTAAAGGTATAAAATCCATACAATCTTTTATTAATATATCAGTCATGTAGTGCCTCATAAATACGAGTTAAAACAAGATCTTGCGTAATCACATCTTGTTTATCATAAAAATAAACTAAAACTAAATTAGTTTCTTCACAATATTCAACTTTTAAATTATCCCTTCTTTTTTGGGCATATAAAGCTTTAATATCTGAATGAAAATGACTTACATACTTAAAATGTTGTTCACCTTGACATTCAATTAAAACTCCTAAAGTTTTAATATAAAAATCAAAGAACAAACGAGTATTTTTATAATATACATAATATTCACATTTTATATCATCAAATGGATATAACTTATGTAAAACATTATAAACATTATCTGCTATTTTACTCATGTTTTATTTAAAGAGGCGTCTCTTTCTTTCTGAGCTTGATAAAAAGGAGTTAAACCCACCATAGAAATTACTTGATCTTTAATTTCAAAAAAAACTTCTGGATGCTTATTAAAATAATCCCTAACACCCTTATCACCTTGACCTATAGTTTCTCCTTTATGATAATACCAAGCTCCCTTTTTTTCAATAATACCTAGATCTACAGCATATGTTATAATCTCATATTCCAAATCATAACCCACACCGTAGTATAAAGGAACTATATTAGATTTAAAAGGAGCACTTAATTTATTTTTAACTATTTCACATTTGGTCATGTGCCCTATAACTGTACCATCTTCATCTTTAATTCTATTAGCAACAGCTTGTGCCCCAGAAACCTTAATCCTACCTGTAGCATAAAATTTTAAAGCATTACCACCAGTTGTAGTCTCTGGATTACCATAACCACCTACTTTATTACGTGTCTGATTAATAAAAATAACACATACATTATTTTTTGCTGCTATAGGGACATACCTAAGTAAAGTAGTACTCATTAATCTAGCTAAAAGAGCTATTGTAGTATCACCTATTTCCTTTTGGGCTTGATCTTGTGGTATTAAAGCTGTTACAGAATCTACAACAACTAAATCTAATTCTCCCGTCTTCATTAATATTTCGGCGGCATCTAAATTTTCCTCTCCAGTAAATAAATCAATTACAATAAGTTTATCTAAATCTACACCCATAGATTCAAATAGTTGAGGATCAGCGCTATGTTCTGCATCAATAAAAGCAGCAGTCATACCACGTGATTGTGCTTCTGCTATAATAGACATAGCAAGTGTAGTTTTGCCAGAGGCTTCTCCACCAAAGATCTCGTAGATTCTACCTAAAGCTACACCACCTCTACCTAAATTCATATCTAAACCAATACTTCTAGTAGAAATAGTATCAATAATAAGAGGTTTTTCTGACATAGGCTTAACTACATCACCATACTTCTTTTGAATAGCCTTCTTAGCTAAGTCTAATGTAGATACAACTTTTTTAGTCTTACTATCTTTTTTCTTAACCATACATAAATCTCCTACTTTTTATAAATTAAATCAAAACCTTTATAATTTTTAGCTTCTCGTTCAGACCATAACTTAGCTTTACGTTCAGCTTTTAACTGTAAAAATTCATATTCATTACTGTTTAATAAATTAATAACTTTATCAGTTACCCATTTACAATTTACCCACCCAAATAAAGCTAAAGTAGGACCACTTTTTAAATTCAATTGTTCTTCATATTGAAAAAGACCTTCTATAATAAGAGCTGTATCTATTAAAGCTTCTTTATAAGAAATAGATAACTCAACACTACGTTTTTTAACAAAATTAGACAATATAGCCCTATCCTTATCTCTATTAGAAACTAATTTACAAATGTTACCTTTATAATAAGCATACATATTATAAAAGTAATCTATCAAATCATCAACAGATTTTAAATCATGCCTTACTGGTTTTTTTACAATAGAATAATCACGACTCTTTAAAAAATCAATACACAAAGCCTCTAAATCAGCCTCTGTTTTAACTGAACCTCCAAAAAGGTCCCTCTGTTCTAGATCAAATAAAAGTTGCTTAAAAGTATCTAAATAGGCCGCTGTCATACTCTTCGCCTAATAGGTGTTAAAAGAGCCCTTTGATTATGATTATTAACATCTTTTAAAATAAACAAACCATTTTCATTAGAAAAACAAACTTCCACTTGGGTATCATCTATAGCATCTAAACTCTGAACTAAATATTGACCATTTAAATCAATCAACAAATTTTTAGTATGCTCTATAGCACCACTATAAATAAAAGAAGCATTATCAGCAAATACTTGTAATTGACCGTCTTCTAATTGTAAAGTAACTCGCTTATAATCATCATCAAGAGCGTTTATAAAAGGGACTAAACTCGATAGTAATATATATTTATCTATTACAATAGAATCAATATATTGCTCAAAAGTTTCAGTATAATCAGGAAAATTATCTCCAACTAATAATCTACCATGTAAAGTTGTATTATTGATAACCACTTTAATAAAACCCTTAGATATATCAGCATCGAAAAAAACTGAAGTTTCTGGTTCTAACAATCTTCTAAGAACCATAATAAATTGATAAGGTATTAAATAAGAAATATCTTTAACATCACTAGTATTATCTACAGAAAACTCTGCTAATTTTAAAGCATCAGTTCCAGCAAAATATATTTTATCTTCTGTAAATTTTAAATTAATGCCTTGTATAAATAATCTTGCTGAACTAGGATCTGTTGCATAAATAACTTTACTTATAGCGCTCTTTATTACATCCGAACTTAACACAAAGGAAGGTTCTCCAAAAGCTGAAGGTAAAAACATTTTTTCCGTAGGAAATAAAGGTAGTTTTAAAGAACTTTTTGCTGACTGACCATTAGAAAAAGTATTTACAACTTTAACTGTAAAACTATGCTTATTAAGTTTTAAAGATACCCTATCTACACCCTCTTCATCATTCCATATTTTAAAACTATTTACAAAAGAAAACAATTTAAAATAAGGAATACAAGCTCTACCAGTTTCTTTTATACTTAAATTATCATAACAAACTTTAGTTACAAATAAACGACCATTTGTTGCTAAAAAAACAACACTACCATCCTTACGAGCTTCTAAAAAAACTTGCCCAGTTACATCCTGTGCAGCAGGTTTAATAACAGTACTAACAGCTTTTAACACTTCTTGTAATTCAAATAAATCAATTAATAATTCCATATATACCTCCTTTTAAAAAAATATTATATATCTAATTAAAATTAGTATAACATATTAATAAAAGAAAGTCTACTAAAATTTAAACGCATTGAATAAAAACATTTAAATTTTTAAACCAATGCTTACGAGAAACTATCGAGTATTTAACATATAAATCTATACAATTTAAAGGTAAAGAAGCCTTAATAAAACCATATAAATCTTTTTTAAATAAAGTACCATGTTTTTGTAAAATAAATTTAATCTGCTCATCTATATCGGAATAATCCTCCAAATTAACATAATCAGATACCCTTACTGAAGATTTACTTCTAGAAGATGCCTTATAATAGTAACTTTCTATATGAAAAGCCCATAAATAAGACTTATTCCTATCTAAAGAATATATCTTGTCATAATTTTTTATATAATAATATATAGGTGAACCATCTTCACCAGAATTAATTTTAATGTTTACATACCTAGGGTTTCTGCCAGCTGAAAAATTATTTATATCCAAAACTTGTTCTGTATGTTTAAATTGTTCATACATAGGGGTTGTAGTAAAATTAGGTAAAATTTTAGGTTGTATAAAAGCAACTAAACTTTTACTATGTAACTGACCATATATATAGGTATTTAAAGTAACTAAATTACCTCCTATAAGATTAAAAGAATTTTCTATTTTAGAAGCTTTCTTTAAAGTACCACCATTTATTTTAAATTGTGCGTAAGGCCTATAAGTCTCTGCAGCTCTTATATGTATATAATCTAATACTTCATAAGAACTTGTATTAATAAAACAACTTAAATCTTTAATATTTCTAGAATAAAAAGTATTATCCCATCCTATAACATAGCCTACTAAATCTTTCTTAAATAATATATCACAATAAGCATATAAAACTTTATAATTAGAATTTAGACAATAAGTATTAATCATAGCATATAAATAAACACTTTGTAATAATGAAATAGCTATAACAGAACTACTTTTTAATATAGAAGGTTTAATTGAAACAACTAGATCTTTATATAAACGACCTGTATTTATATAAGTAATTAAATCAAAAAGTTTCATTGTAGAAATAGTAATGTATAAATCTTTGTATAAATCTTTATTTATATAAGTATATAAAAATTTTGTTTGATTAAAACCCTTAAACCCTTTAATAACACCATATAAAACTTTAAAAGGTATACAATAAATAGAACCTATTAAATTTAAATAAGCTAAATTAGCACTTAAATATATATGTAAATCTTTAATAGCATAACTATGTAAATAAACACTAAACTCTTTATAAGGAATACTAACTAAATAAGTATTTAAAAATAAACTACTTAAATTTATACCAGTAATATAAGTAGAAAGAAGTTTATATCTTTTACTAAATATATAACCTTTTAAATAAACATAAGCCCAACCATAAATAAAACTTTTAATACTTAAACTTTGTCTTAAATAAATTTTAAAAAAAGAAGTTTTTAAATCTAAAAAACCTTTTAAATAAACACCTTCTATATTAACATGTATATCATAAAATTCTATAATATTTATAAAAGCATTTAATTTAAAAGGTTCTACACTATAAAGTAAACTTTTTAAATCAAAATAAATAGACTTTCCTTGTAAAACACGTATAAATACTTTAAAATAAATATTAGAAGTGTGCTCTATATTTCGTATAAAAGCTGTATAAGAAAGAGTATCTGTAAAAGTCATTACTCTAATAAAAGAATGTAGATACAAAGAAGGTATCTGCACAGCAATATAAGCATTTAAATAAATACTTAAAGGATTACCATAAATAAAACTTTCTAAAGTATCTGCGGATTTAAAAACACAAGGTAATTTAAGAACTTGTATAGTACCTTTGGCATAACCTAAAACTATACGCCTACATTCAGTGGCATATACACCACTTAAAGCTCTTGCTTTTAAGTTATCATAATTATAGGTCATGCTTTTATATATCCCACCAAACTCTTAGTTTACTATCAAAATAATCAAAAACAGCTTGTGCTGGTATTTTTGATCGAACATAAATAGCTTTACTATCATTTATACGTATATCAGAAACTTTTAAAGAAGGAACTACACCTATAGATTTAATATAAGGAACTGAAGAATCTTCCCCAAAATTCTTACTAATTAAGGTTAATTTTATTTGTAAAAATCTAAGCCTTTTTAAAAAATAATTATCTTTAGGCACAATACTCCAATTATCAACAGAAGTGTTCCAAAAAGGATCTTCTTTACGTGGTAATATAGTACCTAATAAAGCATATTCTCTTTTAGACACATTAAAATCATGAGAAAATATAATAGGATATGCAGGCTCATAAGTAAAAGTATTAGAAGGAATAAAATCACTATAATATAATATTTTATCTATATTTCTTGTATAATTATTTATATAAGTTATACTATGATTATGTTTATTATATACTATACAATAATAAGTATTAGCTTGTAAATAAGTTACATTATTTAAAAAAGATTTAGTATAAATTAAAGTGCCTTTTGCTGAATAATGCCTTATTTCACCATTATTAAAAGATAAAGCTACAAAAAAACCTCCTACCTTATCTTCTGTCAAACTTATTACTTTAGAAGGCATTAAAATACTAATAAGAGGTTCATCTAAATTAACTCTATATTTACTTACAAAAACTGAATTAGATGCGGTAGTACTAACTACCCAACAAGAATTTTCTTCAGCGCTACATAATAAAGAAGGACTTTGTAAAGAAATATTAAAAATCAAAGAAGTATCTAAACCAATAATAGTTAAATTACTTTGTGAAGTACAAGTATAAAAAATATAATCGGACATATAATGCACACAAAAATCTGTTAAATAATTTAAATATAAAACATGTTTAGAACTTAAATCAGATGAATAAATAGCTAATAATAAATTAGGTAATAAAAAAACTATATTATCTGATAAAGTAAAAAGTACTTTAATATATTCATAGGGCTCTTCAACATCATTAGCAGTAAAATTAGCTGCATGTAAAGACTTACCTGAAATATCTTCCAATTCAATATTAAAACTAGTTGCACGCTGCTTAATAAATATTCTATTACAATTACATCTATTTTCTGAAATACCTACAATTTTTTGTAAACTAGAACTTAAATCACCTAAATCCTTATAAGTATCGGTATGTATATCATATAATTTAGCTCCTACAGGAAATAAATCATTACTTGAAACACACCAAGCAATATCACTAAATAAAAAAGGTGGTTCATTAGATTGTTTTATTTCTATAGTACTTACATATAAATTTTCATCAACACTTATATTATTTTTACCTAATTCTAAATCAGCAACTACTTTAACATAACTTGCTTTATTAGCTTCTTCAAAATCTATAACTTTAGTTATATAAACTCCTTGAGATAAAATAGATGTATTAAAATAAGAAGCTAACACTAAATTACCCTTATTAGAATTAGAAGCTACATCATAAACTTGTTCTTGTAATATATTTAAAAGACCATCTGAAGATTTATATATAATAGATTGAGCATAAATAATAGTATTATATATAGCTTCATCATTGATATCTTTAAATAAAGAAATATTTAATAAAAAAGAACCTTCTATAACTTTAGTAATTTGATTTACTACATAACATTTCCACCATTTATTATCCTCTAAAACATATATATAATAAGTGTCATCAAGTAAATTAATCTTAAGATATTCTTCTCCTAATAAAACATCTGTTTCTAAAACTACATATAAAAGACCAGTTATATAATCATACTCATAAATTCTAGTTGCGCCGTAACTAATCCCTCGGGCTTTAGCAGTTATAGTTAATTTTTGAGTACTAGTATTATAATCACAAAATCTAAAAGAATGTTGCTCATTTATTAAACTAAAAGATTGTATTTCTACACAATTATTTGTTATAACATCATACTCATATAAACACATATTAGTGGAATTTATAGATACTAATATAATAAAAGTATTATCATCCTTATAAGTAGCTGATATATACCCTGAAGATATATTTATAGTATAAGCTGTTATATTATTAGGCAAACCATTTAAATCATGTTTATATACTTGATCATAATCTATAACATACACACAAGCATTACCAGAATGGTAATATAAAGCAACATAAGAATTAGATAAATAAGGCTGCATATCCATATATAAACTAAAAGTATCAGTTAAAATATCATATTTAAATAATTCTTTTAAATTTCCGGGATATTTATGTGCTAATATGTAACAAACTAAATTATCTTTATCTAAACTCATAGTTTGAGTATTATAAATAAAGCCTAAATCTACTGTAGATAATTGGGGTTGTTTATATTTATACTGCCAAGGAGTATCTAAAGAAGCTATACTTAAATAATTAGTTGAAGAAACAACTTCAGTGTTCAAAAAAGTTCCAGAATACCAATTGTTATAAACATTAGAAATAATAGTACCTGCATCTATACCTTTATAAGGACCTTCTTTATTTAAAGCTAACTGAATATAATCCCCTTTAGTGGTTGGATCAGGATCTATACACACATAGGCGTCCACAGAATCAGGCTTACAATTATTATATATATAAACAGGCTCTGATTTCCCTTCATAACCTATAGGAGTATCATCTAAATATTCATAATAAGAAGAACCATCTTGACCAAAGCTAATACAATAATCATTATTTAAAATCTTAAATTCAAAAACTTCAATAGAAATACCACTAACAACACATCTTATATATTTAGCAATAGAAGGTTCTGGTAAAGTAGCATAATATGCTTGAGCACTAACGTTAGTAACCACTTTCTTAAAATTGTAATTATCATCTTCTTTATAATAAAAATAAATATCGTTTTTATTATTTAAATTATTAGCATAAAGTTGTAAGCTATCTAACTTGATTTTATATCCTAAATCTACTTCTAAACAAAGTATGTCAGAATTTTGCAAAATTACACCAGAATAAGTAGTAATATTATCTTTAAGTAGATTCAACTCATAAGAAGATAAAGCTACATTACCCACACCTGAAGAAACTGTATATAAATAACTATTATGTATTAAATTATATGTCACCAAAATTTACCTCACTCGGAAATTAACCATTCTATTAATAATGCTGCTGTATAGTCTAAATATAAAAAATCTCTACTTTTATCTACACTAATATAAACAGACACCACACCACTTACGGGTACTTGTGTATAAATAAGAGGTAAAGTGCCCGTAGATAAATTATGAACTACTTGTTTATTAGGCTCTCTAATATCTATATAATAATTAGCTTCTTTATAAACCTCTAAAGCATTAGCTAAACTAGATTTACTATAATTATAAATTTTTAAATCCGCAAAAAAAAGATTGGTAAATAAAGAACCTTCAGAAAAAGCTTGTCTAAGACCGCCACCTAATTTAAAATAAATATTTGTATCTTGTGAAAACTTAAAATAACTTTTAGCACTTAAAGCCCTTTTACCATCTAAACATAATTCAAAATTATCACCCGAATTATTTACACCTGCAGAAGACATATCCCAAGTAAAAGAAACTGCTACATCTTCTCCTATATTAAAAAATTTATTAACAGGAGCTCTTTCCAAGTAACATAAATTAGCTTCTTTTAATAAGCCATACTCAAAAGCAAACCAATTGCCCCTTTTTAAAATTAAAGATATATATTCATTATTATTATTAGATAATGTAAAAAAAACAACTGTCTGTGGGTTTCTAAAAATATCTGAACCATGAGATGTTGTACCTAATTTAACTATAAAATCTATTGTACCTCTACTAAAAGAAAGCTTAGTTAAAGGTATAGATAAATATTCATCTTCAAATAAATATAAAGATTTAAAATTATAAATATAATTATCACATGTATTTCTTTCTATTCTAAAAGTATCTAACCATAAAGTAACAATGGAACTATCTTTAAAGTAAGGTTGTATTTTTATAGTATTTAATTTAAAAGCTTTTCTTAAATCTAAATCTGCATTTAAATAAGTTCCTAAATTATAAGGAAATTTCTCTACCGCTTCAAAAAAACTTAACCTTACAGAATTCCAACCCGCTTTTAAATCTTTAGGTGTTATCCTAAACTTATACCAAAAAACTGTTTTATCTTCTGTTAAACCTTCTAAATATATATAAAATTTATCTGTATTTAAACCTTCAGGCCCTGAAATTTTTAAGTCAAAACATAAAAAATCAAAAATAGAAAAATTTAAATCTACACCTAAAGAATCTCCAGGATTATATAATACTTCTTCAAATAAAATATTAGGTCCTAATTTAATAACTAAAGATCTTGAACCTTTTAATACATTTAAACTATCATTAGTTAATATAGTAGTACTATATAAAGTTTTCCACCACCACCAATATTCAGTAATATTAAAAGTACCTAAACTAAATAAATATAACTTACATAAGGCTCGATCTTTTTTAAAAGAACTATCATTATTAAAAGATTGACATTCTGCTGTATTAGCTGTTAAAGCTACCCAATAAGATTGTATTATATAAGAATATAAAAATAAATTTTGAATTCCCCAATCAGTATGACTATCCGCATCTTCATTAATAATATAAATATTATATAAACCTGGTTCTTCTAAAACAAAATTACTTATTTGATCTGTCCAATTAGAACCAACCACTAAAACATTAATAGTTTGTGAATATTTACCCTCAAAATATAAATATTGATTTTTATAAATATCTGTATTTAAAGCTTGCCATCTTACAATATATTTTCCAGAGTTTAAATACAAAGAATCTTCTATTTTATATTTTTTACATAAATATAAATCAATTAAAGGACCTTCAAACTTAAAATATAAAATGGAATCTTTCTTTTTATAAAAGGAAACTTTAGCCGGATCTTCATAAGAGTCCGCGCTATAGGCATAAAAGGCTTCTTCATTAAACCACTCAGCATAATTGACTAAACCTTCTAAACTATGGGCACTTATTTGAAAAGAGTCTCTTAAATAATAACATATTACAGGATATTTATGACTATCTATAAATAAATTCGTATTCACTTCTCTATAAACTTTAACTTCTTTTAATCCAGTCAAAAAACTTAAACTATTTAAATTAGTAGTAACATCAGTATAGTAAACTTCAATGTACTTAGCATCCAATACTTCAATTTTTAAACGCCTCGCCGCAAAAAGTTCAAGTAATACTATATTATTATAAAAATTTCTTGTAGATAAATAAAAATTACTTAATACATTTGTAAAATCATCACCAAAAAGAGTTGTAGATACTAAAATATTTATTTTTAAAACACCTTCTAATAAAATATCTTTATATAAACCATTATAAATTTCTATACGTGATATATCATAAACAGCATCAAAAGTTAATATCAAAGAAGGCTGAACTAAACTTTCTTGCGGTTTTTCAAATATCCACCCAGCTAATACTGAAGGATCATAGTTTATGTTGTTATCAACTACATTATATACTGGAAAAGTATCAACATAATAACTAGTTTGTTCCGTAGAGCATCTATACGCAACATTAGTATCTAATAAATAATCAGTACTAAATGTACCTAAATAATGCCAAGAAGTATTAAACTTACCTGTAGGAGTTAATCTATAACGTATGTCAGAGTATATACCTAATTTACTTATAGTAGTAGCTTTAGTACTTAAACACTCTATTTTTAAAAGTAACCATCTACAATCCAAATAAGTAGAAGAAAATATTACATTATTAATATCATCTATATCATCATTAGAATATTCTATAACATTACTATATTTATCTATAAAAAGTAGCTCACTTGAATCATCACCACAATAATAATTTCGTATTATATCTAAGCTATATCTTTGTTTTAAATCTAAAGCTATTAATAAAGTAGTACTATTTACAACTAAATGGGGTTGCTCAACTAAAAAATAATTAGAACCATCCATACTAGTGTATATTAAAAAAGAAGCATCATCACTTAAAGCATCTATGAAAATAAATTTATTTGTAGGCGCTTTCTCTTTTAATTTAAAACCTACAAAAGTATCTTTATATAAAATAGCAGGCTTAAACAAATATATATAGTCAATACTAAATAAATCAGCTTGAAAAACATCATAGTTAGTCTTAAAATTATTAAAAGATATTTTTGAAAAAACAGTATCAGGGTAAACACCCTTATATAAAAGTATATTATTTATAGAAAAAATAAAAGTATCAGCAACTTTCACAAAAGTTATCAAATTATAAGTGTGTAAACAAAAATTAGAAAAATAATGTGTATAAAGAAAAGTGGTATCTTTATAAATTGTAACTTTTACTGTACAATCACTAGAACCTACAACACTATCTAAAAAAACTTTTATATGATCACCATAATTAATTTCTAAATTATAAGAAATATCATATTGAGAAGACCTAAACCTATTATCACTAACACTATATTTTAAATAAAAATCAACGCCTAAATCACCATAAATATTAAATAATTTATACATAGAAAAAAAAGGTTCAGGTTTATCTACGTATATCATTAAGTTAGCACAAGTCTTAAAGGTAACACAACTATCTTCTTCAGTAACCGTAGCACCTCCAATTAGATCAACTACCCATTCAGACAAAGAACTTCCTTCAAAATCATATTTATAAATATAATCACCTAAAATAAAATTAGTGTTTGAATTTAATCTTATTTCTTCTCTACCTATATGAGTACCCACAAAAATATAATCTATATCCACCAAAGTATCTTCGTATAATAAAGAAAAATTACGTAAAAGATGTACTATATTTGGATCATCAGTTTTTATTAAAAAATAATTTGTAGAAACAGGTTCAAAAACACCTTCGATTTTTGTAGTATCACAATAAAATTTTGTAGGTAATTCTAAAGGTACGTCATGTATTAATAAACCTTTAAATTCCCAATAAACAAAATCACAAGATATGTACAATAAACTAGAATCAACTAAATTAACCAAACCATAAGTAGGCAAATTTATAGCTATCATACCTTGATTTTCTATAAAAAAAGTTGACTTTTTTACTAAATAAGGCTTTGGCCCATAAGCAGGCTCTAAAATAGAGTCTACAGAATTTAAAGAGCTATAAAAAATTAAATCAGAAGAATTTAACAACATTTTAGGTAAATTAATATTTAAATCAGCAGGCACTTCATAAGGATTAGAAAAATCTAATTTTAATTCTTTACTTTTAAAATGTTTTTTAACATTATTTAAAGAAAGAGCACTTTTATCTGTAGTTACTTGCTGTTTTGTATTAAATAAAAATTCTTTTAAAGAAAAAGTATGAGCTGATTTAAATTTTAAATTAAAATGTTTATAATTATTAGTTACTGTTGCGGAAAGTCCTTTTGTATAAACAGCGGTATTAAGTGATTCCTGAGAATTATCATTATTAGTAGCTAAAACACTAGTAATTTCTACTAAAGAACTACTGTATAAACTTTTAGTATAAATCTCTATCTCAAATAATTTTGTACTATAATGTAAATCTGTAAAAAATCTAAAACCTTTACATTCTACAGGTGTAAATGTATATTCTAAAAAATTCCAATATAATAAATAACTACATAAATATATATCTTGAGCATGTTCTTCATAAGAAGGTAGTTTTTTAATAACAGGATTTCTCCATAAATAAATATCAACATTAGGATCATCACCTTTAAAATAAGTAGTATCATTTACATTAATAGTTTCAAAAGTAGTATCTTTAATATAACTAAAACGTCTATCAGATAAAACAGAACCATTAGTATAATTCAAATCATGCAAATAAGCTAAATAAAAATTTTTAAAATTATTAGATTCCTTAAAATATATAGCGATTTTATGTATAGGTAATTGTATATCTTTAGGAAAATATAAATCAAAGGCTATAGGATCTTCTTCATAATCAATTAACTTATCAGGACAAACATAAAATTCAGCTATATCTGGATAAGAGCCCCTCAACCATTCAGCATCACCATTAACATAAAAATAAGCATGTTTACCATAAGTTTCTAAGCCGTCGGTTGAGGTACCTAAACCTACATTAACATAATCTATACCTAATAATCCTGAATCTAAGAATACTTGACCATCGGATAAAGCGTCTTTACCAAAATACATATTTTTATGCTCAACCCACTGTGTATATACTCCATCACAAGTTGTCCACCTATGAAAGTGGGTTTCTTCAAATAAATCCACATCAAAACTTAAATCTTTACAAATAGCTACATTATATTCATAAAAAGAATCTTCTATATTACCTACTACAAAAATATTGGAAATATCCAAAGGCTTATCAAAAAAAATATCTAAAGATAAATCAACTGCTTTATATTTTGAATGACCATAAAAGGCTAAACCAGATAAACCTGTAGAGTGTACCTCCGTAGGAATAACAGTATCTATTATTTCTCCTTCTGCATAAAAATAAGTAGCATCTATGGCTAAGTCACTATTTAAACTAGCTAAAATTGTAACATTATATAAACCTATAACATCTCCTTTACACAGCATAAAATTACAATCTACTTTAATTAAATTTAAATTTTTAGAATATAATTTATCTTCAGCTAAGTTAGGCGTTATCAATTTAGAATAAACCACCTTATAAGAACCATCATTTCTTGGCCTTAAAACTTTTAAAGCTGCACCTTCATAGGCATAACCTGAAAATCTAAATATATGCATACGACCATTAGCTGTGGCTACATGTGTTATATCTACTATAGTTCTACCAATACTATTAATATTATAAAGTTCAGTTAAATTCTTAAAAGTAGAAACATCAGATAAGGTAGTAAAAGTATTTACAAAGTCTGCTCTTCCTATTTCAACACTATAATTATCAGGTTTATGCGTATAAGCGTCTCTAAAAGCATCATTATCGCGTAATTTATTTTTAGTATTAGTATCTAATAAAACGGTAGCCTTATACTCAAAACCATCAACTATATCTAAACCTTGTTCACTTATACCAATAAAGTTAAAAGCACCGTCATAAAAACCTAATAATTCTGCACATTTGCTATATAATATAGTAACTACACTATCCTTACCTAAAGTACCACTTATGATTTTAAAAGTAGAAGATTCTGTATAAATTACTTGAGAATAAGCATAACTACCCACACCTACTAAAGCCAAAGCATTTTCTATAAGTACTGCTAATTCTTTACCAGAAATATTTGATAAAGTGCCTAGTTCAATTTTTTCAATACCATAATTATCTATATTTATATATAAAAAATCAGAATAATCTGTAATTAAATTAAAATAAGCATCCGTAGAAAAACCTTCTATATAACCTTCTTTACCTGCACCTAAACAATTTTTCGTATAATTAACATAATAAGAACAATTTCTATTAGTACATAAAGAAACATCATTAGAATCAAAACTAATATGACTAATATAAAAAATATCATATAATTTAACATCTAAACCTATATAAAATCTAATGTCCTTAATGTCATCTTGCCAAGTAATTTTTTCTCTCAAGTCTAACATATAATTATGCCAAGTATCTCTACTAGCATCTATATTAAATTCAAAAGAGCACTCTTCTGACCAAGTAGTATCTTGTATTCTTTGCCACATAAGTTTAGCTTTAGAAATACCAGGCACTGATCTTTCTATATTTTTATCTTCCCATTTTAATTTAACATTAAATATATAAAAATCAGCAGCTTTAAAAGGAACAACACCATCAGATCTACCTATATAACAAAAGGTATCTAAAGCAGTGCCAAATAATATAGAATCCCAAACACCATATAAGGCTATATTAGTGTAGATATCCCAACCTTCTACATCACCATTAATACCAAAAGTAGATTGTAATATAGAGTAGGTTTCAAAACGACAACCCACACTATTACACATATTACGTGACTGTTTTAAAAAATTATACATGCTTTTTTCTTAGTCTACATTTATCTTTCAAATCTTTATAACAATTACCCTCATTATCTACACCAGAACATACACCACAATAAAATAAATCTGTATCAGCATTAATTTTTATAAATTGCTTATTATATTTTACAAAAAAAGCCTTCTTTTTATAATATAAAGCTTGTTCTAATAAGTATAATCTTACCTTATATTCAATGTCTTTTAAGGTATACTCCACAGATTTACCGCAAGCATCACATTTATAGTATAAAGTATCTAAATCAACATCCTCTACTTTTAACTTTAATAATTCTTCTTCAGAATAATCTTTTTCTAATTTAAATACATAAGAATATCTAGTAGTATCTATATCTAAATCCATAAAACTACCACAATCACAAGGTATCGGTATAAAATTCATTCCTCATCTTCCTCTTCTGTAGGTTGTTCTTCTTCATACTTATTATGCGCTATATAATAATGATCAGCACCAAAATAATCAGGATCTTTTACTATATATTGATTTTTAAATATATTGTAGTAACGCGTTAAAATACCAGCTGTATTATAAAATTCTCCAGATTGATTTGCTCTAACATATCTATATTCTATAGTACCTTCACCACAAACTATAGTTTCGTAAGGAGGAAAAACATACCATTCCCATAAATGACCGCCTGGATAAAATAAAGATTTAGCTTCCACAGGTATAAGAGTACCTGTATCATTATTTCTTAATGTAAAAGACCATTCAGGCACTCGAGTAACACCTACTCTTTTAAAAAAATTACCTAAAACATCTTTAAGACAAGAATCATATACTATAATACCACTAATAAGTTGACTAGTTTTATCATAAAGCTCTTTTTGCTTATTTTCAAGTTCTAAATAATCTCCTTCAACTATAACAAACTCATCTTTAATTTCTGATAAACTACGACTATAAAACTTACTTATGGTTTTTAATTTATGTTTAGTAACTAAAGCTGCACCACTTATACCATAACGAGTGTCTACTTGTACAAGTGTACTTATTTCTTCTGGGTGTCTATGTAAAGTTCTATATATATCTGTCCCTTGAACAGGAAAATTTCCACAAGAACCTTTTGATACTTTAAATAAACGTTCATAAGTATTTAATTTAACATCTACATCCATATAAATACTTTCTCTTAAAGAAAAACCTATTAAATGTATAAATTCTCCTAAATAATTACTTTTATTATTTTCTTCATAATAATTATTTAAATTCCTTATATAAATAGGATCTATACTTAAAACAAGTTTTACATAAGAAATGCCATATTTAGCTTCTTCAAAGGTCAATTTATGACGCAATTGAAAATCTTTAATCGTAAAATCTAAAGTATCTTCGGAAAAAGTTTGCATTATATACTCTTTTTCTACATCTTGACCATTTATACCAAAATACAATCTTATATTAGGTATAGCAAACCACTTATCAAAACCCAAAGCATCCGTAAATTTACCGTAATTAAAACTTAAATTCAAATACTCTATTAATTTAGGTAGTTTAAAAGTAATCAATATAGTTAAAGAAGTTAATAAACTCGCTTGTTTATATAGTAGGTCTAAAGGTATAGAACCTGGTATATCTATTAAATTATCCATAGATGAAAACATAGATTCTGGGTCATCAGTTGGTAAATTTAAATTAACTAAATAATCATCAATAACAAATACTTGTTTAGGTATACCAGTGTCTAATAAGTCTCTCTTTATATGTATAGCTAGGCCTCTATTAAAAAAGTATTCTTTTTCTTCACCCATATTATTAAAGTAACCTATGGTACGTCTTTCTTTTCTAGCTAATTCCTCTAATTCTTCTGTGGAGTCTTTTGATTCTTTTTTTTCATATAAAACCCTACCTGCTTTATATTCAGCAATATTATTAGGCATAGACAATGTATATACACCATTTAACCAATCTATACCAGAACATAACTTATAATAATGAATATCTTCTTCTATATTAGTAATATCAGAAAAAACAATACCATCTGGAACATCACTAGGATCTTCTACTATATTAAAATCAGAGTCATATAATAAAGCAGGCCCTTCATCTAAGTAAAAAGCATAATAATATAATTTTGTTTGCTCTTCCTCATTTTCTAAAACACCTATTCTAAAACTAATAGTATGTAGCCCTTCAGTAGGTACGCGTCGTCCTTCCCTTAATCTATAGTCATAACCATATTCAGGATAATTAATATCTAAAAAAGGTAAATAATCATAAATTAGTTCATCTAAAGTATCATTTAAAAAAGATTCTTCAAATAATTCTGTACGATCCTGCTCTATAATCACCTCTAAAGATTTCCACTCCTGTCTCCAAGCATGCATAATTGATTCATGTGGTAAAGCTGCATTAGGACTTGCAACATTTAAAGGTTTATAAGTTACATAACCATTTACTCTTTTTAAACCTTCTAAAGTTTTCTTATTATATTCTGGAACACTCTGTGGATAAGTTATACCAGCTATAGTATGATGATCATAAAAAACATCATTGTATCTTAATGACTCTTCTACAAATACCTCATCTAAATTATGGCTATCTACATTTGTACCTAATAAAATGCCTAATTGATTAATATAACTTGATATATTATCTTCATTAAAATATTTTTTATATTGATAATCTTCTGCCGCAAAATCTAAACTTGTTAAAGCATAATTTTGTGGAACAGGCATCCATTTATCTCCTAAAAATGAAAATATAGTATCACCAATAGTTTGATTATAGTAATAATTAAAATTACCTTCACTTCTAAAAGATATTAATTGGTCTCTATAAGTATCACCAAAAGGTGGCATATTTTCACTAGAACATTGTTGCATATTATATAAATTTTCACCTTCTAAATGCGTTACCATACGAGCAGTACCAGAAAACCAAGCATCACTAGTACGTGTACCATTTATAAAAGTATAATCACAGGAACAATCATTAAAAGATAAATGTGTAAATAGTACTCTTCCTAAATTATCTTCAGGCCCTAACATGCGCATATCAAATCTATTATGTTCCCAATGATCATAACATTTTTTAGGTACCTGTCCTGGCTCAGTTTCATCATCTTCATAATCTTCAGCTGTACATTCCCATAATTCCATAACACCTAAGTCACCACCACCTTGTATGGCTAAACTAGTTTGCTCGTATTTAGCAAAATCTTTACAAGAAACATAAGGATACCACATCCAATAATCTATATGACAAGAAGGTGGCGGATAATAAGTATGATCACCACAAGGAGGTGCACTACCTTGAATATCCGTTCTATAATATATTTTAGATGCTTGAACTACATTACAATAACCATTAGGTTTTATAATATGCCAATCATATGTAGCTGACCAAAAATATTTAATTTCTACAGAACTACAATAAGGCTGTTTAACCCAACTAACAATATCTGTCTTAATTTGTCCTTTAATATAACCAGTTAAAGTACTTTTAAAAGGCACTGATAAAATAATAGGAGCTCTTTCTAAATTAGAAAATATGAATTTAGTACCTTGCCACTCCACTTCTTGATTAATTTTTTTTACAGCATCTCTATTAGGTTTAGGAGGTTTATTCAAAGGATAAAAAGTTATAAAAGCATCATCTATTTCTTCATAAGAAGCATAAGGTTTTGTGTTTAACTGATCTGTATCACTATATTTTTCATATATAATAACTTTTTTTATAAATATATTAGCTTTATATAAAGTTGTAAAAGAAGCATAATCTTTAGGAGCAATAACTATAGCATTATTTTCCATAGAAGTTAAACCTACATATTTAGTCATGTAATCTATAGTTTTTTCCTCGCCAAATAAAGTTACACCTACTAAACTTAAACCTTCTAATTCTAAAGGTCTAATTAAACTATGTAATAACTTAAATTCATCTGGTATATTTAATAAGATTAAACCACTATTACCTAAAAAATTTAAAGCATTAGTAGCAATACTTATATTTTTATATACAGTTATTTTATACAAATTATAACCTAAAGTATATGACTCTACTGAAGGTGTATAAGTAGGTGGTTTTTCATTATGATAACAAGTATCTAAGTACCATCCTATAGGTTGAGCTTGTAAACCATCACCACAAACAGATAAAAAATTTACTTCTGCTTTTACTGAAAGTGTTTTTAAATGAAATCTTAAATCAAAATAAGGTAAATATGAATATTGATTATGTGAATTATAACAAGTAAAAGAAGTTTGAGCTAATAAAGCACCACAAAAAAGTTTCGTTATTTTTATACTATCATACTCAAAGTAAGTATCATTATAAGAAATAACTACTATAATATTTTCCCCAAAACGCGTTTCTACATCTATATCAAAATAAGAAGCCCAAATATCTTTATTTAAATTATTAAATACTTTGTCTGAATAAAAAAAAGTTAATAAAAATAAAAATTTTTGTAGTTTATTAAAAACATTATCATAATAAAGTCTAGCTTCCTCTGTATCAGGTAAATCTTTTTTTAAAAAAAATAAAGAACTATAATCTACTAATTCTGCAGGATAACCTATATCTAGTAAACTTAAATTAATAGCTACTACTTTAGTATTTATCTTAGGATTATCACCTAATAATTTTATATACTTATCTTTTTCTCTAGATACTTCAAAAATATAATCAAACTCTTGAGAGGAAGAAGTCTTATTATAAAAAGTAGAATAAATAATAGGTAAACAAGGAGACTCTTCTAATTCAGTAATTAATGTAGGATAATCTGCAACTATACCATCTGAAGCATTGCCTTTTGTTAATAAAGTACTCTCGTTTTCTAATTTAAAAGTATCAAAATTAGAAATATATACTCTAAAAGAATCAATTTTAAAATCTACTATTTCATTATTTAAATAAATTACATCTGGCCTATCACCCCCAAAAGTAAAAATCTCAGGATTAATAAAATAAGTATAAAAAAAATCAGAAGTCCACCTATTACGTAAAGAATTATATCTTACCTCAAAAATACTATAAGCATTAACTTTTTCCCCAGACTGTAATTTTATATCAGATAAAGCAGTAAAATCATTATTAGCACAAACAACATAACCATTATAATACTTACACTCCGCTTTAGCGCCGTTACAAGGGTAAATAATAAAATCTTCCTCTTCTGAAGTATCTATATTTAAAGTTTTAAATTTTTGAGTATATTCAGAATCTGAATGTGTGCATTTAAATTCTGGAAAAATAATAGTATAAAAACCACAATCTGTAAGTTGATTTTTATCTAATTTATAAAAATAATCTTCATTTCTCCACCAATAACATCTACCAAAAGATACTCTATTATTTAATAAAGCATAATTTATAGGTAGATGATCACAAACACCAGAATAAGTGGTAAAACCTAAAATAGAAGGTGTATAACAAGAACAATTTAAAGATGTACCATCTGATATAGCATCTGTATCTGGATTATGAAACACACAATGGTCTTTATTATAACTACTAATAATAGAATAATCTATAGTAGTATCACTTATAGTAACTCTACAACAATCTCTTATGGCATCTAACTGATATAAACTAGGTAAAATACAACAAGGTTCTACTTTATTTAGACGAGGTTTATATTTAGTACACCTAAACTCATTACCTATTAAATTACATCTAGGATAAAAACTAGGTAAATTACCTTGTGTATAATCTACAAAAGTACAAGTAGTATCTTCAAAATTCCAATAAATACAAGTACTAGAAGCATAAATATCCCAATACTTACAAGGGACCCCAAAATCTTCCATTAAATAAACCCTTAAGAATAATCAAAAAATAATCTATAAATTACTTGAGAAGCACCTGTTTCTGAAGCACCTAACTTTATACCAAACCATATAGGATCAGAAATTAAAGAGGTATTACCTACTAACTCTGAATCATCTGCATTAGTTACTTCACTTAAATTAGCTTTTGTTGCATGTAAATAAGCCGGAGGTATATCAGAATCAATATCTGTTGGTTGTATATTAGGATAAAATTCAATACCATCTTCGTTACCTGAACCTGCCGGCTGTCCTGGACCAGCAGTACCAAAATGCATTAAGGTATCCATATTACCGGCATCATGATGTAAAAAAGAACCATGACTATGTAAACCAAAACGAACACTACTTAAAATACAAGCACCACTTAATACTTCAAAGCCCACACATTTAACATCGGATTCTGTAGATACAGTAACATTTCCAAAATTAATGCTATCTATATCGTAATATTGAGGTAAAGGCCCATGACAAGTAACTTTAAAAGTATCACCCGCCCTCAATTTATCTGAAGAACCATTTGATTTAAAAGTAATATTAACTCCTCTAGATCCTAAAGACATACTTACACCAGAAGCTGAAGTTAACGCAGCTCCTGCCATATCACCACGTGTAGAAGAATATGCAAAATAAGCTTGACCAGGTAAAGCATCTAAATTAGTTCCTTCAGCATAATCAGGTTTATAACAATCAATTGTCCAACTTCCAGTATCAAACACTGCATCAGAAAATTTAACCATTAAACCTAAAGTACCTACATTATACCAATAATCCGGGTATAATAACTCTGTAGCTGAAGTTGAGGAATCACTTACAGGAGAAGAACTCCAAGACATCTTTGGAACATTCCCCGTACCAGCACCCATCGTAGTACCATTAGTAGTATCTATACTCAAAGTATAAGTAGTATCAGCACTTCCATTATATATACCACCAGTAGTTAATACACCATCATAATTTATATTAGATACTGGGTCACCTATACCACGTGAATAGCCTGAATTATCATTTGTTATTACAATAGTATAAATTTCAGGCAAAAAACCTTTATACACGCCAGATACATCTAAATAACCTTGATAATTATTATTACTAGCAGCACCCCCAACTTCATCACGAGTATCAAAACCCAAAACTTGATAAGCATTATGATCACCTGAAGTACTTATGGCCACAGATGAAGATAAACCTAAACTACCAGAATATATTTTAAAACTATTACCAATACTTTTATTATTTTCCCATAAACATAAAGATTTATCCCAAGTGTCATCATTTTTACCTAAACTTCTTAATTTATTAGTAATATCTTGAGCTATCATACGTGGATCTAAATCTATACCAGAAGTTAAAGTTATGTAAGGTCCTGAAGAACCATCTAATTGTAAATATAATCTATTTGTTGTAGGCCCTATATTAATTGTATCTCCTATATTACTAAGAGCTGTAGCTGTTCCTGATGTACCTTTACAGCCTGCACCTCTACCATCACTTATAGTACCACCCAGAGTTACATCATATTGTACCCACCTTGTTTCAGCTGCACACATACACACAACCTCCTTATAAAATTATTTTTTTTGTTCTATAGTAAAAATATACTTAACTGTAGGCATATAATTATTATTCATATCTCTTACTCCAGAAATAGTTACAGTATAAGTTCTTCCATACATAAAATACATACTTTGAGGTGTTATACTACAAATTAAATCTTTATATGCAGAACCTGCAGCAGATATTGTAGCTTTTAAATACTTATGTCTAAAATTATAGGTTCTAAATGATGCTGAAAAAAAAGAGGACTCTTTAAAAGTAACATCATTAACCATATTAATACCAAAAGTAAGCACGTAATCAGTAGGAAAATATTTAACTTTATTATAAATAACTTTATAACCAAAAGTTAAAATATACTCTTTTTCAATACTATCTACACCATTAGTAGCTACTGCTCTAACTACACAAGATTTTTTAGGATAAAACTTATACTTTATATTATATCCTCCTAAAATAGGTGTATATATACCAGATAAAGTTATAATACCACTTGTAGTAGGTAAAAAACAATGAGTTACCTTAGAATTATCTATATAAAGATATGTTCCTGAACAAGTGACACTATTACTATAATCTACAAGATCTACACTTAAAGATAACCCTTTATCAATATTTACTATTTCATCTTTTGCTATATTAAAATTCTTAATTTCTATACTCATAATATACCTACTTATTAAAAGGTTAGATTAATCAACTTAAACGTTTCATTATAGGTCTAAATTCGACATCAACTTTAGTGTTATCTAAAACAAAAATACATTGGTCTGGATCTATACCATCATATTTTGAAAAAATATTAAAAGTCAAATAAGTTAATCTTGTAGGAATAACATCAGCACAAATAGGTAGTAATATAGAATCGGTATCTAAAATTGGTTGTTCTGAAATTTTTGTATAAAAAACCCAACTTTTCTTCAATTTATTACCTTTAACAGAATTATCAAAAACTTCTACATAAACAGATACTTTATCTGAAAAATTATAACTATGTAAATCACTATAAATAGTATAACCACCAGAAATAGTAGTATAACTATAGTTACTAAACCTATTGTTAATCTTTAAAATTAAAGTATCTAAATTAATACCTGTTCCTTTATCTATAATATCAAAAGTTATACTGTTTTCAATTAAAGCATAGGTACTATTAGGTAAAGGTTCTATATTACATATATATGGCAATATATAATCTTCTATCAAACTAAACCAATAATCTAACCTAAATAAATTAGGCTCAGGTGCAGTATCATACACTTCTAAATAAACATACACTAAAGCATTATAGTGGTACTTATTAGGATTTTTAAAAGAAATCTCTAAACCTTTTAAACCTACACCAACATTAAATTCAGTCACTTTAAAAAAAGAAGATTCTTCTAATAAAATATAACCTGTGTCACCAATATAAGAAACTTCTCTTACTTTAAAAATTAAAGAAGTTTTATCTAAACTATAACCATAAGGACTTAGTCGTAACCATATTTCAGAATTAAGTGCATTACCATCAGAATAAGGTACAGGCTTAATAGCTTGTATAAAACTAAACTGTGCTATTGTAGAAGTTACTTCATTTGACCCTATAGGTAAATGCCTACTTAAATAGTTATAAAAAAGAGAAGTATCATCACTAAACTCACTTAAAAAATTTATAGGGCTGGTATGTACTGAATCACTTAACATAGTACAAAAAATAGCACTGCTTTTTTCAGTTAATTGTAAACAAAATACATTTGATTTAAATAAATAATCTAAATAAAGAAGATTTAAATAAGAAATATACTCTTTATAGTAATTAACTTTAAAATAACCAAAAAAATCTAAAGGTTTAAATGTAATAATCTCATAACCATGCGGAGAACTTTCAGCACCTGCTATAAAACTAGGTTGTAATTTAATAGAAAAAGTACCTTTAACTAAATCTGTACCTAAATTAATATTACCACCATCAGTTGAAGCATAAAAAGTAACAACTTGATCATAAATCACATCTTTAGTGGTATCATACCAACCACTGGTATAATTTATAAGGCACCAACCATCTATATCTGTTAAAACCTTACCATCAGGATCAGAAAAGGTACCACCTTGATCTCCTGTTCTTGAAAAAGTTACTTCTTTATTAGAAACACCTACATTATATTGATCTAAAACCAGAGCTTTTAAAGTAATTGTAGTATTATTACACATAAAACTCGGACCATCCACATAAAGGGTGATGGTATTAACATATGGTAACATAGTATCACTTATAATATTATAATAAGACCAAGGCTTAATACCTAAAGAACCGTCTATTTCACTTCTAGCCATATAGTACTTTTGTAATCTTACTACTTCATCTTTATACAAAGCTATATCATCAATAACTAAATAATTACCATAAGCATCCACAGTATTCAAAATATAAGATCTTTGTACCTCTTTTTTAATTAAATCATAATACAATAATTGACTTTTTTTTACTATACATAAAAAACTTATATAGTAAGAACTAAAACTTAAAGCCTCCACATCTTTAAATAAACCTGACTTAAAAAAGGTAAGCACAGCACCAGAAGATTTATCTAATTTATATAAAATACCTTTATCTTTATTTAACTCATTATATTCTGCACTTTGTAAATATAAATCATTAAAAATAACAACAGAATCATTTATATTATAATAATTAAAAGGAGCTTGCTTATTTTTTAAATATACTAAAGTACCTGAAACAGAAGAAACTTCTACTTTTTCCAAAGCATTTAAATTATTAACATTAGAACTTAAACCTAAGTATAAATAACTAGTAGAAGTTATATTAGAAGTATCCGCTATATTTATATAACCTGTACCAGAAACTGTAGAACTACTTAAATGTGTATAATATACTTCAGGTGTAAAAGATTGAGTATTAAAAATATAAGAAGAATCACTATAAGATTTAACTAATGAATAATACTTTACTAAAGTACTAGTACTAACTTCTAGTTGCCAAAAAGTCACTTCTGTATAATAACCAGAAATTGTAGTATAAAGATACTGACTAGTAAGAAACAACATATTATCGACATATACAGTAGTATCTCTAGGCCCAATGTAGTCTAACGATATAAAAGTAGTATGTTGTTTAAAATTAGTATTAAAAGAAAAACTATCAATTAAAGTACCACTAGTATTTTTTATATATAAAAAAGAATCTATATTAGACGTATCAATACTACCATAAGTTCCTAAAATAGGCGTAATACAAAAATTAGAATTATTAAACCTAACATTCTCTTGTACCATTTAATTATACCACCTTAGCCTTAATTAATACTATCCTATCTTCGATACCAGAAGTATAAGCAGTTTGTGCTTTTCCAGAATAATCAAAATAACTTGTAAATACTACAGAACTAGTAACATACCCTATGGTATCATCATCGGATACTAAAACTTTCTGACCTATCATACCATCTGTATATTGATCCTTTATTACTATATCTATAGTAGAATAATTATGAGTAGTAGCAGGAAGAACAGTAGGATACACATGCATAGATATAAAATCCTGATAAGGTCGTAAAGGAGTTATTTGATAATTAAAATATTTTCCAAAGTCATAAGTTGTCCCATAAAAAGTAGCTTTATTTTGTAATCTATATATGTTATCATCAAAAACAGCTAAAGCTTTTACAGGTATTATAGTGTTTCCTATAGTCTCTAAATTGTCTAAAGTAATACTACCATAATAATTAACGTTATCTAAATTTTTTGTTACTACTCCTGAAATAGCTGTAACATAATCTATATATGTAGCATTAATAGAACATACATTAGCTTCCACCAATAACTCCATAGATAAAGCATAATCATTTAAAGAAATCTCAATAAAATTAGAATCTTCTAAAGAAGTAACTTTCAAAAAAGCATTATTTTGAAAACGTTCAATATTAAAAACATATGACACACCTGATAAAGAACTAAAATAATATATTTGATCATCTATTAAAGTATAAGGTCTTCCTCCTACAGAATAAGTATCTTCATTTATTATATAACCAAATTCATAATTCTTATGTTCATACACTTCAGAAAGTTTTATACAAAACTTATAAAAAGAAATTCCAGAACAATTAACATAATTAGGTGTTGAAACTTTAACTTCGAAATTAATGTTTTCTAATAAGTAATAATTAGACCTTAAAGAACTTAAACCTGTAATAGGTGTTTGTAATATTAAATTAGAACCATCCATATAATAAGATCCTGAAACTAAGGACCATTTATCTAAATCTAAAGTTAAAGCATTAAAATTATCAGAAAAAGTTGTAGCAGCAGAGTAACCTAATAAATAATCCATTGATAATAAATTTAAAATATTACCTTTTACATATAAAGTTGTATGAATATCTTTATAAAAATTTAATTTGTCCACTATATGAGTAAACATAGCAGCACTTACATTCTTATATTGATCAGAAACACTAGTTAAAAGCAAAGAACCATTCATACTAGAATATCTAGATAAAGTACCATTATTATAATTACTAAATATAAAAAAACTACTTATAATAACAACAGAATCACCTTTTTTATAATTATAACTTAAAGTATTATCAAAAAATAAAGTGTCATCGACTACTTTAACAACACATAAAGTATCAAAAAAGCCTTCCTTATTAAAACCTAATATCACAAAATTATTTGTAAAAATACACTTATCAAAATAAGCATCTACTTTTATAAAATTATCTGATATAAAACAGTCTTCCGATAAAGTAGTTACATAACTTTCTACAAAAAAAGCTGAAGAATCTTCTACAAAAGGTTGATCTATTAAAAAAAATTTATCCAGACTAACTATTCCTTGATTTCTATATAAATGTAATCTTATAACATAAAAATAAGTAGTTTGTTTTTCCTTAACTAAACACCAAAAACCTATACCATCATATACTAAATGATATAAGTCATATAAATATAAATTAAAATCAATAGTAAAAGTATAAACTTTCTTACCATTCGAAGTTATAGCATATAATAAACAGGCCTTATTATCAATATAATAAAAATATATTCCATCAAAAGCCATATGAGAATAGGGGACATTTAAATTAGAAAAATCCATTAAAACTATTAAGTCTGAGGTGCACGAGCAGTAACTAAACCTTTACCATATTGTGTTCCAGCAGTTAATTCTGTAACAGCTTTACCATTTTCATCAGTATTAACATAAGAAGGACCAGAGATATCTCCTAAATTAGCATCAAAACTAACACGACGTCCTACTATAGGCTGTAAGTATTGATCTGTTACATAAGCTGTAATTATACTTTTACTATAACTATCTGCGGGTAACACTGCCGGTGAAGCAGTTAATGCTATAGCTGCTATAAAAGATTTCATAGGACTTAATATATAACCATGTCCAGTAGTTAATATATAAATATTTCCTGAATCAACGCTTAAATCTTTAATCCTTGAAAAATCAATATCATTATCTACTATTTCTGACACATAAGCTGAACCATAATAAGGTAAATCATTGGTAAAACTTTTTATATATACTCTACCTCGTGTAAAAATAAAATTGTCATAGATTAAATCTAAAGAACTAGTACTATCTGTTTTAACACTAAGAATAAATTGTGCTTCTGTATCATACATATCTACTGTATATAAAGTAGTTTCAGAACTTACTATACCTGATTCTACAGTTTTATAAAAAAAGCTTACTTTTGTATCATCTAAGCCCTGATTCCTACGCATACCTAATATATAATTAGTAGCGTTAGTACTAATGCCTGAAGCTACAGTGTCTGTTTCTTTTCTATAAACCACTGAAAAATTACTAAAAGTATTACTACCAAATTCTGTACTATAACCCCTAGAAATAATACAATATCTATTAGATTCCTGAGGAAAAAGTAAACCTAAAGACTGTTGATAATATTCACCTGAAGAAATATTACTATCAATAATAGAACCACTCACAGTAACTTCAAAATAATCATCAGTATAATACTTAGAAATAATAGTATTATTAGTTTCAGAAGTAGAATAAGACCTTAAAGTATTATTATTTATAGTCAAAGAACCACTTAAAGTAACCCATTTATTTGAATCAGGTAAACTACCATTAGTACCTGTAAACTCATCATCATATGTAGACCCTTCAACATAAGTTTTATTAATAGTACTAACATCTAAAAAAAGTATAGAAGGCCCTTTTAAATATAATAAAGCATCTACTTCTCCGACATCTTTAAATATATCAATGGTTGTAAATGTAGCAGCTTTTACATCTTTATATACACCACTACCATATTTTTCTTTAAAAAAACCTGAATGAGAGTCGAACTTATATAAAGCTCCTGAAGTTTCATCTGAACCATTATAATTATTAAACATAAATAAATGTTTATGAAATAATATTGAAGTGTTTTGTGCATAATCATGTTGTAAAGAAGAAGTTAAACGTACTCCTCCATATAAAACACTATCCACAACCACTTCTTCTGATTTACCTAAAGCATTAGGCCCTATAAATAAAGTTGCTCCTTCTATTAAAAAAATATTATTGTAATATTTATTTAAATATAATACGGTATCTCCTTGAGAAGCATTCTTACTTAAAGTTGTATGATAATGTTCCACAGTAAACGCATCAGCATTATATTTATGAGAACTATTTGCTTCAAAATTAAATGTTTGCTTTAATTTACAAATGTAATTCTCTACTCTCCAACGTTTAATAACCATAGAAGTAGAAGGTTTTTGCTCATCATCACCATCTAAATATAAAGGTTGTAAAGACCAAAAATTAATCCCATCATATTCCATAGATACAACAGGCTTATATAAAACTGTATCTAAAGGATAAGTATAAGCATAATTACCATTATCAACCTCTATAACCAAAGCATCTACGTCAACATCAAATGTATAGAAATAACCCTCTTTTACACTAAAATTATCACTATTTATAACCATTACTATAACCTCTTATTTTAGTCATTATGCGCTCTTTCTGGTTGCCATTTAAATTTAACATTAAAAGGATCTCCCTGCAATAAAAACTTATCTGTAACATCAAAAATAAAATCACCATTATTTAAAGTAACTACCATTTCTGAAAAATCTAAACCAGAAGCAGGCATAGTATCCTCTATACCAAATTCTATATAAGAAGTTATACTAACATTATTACCTTCTGGATAAAAATAATACAAATTAGGTGCTTCTGTATCTTCTAAAATATCATCCCAATTAATTTTTTTACATAAAGCACTAACAATATTATCTATAATATCATCTAAATATTTAACATTTAATACACCTACATAAACAGGAGCTATTTTATTACCTTCTAAATCTAATTCTAATGTGCCTACTTCTAAATACCAACGAGATTCACCGTCTTTTTTATTAAAGTCTACAAATTCTTTTAAACTTATATTAAATTTAACTGCCTTATAAGGATTTAAATTAGACTTAACAAATAAATCAGCCATATTTAACTAGAAAAATCTATCTGATTAATTAAACTTTTAGACATGTAGCGTAATAAAGCATCAATATCCTCAAAATAATTATCAGGTTTATTATCAGGATCTTGTTTTCTCAATATTTGAACATAAGAACCATCAGTTACAGCATAACTATGTTGTATACCAATAAAACCATTAGCTGCTTGAGTAGGAACTGTAATTTGAGTACCAGAAACAGTTATGGCCGTAAAATAATCAAAATTCTCACCATCTGTAATATACAAACTATCACCATCTTGAACACCAGTACCTAAACCTATATTTAAAATAGATGTACCTGCATTATAATCAGCTGTTATAGAAGCTTCTGCTATAGTAGTGCCCCATAAATCTTCAGAAGTAACTGCATGATCAAAACCTAAAACTTCTGTACAATTATTTGTAGGTGCGGAAGCTACTGCTACTGAAGTTCTATTTGGTCCCACATAATCTGAACTTATGGTACCAGATGTTATATAAAATTTTCCTGATTTAAAAGTAACATCACAATTAGTATAAGCTAATTGAAAACCTTTATCACCATCCACACACTGAATGTCTCTTATTTTGTCCTGCATATCTGCAGCTATATCTTCACCAGTCTTCAAAGTATTATCCGTATTATATTCTAATTCGATCTCATAATAAGCCTTTCCATTATAAGTATAAGTTCCACTAACTGTAGCATCCATACTAACACCCATACGATTAGTTGCTGCTGTTAAATTAAATTTTCCAGCTACACCGGCCAAACCAGAAGATTTGGCCCAACCAACATAAGGATGCATAACATATAAGTCTTGTATAGGTGTTCTATTTGTATTATTAGCATATGCTGTTGTTGAAGCTATAAGCATTAATTTTTCATCACCATAAGTATTTGTAGGTACTATTTGATCTACATCTAAAGTAACTCTTTTTGTTATCCCTGGATAAAGTATTAAGTCTTGCACATCTTGATTAATAGCCATAATTATAATCTCCTCTAATAACTAATTTTTATTTATAAAAGTAAGCAATACCCTTATTCAATTTATGAGGGCAATTATCAAATGTACATCTATACCCCCAAGAAACTTGTGAAGCTGTCTCCATGTAATAGGCCCTCCCAGTAAGATCTGTATGATCAACTTTAGTAGGTAAAGGATCTGTAGCAGACAACCCTAACATGTAACGTGTTTTTTCATCAGACACTCTAATATCATAAGGACAAGGCATCCAACAGTGCCCAGAATGTTGATTTTTTTTATATTGTGGTAAATTACCATAAGCATCAGTTCCATAAATTAACTTCCATTTTTCTTCTTTAGTTAAATTAGGATTAGAACAAATATCTTTACTTCTCATAATTATATACCTGAGTATCTAAATTTACAATATAAGTTTTATAGTTAGGGTGCCAATCATGAACACTTCTATCATGATCACTACAATCTATAACCATATAATCAGTATCACTTAATTTAGGTGCTTTATTTAACTCTGTTTTATGTTCTAACTTACAATTATTTAAATATACTTTATCATTTTTATATAAAATTTTTTCCCAAGATAATTTCCCTATATACACATTTTCTACCACTATATAATACTGTTCAAAAAAATCCAAATGTATACTATCATTATCTTGAATTTTCTCTGCTATAGTTAATACTGGACCACAAAAATAAGCATCCTCAAAAAAACAAACGCCTTCTTTATATAAAACCTTAGACCAATGCACTTCAAGTCTAAATAAGTCATTTAATAATCTCATAAAGCTCTCTTACAAATATAAAGGTGTATAAGGCATAGAACAACTACCTTGACCTATATCACCAGAACCACTTTGAGAATTACCTACACTAGATACAACAGCTGTCTGCACTCTATCTGCTCTACCTATCTGCCCTGCGGATACACTACCTGAAGTTCCTTCTGAAATGGAACCTCCAAAATTAACACCAACAACACCTTGATCTGGAGGATCACCTGTAACTGAACCTTCAGAAATACCTCGCAGTACATAATCAGGTAACACAACTTCTGTATCGCCCAAAGTAACATAATTCATCATTGACCAAGTCTCTTGGCCTGGTTGTCTAGCATCACCCTTAGAAAAACTATAACTAGTAACAAACCATTGCGTAGAACTAGGCCCTAAGTCATCTCCTGTAGTACATCCAGCTGGAAATACTCTACAAAACATAGTATTAGCATCAATACAAGTTGTAGTAGGAGTAGTATCGTAAGTTGGTGTATTACCAGAATACAATGTTATATTTATAGTTTCTGTAGGACTTTTTATCTCTGCTGGATCATAAGGTAACCAATCACCTAACACATAAGCTCTCTGCACATTAGGATTAATTTCCCATGATACTTGAGTAGGATGACCTCCTCCCATATCAACTATAGTTCCTGCACCTATTATAACTCCCATAAATTTTACCTCTAAAAATAAAGTTAAATAATTTATTATATTATAGTTAGATTATTTAGATTTACATTTTTTATACATAACATAATTACATATATATCTTTTATCACATTTTTTACAAAATCTTTTTTTAAAAATATTTAAACGAGCTCTAATTTGTCTATCAGGTAAATAAGCATAACCACCCATAACATCATATTCTTCTTCTGTTAAATTGCGACGTTTAACACATTTAGAGCAACCCATGTTTAATCTGTTGTAGCTATTAAAGTTACTCTAGTCTCATACCAATTTACTGTATCTCTTACAGGTGAAAGAGACATATCAGTAATATATCCAGAAAAATGTTGTCCGCCGGCGTTTAATTCTGTAACATAACAATAGTCTGCATTTTTATGTACCATCGTATAAGATATAGATACAATACCCATAATATTATAATTAAAAGACAATGATGTACAGTCTATAAAAGATTCTTCACAAGCCATAATTATCTAACAAACTCCTCATCAACATAAACTGGATTATGTATAATTTTACCTTGAAAACTTTCTTGTTCTTTATCTAAAAGTCTAGTAAAATTAGCTGATACGTAATCACCATCTTGACCTCTAAAATCAGAACTAGAAGGTAATTCAGTAGTATATAAAAAATTATCTACTGTATTCTCCTCTGCCATAAAAGTCTGTAAAACAAAATGACCTATAGAAATAGGCATAGGAGCTCCAGCTCTTAATTTATAAGTATTACTAGTTATCTTAATCTCATTTGCCATAATAACACCTTATTCTTTAATATTATATATAAAATCAAAAGAAACTATTGGTATTTTTCCTGGAGTACATTGTAAATTTATACTTTGTAACATACAAACACCGTACCCACCTATACCATAATTAGTTAAATTAATTTTACAATTAGCTTCATTAGATGTATTTATATGCCAAGGATTACCAGAATAAACTAAACCTATACCATCATATTGAGTATCTTCAGTATATAAAGAAGCAGGACCAGAAGACGCTGAAGCATCAACAACATCATAAGAAATTATAGGGTTAGATATACCTCCTAAACTAGGAAATGATGCTAACCCTTGTACATCACCAGATATAGTAGACCTACCAGCACCCCCAAATAAATATATAAAATGATCACAATCAGTTCTTCTTTGCCAATTAATACTTACAGTAGCTTTTCCAGCACAACCACTATGAACTTTAGAACTAGCATAAGCTGAAATAGACACTGTACCTGAACTAGGTTCCACTGCAACACTTGCATTATTACCTATAAAAAAATACTGAAATCCTGTATTACCCCTAGAAGATACAGAAATCAAACCTTTTGCTGTAGTAGGAAAATTACCTACAAGTTTACAACAATCTACTTGTGCCTTAACCATCTAAATTACCTTTAATTAGTATTATCTACATTATAGTCTACAAAATAAGTACCAAAAGCAGGACCACCCTGAACAATACTTGAATGATCATGTATTGGTATGTTTAATACATCTACTGTTTGATAAATCTTATTATCCGAAAAAAAATATATTTTATTTTCTTGTTGTTTTAAATGAGTATAAATAATTTCAGGATCTCCAGTACGTAAATTTGAAGGTACCACATGTAATTCCCCTATATTAGAATACCTTATAGCAAAACCATTAACTAGCTTCAATTCTTTACCATCTATATAAATAGTATCTTCTTGTGAAGGAAAAAAACCATGACCTGATTTTAAATCAGAAGGCACCCTTAATTTAATACTTGTTCCAGCAGGTAAAGAAATAGTATAAGAACTTTGACCTTCCATTATTACTCCAAATTAATATTAGTAACTTCTAATAAAATAGATTGCCCAGGACCACTGGTTATAGGCACACCATAACGACTTAAATCTGTTATATAAAATTGTTTATCACTTTTTTGATCATCCGTTGCAATATCACCATCTGTAGGTAATAATACGTCCTCTTTAACCAGTTTAAATTGTGCTCCTTTTGGTGCTTTCCGTTGAACTCCTGTAATTAAAGCCCAACGACTAGACATAGATGTCTGTCTTCTAGTATAACGTTCATTTTCTAATCTATATAAAATATCCGAACCTGATAAATTTAATATCACATACTTAGGGTCATCCCAACAAGGACTAGGTGTTGAATTTAATATAAAACCAGTAAAAATTTTTTTTTGCTTTCTTTTAGTACCTGCTAATATAATTATAGTATTATCAGATATATGCTGTAAGTCATAAGCATCTATTTTTAAAGAAGCAGAAAAAGTAGATTTACTATTACGCACTTTATTAACATTAAAACTTAAAACATACGGTGTCTCAACTTCAATATTACCTAATCTAACCGTTGCTCTTATAGGTTCTTCACGTATTGACATTTAAACCTCCACTGCATTATTATGTATAACAACATTAACTTTATCTCCTATATCTAACACACCTGGATAACCATTAATTGCTATCATATCACCAACTCCATCAACTCTAATCTTAAAATGTACATGATCTCCAAATTGTTGTATAATTGTTCCAGTAGCTGTAATATCTTCTACTTGTTTTTTATACATACCACCACCTATACCAGAAAAATTACCAAAAGAAATGTCACCTTCTACAACAGTTATTAAATAAGAACCACTATCAGAATAACTATAAGTAATTGTATTTATAATCTTACCTTGCGGTCCTTTAGAACCTACCTTAGGAACACTATTAGGGCCACAAGTATGTGTATAATTAATACCAGCATCTTTTTTTAATAATTTATATAATTGATTTGATAAATTTTTAGTACCTCTTTCATCTAAAGAAGCCATATTAATAGAAAGTGTCCTACCTCTCATACTATTTTGAGCACGTTCCATAGGTGTATCATCAAAATCCTGCTGTGTTGTAGGATCATTATCTTTAATACCTACAGTTTGATCTACAAGTTCTCCATTTAAAGCTATAGGAGGAGGTTTTTCTTCTAATACTATGGGTGTTATAGAAATCTCCATATTATTTGCAATTTCAAAAGCTTTACCCATAGGATCACTAACTATAAAACAAGGTGTATCTAAGTCCACTTGTGCCCATACTTGTAAAACTAAATAACCTGTACCATTACCATCTGTAGGCAATAAATTACCCTTAGCTACATAACCTAAATTATTTTCTTCTATTATAGGATTTAAAAAATCTAATAAATCTGATGAAGTATAATCTACATAAAAATTAACATTAGATCCATAACGCCCATTATCATTATACATAGCATTATTGGCAAATTGTATTTTTATAATACCACTAGCCTCTTCAAAAGAAGCGTCCGTATAGTCTTCTATATAATGTATTCCTGGACTTAACTTATATATATTAGTTTCAGCAGAATTAGCTGACACAAAAACAACTGTATTTTCAGGTTTATTTCCTTGATAAGCTTTAGAAGGTATAGGAATGCCTCTACACATATCTAATTTTATTCCCACTATATAAAGCTGATTTATACCCATAAATTTATTAACTAAAGTACCTCTATAAGATTCATAAGTTAAATTTTCTATCATAGGCACAAAAAACTCTACAGGGTAACCTTCATAAGAATTATTTAAATCTTCAAAAGGCTGACAATCTACAGTATCACCTGTCATATTAACATACTGTCTTCTACGAGGAATACCCAAAGAACCATTTTCTGATACCATTATAGGTACCGAAGAAGTATTTCTTTGTATTATATTAACTGCAGGATTAGTTTCTGTATTCAAAGTTACTTGCCAAGCCCACCCAATTATACTTTGAAAAGGTGAAGTTAACTCAAATTTATTAGGAATGCCATCACGATAACTTGTTTTACCAGTAGTCAACAAAGGATCATCATAAGTTATAACTACGGATGTAGAAAAACCAGGAACTGTACAAGAAGAAGTAAGCCTAGTTGTGTCCCATATAGTATATTTAGAATCACCTCCTATAATATGTTTAAATTCATAAGATACCCTAGTAGCTTTAGGTTTACCTCCTGTAACCATAACATTTACTTCTCTTGGTAGATAACCAACAGATTTAATTGTATAATATATATCTAAACTTGTAGATTTCTTACCTACAGCATAAACTTCCACTTCACCTTCAGAATTAACTCTTAATTCATATAAAGTACCTTCTATAGCTAATAATTCTAACAAAGAAGCTTTCATGGCTTCTAAAGGAGGCACTCTTTTTAAATCAACATTCTGCAATTTACCTGATTTAATAAAACCATAAGGAATATCATAAGTATCAAGCACTTCTTCTATTATAGGCTTTGTATCAACATCTAAAGGTATTTCATAAGAATTATCTTGAAAAGTAGGCCATACAGTACTTGTATTAACTTCACCCATTATATAAACCCCCCAATGCAGATACAGAATAAACATGTGTTAATATACGATTTAATTTAGCTTCTTGTTCCATAAAACGTGTATTCATTTCTTGAGAAAGACCTGATTTATCCGAACGAAGAACATTTAAATCAGAAATTAAGTCATTTATTTGTTTTTCTAAATAGGCAGTATCTAAAGTATGTTTTTCTTGTATATCTGATAATACTGCTATACTAGAGGTATCTTCTATCTTAGTATTTAACATAGTTATATCTTCTGTATGCCTTACCTTTAAATCAGTTATTTGATTACTTAAATTATCTAACACAGTAGCTAATTGATCATTTTTTTCCGCACCTACTGCTGCACCAACACCTTCTAAGTTAAGGGAGGTTAATTTATTAACAGCCGCCTCAAAAGAAGATGTATCCACCTTTATAGTTGCCTCAGGTAAATCTACAGGTACTTTAACTCCTGTAACATCTACACCAATTTTAGCTTCACCTACATCAACTGAAACTTTCGCATCATTAACATCCACAGGAACTTTAGCATCACCTACATCAACCTTAACTGTAGCATCACTTACATCAACAGGCACTTTTGTATCAGAAACATCCACTTTAAATTCTACAGATTTTAATTCTTCTATAGCTTTATTTAATTCACCAATATTATCAATTGTTATAGAAGTAGTTGGTATATTTAAACTTTTACTATCCAATTCATCAGATAAAGCTAAACCTCCATTCTTAAAATTTTTAGAAACAACCAGTTCCCCTTTTTCTAAGAAATAATTACCTGTAGAGTTAATCATACCTCCAGTATGCTTATGTCCTTTTACAAAACCGCCTAAAAGATGCTTCTTTAAAAAAGCTTCAGGTGAATAATCTTTAGTAATAATATTCATAAAAGCATTTTCCTCAGTGCCCGCTTTTATTACAGAAGATTTACTAGAAATACCTGGCGTTTTAAAATAAGAGGAGCCTATAAAAGAACTAAACTCTTTTCTATCTACATAAAGTTTTCCTGTTTTAGTATCTTTATAAATAGAACCATCTTTAATACGTTGATTTATACCTGCTGAATCAATGCCTATGTGCTTTAAATAAGAAACGCTTACTGGAAAATACCTTCTATTTCTTCCCCCTGATAAGTCAAAAGTATCTCTTTTTTCAGCTACATTTTTAAACACTGTACCTGCTAATTTATCTTCAAATAAATAACGCATATTAGCAAAAAGATTACTTTTTTCAACTACGTCAGAAGTATTCTTATATTGAGACATCATGCCTTGTAAAGTCTTAGTACCTTCAACTAAAGATTTCATCATAAGTGCTTTAGTTTTTGGATTCTTTACATCTGCCCAATTCTTAATATTAGCTACATCAGTATCCCCAAATACAGCAATATTCATATTACCTTTATTAGCTTCTATAAATTTAGTTAACTTAGCTTCATCACCACCAAAACGTAACAATGAGTCTATATCTTTAAAAAGTTTTCCAGATTTAGTTGTAACATCATACTTAGTATTTTTAGCTCTACTAGGCATAGCTTCTACATCGGCAGAAGCTTTCCCAAAAATATCTATACCTCCGGACATCTTATACTTATTTAAGTCGTCTTTCCTTAAAGCTTCATAATCAGGACGAGCAGCAGATAATTGTCTCGATCTCAAAATTCTACGAGCTTTCATTTCTTTTTTCTGCTGATCAAAAACATTAGCTCTATTAGCTACATGCATATCATAAGAATTAGTATAATAACCTAAATAATTATCTTTTATCATAGGTGATGCGTTATTTACTTTAACACCGCCACGTAAACCTGTATTACCTACCATTTTTAATAAAGTAGCATCACTTATAGTTTTAAAACCAGCTTTAGTTATACGTTTTCTTTGACTGTTTAAATCCATAAAACTAGGTGCTGGTGCAAACATTGTTCTATTTGTAGCTCTTGTTACGTCTTCACCACGATATTTCTTTTTATTTCTATAATAATTATCTATTTTATTAGCATCTATACCTTGAGATTTAAAATATTCTGAGATAGTCTGTAACTCTGGTAAAACCATTTCTTCCCAAGCTCCTTTACTATTCAATTTTTGTATCCCAGGACCAAATAAATTGGTATAAACATGCTTTTTATTTTTTATAGAACCACCTAAAGCGAACTTATAAAAGTCTTTTGTTGCATCACCTACATAAGGAACTCCTTTAGGTACTTGTCTATTTATTTTAAATTCTTTTTGAACATTCTTATTTGTTAAAATCTTAACAAACATCTTTTTTATTTCATTAGGTGTTTGTGCAGAATACATAGGTTCTTTAATACCTGCTAAATCATGTAGTCTAAATAATTCTGCTAAAGGTTCGTCCGAAAGTTTAAGTTCATCTGCGCCCATACTTCTATAATTTTTTAAACTTTCCTTAGCATATTCCGTAGCATATTTATCTTTTAAAGCTAAATTTCTCCAGTATTTATGAAGATCAGGAGCATCTTCTAAAAATTTACGAGAAGCTACATGACCTATTTCATGCACCATAGTAGCTCTTAAAAGTTTATCTTGATCTTGAGCTATACTACGCATATGACCAGAAAGAACTTTTACATTAGGATTATAAATATTACCCGCAGCTATATCTACTTTAGAACGCCCAGTACGTAAATCTTTATAAGCTCTGCCTAAGTTACCTTTCTTTTTATTTATAGCACTTAAAGCTGATACATCTAAATCAACATCACCTAAAATATCTTTATACTTTGACATAACAGACGATACTGTTTTAGTATAACCAGGTAAAACATCTGCGGGTAATCCTGATGCTCTAGCCATTAAAGAAGCTATAGAACTGCCTCCAGATTTAACATTTGTACCAATAGCTCCTATCTCATTAGACAAAGGATTAAAGCCCTTTAAACGAGAAGCTACACCCCCAGATAGAGCTGTTCCAGCTAAAGCACTTAAAATACCTGAAGTTACTCCTAAACCACCTTTTTTAATATCCCCCATAAAACTAGTTTTAACACTAGCACCTATTTCCTTCAATTGTTCAATATTAAGATTAGAAACAAAACTACCAACACCTTTAGCCATAGAAACACCTTTAGCTAAAGTGGTTTTCATACCTTTCTGTGCTTGATATGTTGAAATATTCTCTATAGTCTTAAGAGGGTCTAAAGCTAAAGTTTTACCTACTCTAGCACCTAGTTCTAAAGTAGCAGCACCAGCTTGACCTAAAATATTATGAGTTCCTTTTAGTCTATAATCTTCTAAAGATTGTATTCCTTTACCAGCTTGCGTAGATAGCCAATTAAAAACACCACCACCAGAAGCGTAGCCTTTACCTTGATTCAACTTTCTAGCAGCAGTAACACCACCTATAGCTTTAACTTCATCAGGTGTTAAAAGTAATTCACCATTACTAACATTTACAGGAACACCTCCCTTAGCAAAATTATTTAAAGAAGTTTTAGCCTTATTAGCATATTTAGATTGTATAATAAAAGAACCTTCTGGCACACGCATACTGATACTATCAGAGGTACCTGTTCCTGGACCCTTTATAGTGGTTCCTATAGTACCACCTAAAGCTTTTTCTTCAGAAGTTAACTTCTTAAAATAACGAGCTGGTGAAAAAGGCATAGTTTTAGAACTAAAAGGTATACTACCAGGAAGAACATGTTGAAATAAGGTTTTTAATTTGTCGCCAAAAGATTTTAATTCATCTTCCGGAAAAAATTTAGTTGAATCTATACCTAAAGTACTTAGAGTATCTTTTGCCTGTTCCTTACCTCCAGACATAACTTCTAATATCTTAGCCAAAATAAGTGTTTGAGAATCTAAAGCATTAACTACAGGTGTATTAGCATTTTTAAAATAATCAGCATATTTAGTTTCATCACCACCAAAAGCTTTATTAATTAAACCTGTCTTTATATCTTCTAAAATAGTCATGTCAGGTTTTTGAGCTACAGCATTATTACGTGTATTTTCACCAGCCTGTTTAATCATATCATATAACTTAGAAGCCTGTTGCCCAAAATAACCTCGTTGCTCTTCATTAAAATTATAATTAGGATTATTAGCAAAAGAAGACAACTTATCAGCAAATTCTTTTATAGGAGCAAAATTAGTTCTTGTTATATCTGAAATTTGTTGTAATTTTTCAGACTTCTTATAAGCAGCTTTTTCAGAAGGTATTAAATTAAGTTGAGTTAAAATATCAGAACGTTGAGTCCCTTTAGAAGTTCTTAATTGTTCCATTAAATTTGCTCTTTTTATATCAAACTGATTGGATGCGCCTAAAGTAAGTTGAACACCCGCTTTAGATGCCTTGTATTGAGCATAAGGATCAATAAATTGAGGAGCAAAAGAAGAAGAACCTCCATACATAGATTCTAAAGAACGTTTAGCTTCAAAACTACCATACTTCAAACCAGATAAAGAATCTGTAGCCTGCGAAATACCTTGTTCTAATTGAAGCATAGCAGCAGACAAACTTTTAAAACCATTTAAAGTTAAAGAAATGGAAACTAATTCTTTTTTCAATTTATTTAAAACATTATCAGTTTCTTTTGCAGATTTGGATAAAAGTTCAAGTTCAAGTCTAACCTGTTTTTGCACTACTGATTCTGAAGTTGAAAACCAACCTTTATTACTAGGTAAAGCATTATACTCCTGAGTCTTTAAAGCTAACTGTTTAGCTATACTAGAACGTTCAGCTAACTTAGCTTCATATAAAAATTGCCTATCTTTATAAGAACGCATTAAATTTTTAGCTTTAGCTCCTCCAGCCAAACCCATAAATTGTTCAACATTTAAATCATTAATATTATTAGGAATTAATTGTAAACCTGAAGGAGTACCACGTAAATTACCATTAAATCCTTGATTTTGTAAAGAATTTAAATCATCTAATCTTTGTGACATTAATTCTGCTGTCATATCTGTAGCAGAACTAAAACGATTCAAGGCTTGTTCTGCTAAAAGTGATGCTTTTAATAAAGCTCCGCCATGGGCTAGTTGAGATTTAACCAATTTAGCTAATTTATCAGATTCTTTTTTAATTAAGGTATCCCATTTTTTCTGTTCACCTGAATTAACAGCTTGAGATCTATTAGATACCATAGCATTAATTCTACTTTGTGCATCTATTATAAGTCTATCTAAAGATTTATAAGCAGTTAAAGCTTTTGTTGTATCTGTAGGAGATTTAAAAAAAGAACTCGTTTTTTCAACTAAAGTTTTAGGCTCTTTACGACCTTCTAATAACTGCATCAACTGGAACTTATCTAAACCTCGCATAGATGTTTCACCTAAAGAAATATTAGTAGAAGGTACACTCATACCAGCATAAATACCTTTACCTATTTTTAAAGAATCTTGTATATCTTTAGCAAAATTAGTATTTTTTATATCTCTTTCTATAGTTTCTAATTGAATCTTAAATTTCTCTGCTAATTCTAATTTAGTTAATTCTGCTTTTAATTTTTTAACATCTTCTGTAGTATCATCAAAAGTAGTTTCAAGATTCTTTTTTAATTTTTCAGTATCTTTTACAGCTTTTTTATAAGCCTCTTCAGAATCCAATATAGTAGATTCTTTTACAGTAGATTGATTACCACCAACTTTAGTACTATTAACCGTCTGTTTATGTAATTCATCGTAAACTTGTTGTGCTGCAACCGAATTTTCTGAAATAATGGCACGTAACTTAGCAGCTTCTACATCAGCCCCTTGTTTTAAATCTGCTGCTCTAACTTTTTGAGTATCCTTTTCTGCTACATAACGTGCTAAAGTGGAAGCTGTTGCTGCAGTAGCTATTTGAGCCACTTTATTATAATCTATAGGATCTACAGATACAGTAGGACCTTTAACTTCTCCCCCTGCAGCAAAACTACCAATAATACCACCGTGAGCTAAAGTATCTAATTGACCTTTTTGTAATTTAAGTAACTTGTCCCTACCTATAGCCTTAGCCATAGTAGGTGGTATAATTAACTCACCATTACTAACTCGTATAGTGGCAGTTTTGCCAGAAGAACCTGTATTATTAGTAGCATAACTAGATTTAGCAATCAATGCTTTTGCTTTATTAGCATATTTAGAAGGTATTACAAAAGAACCTTCAGGCACATCTTGCAAAAGTATAGAATCAGAAGTACCTGTGCCAGGCCCTTTAACAACACCTCCTTGAGCAAAAGATTGCACGTAGCCTCCAAAAGCTTTATTATCTTTTTTAGTAGCCATCTTATCAACAGCTTCTTTCATTTTATCAGCAGCTTCATTCATCTTGTCCGAAGCTTTTTCCATACCAGGTTTAATATAGTCTTCCCTAACAGATTTAGGTTTAGTAGCACCTGCAACTTCTTTAATCCCTAAAGATTCTTCTGCAAAATCTTTCATAAAAGTTGATGAAGCTTTTTTCAAACCTCTAAAAGCAAAAAATTCTTTAACTTTACCAAATATACCTTCGGATTCTGATACAGTTTTAGCAAAATCTTTTAAAGCTTGTCCATATTTCTTAAAACTTTCGGGTAGTTCTTCACCAGTTAAACCTGTTTGCATTTTAGCTGCAGCATAAGTCCCTATAGCTCCTCCAACTGCTCCGGAACGCATAGACCATTTATCACTAAGGCCCATTTTACGCGCAAATAAAGTTGCTGCACCAGTACCTGCAGACATACCTTGTAAAGAACCATAAAAACGAGCTTTTTTATACTCTTGAGCTTTTTGAGCTAATAACTCTTCTTGACGTTTTCCATACTCTCCTGATAGTTTATATTTCTTACCTTCGGGTGTAATAGTAGAAGATACTACTTCACCTGCCTTTAAAGCGCGTTCTGATAATTTTTTTAATTCTTGATCAATAGCTTCTATCTTTTTACTAGTATAATTTCTTTTATATGTAGCAAATACTGCTGTTCCTGCAGCTAAACCGGCCATATTTTTAGAATTAAGTAAAGAACTCTCTGCTACCTTAGTTTTATTCTCTTTTTGTAGAGCTTCTAAAGTGGCTACTTGTTTATCAAACTCCGGAGTACCTCCCTTACTTCTTAAACCAAACCATTTACGTTCATCTGGCATTTTATTACGTAATTCACCTAATAACGTATTAGCATTCATACCGGCAAACGCTCTACTATACATTTCTTTACTAGAATATGATCCTGGACCACCAACACTTTTATTGTCTATCATCTTAGCAGCGCCAGCCAAACCTTCTCTAGAAATGAGTCGTTTAGTCAATAAATCTAAAGCTCTATTAGATTTAATTAACATCTCAGAATCACCTGTTTTTGCAGCGGTATCTCTTATTTTGGCTACTCTATCTAAAGCGGATACTATTTTACCACTTTCTGTAACAAAGCCCGGTAATAAAGCAGAAACTATATCATTAGGTGTAAGCATTAAATCATCTAATAAAGTAGAAAGATTACGTACTTCACCTTGTTTATCAAAACGCTCTATTAATTTGTCTAATCTATCTACGGTATTAGCTGTATTTTCAGCAGTTTTTGTAGTATCTACTTTTAATTCTTTTAATTCATTACCTGGCCCTGCTACTTCAGTTAAATACTTCTGAAAATCTTCAGGTTTAACAGCTGTTCCAAAACCTTTAGATACCTTTCTAATACTATCCAAAGCTACTTTAGTTTTATCTATAGCGTAAATATTATTTGCTGTACCTTCACGTTTAGCTTCTAAAACCTTTAATTGTTTGGCCATAGCCTCAAACTTAGGATTTTTAATAAGCAATCTTTGCTGAGCAGTTAATTTAGTTTTATCTTGTATGCCTAAATCTAAATTAGCTAACTCTTTACTTTTTCCTGACATTAAACCAGCAGTTTCTCTAGTTAATTTTAAACGTGATTCTGTAACAGCAACATTCTCAGCAGTAGCTCTACTATTAGCTTCCATAGCTTTAGTTAAATCTACAAAAGCAGCTCTATATTGCATTATAATTTGATTATTCTTCAAAACATTCTGAAGTTGTACAATCTGATCATATAAACCAGTAGTCATTTTTATAGATTTAGCGTCTATACCATCTAACTTCATTTTTTGAAGACGTTCTAATAAGAAACGATACTCTTCCATAGGTTTAGCATAATATTTCTTAAAATCAGCTGCCCAACCCTTTTGAAAAGGTGACTTACCAAAAGATTTTTCTAAAGGATTATAACCTTTTGCACCTTGTAAAATAGTAGAAGTACTTATTTCACTAAAAAAACGTTCTCCTAGATTAAAATTACGCTTAAAATCTTTTGGTGAAATACCTCGTAATCCAGCCCCCGCTCCTGCCATAAATTCATTTAAAGCACCTATTCTATCAGATAAATCTTTTTCTATTTGTCTAACAGGTAATACAGAATCAACGATAGCTTGCATATTACTATCAAACTTATGTGTTTCTACTTTTAAAGTTTTAGTGTTAAAGTAAGTAGCTACCCAATCATAAGTTCCATCAATAGTCTTTTTATATTCTACTATAGCTTGACGACCTGCCATATTAAATTTCTTAGCTGCATCATCCATAAAAGTTACAATATCACCACTTAACACTTTACCTTGACGCTTAGCAATACCAGCACTTTCAACATTAGCTGTAGTTAATTCTTTAGTAACATCTAATAAACCAGATTTAGTAGGATAAACACGTTTCATTACTTCTTGACCTAAAACATCTTGCCAAGAAGCTTTACCTTTCATAGCACCTACTTGAAATTTTGGTTCTATTTTAAGAGCCATCTCATAACCTTTTTGTAGTTCAGGACTACTTAAAATTCTTGAAATTTCATCAGTAGGTAAACCTTTTAGTGACATACTACTTAAAGTTTTTCTAAAACCTTCATAAGAACCCTTAAGTTTATCACTTAATTTTGTTACTTTCTCTTGTAATTTAGAAATATCTTTATCATAAATATCACTTAAAGAATATTTATTTTTCTGTGACATCATATAATTAAGTTCTTTTACTGCCTCTTTTAAAGCCTTGGCTGGTGTTACATTTATACCTTTTGATAATAAACCACCAATAGCAGGAACCTCTTTAGCTAAAGCTTTTAATTCATATTTCCATTTCTCTGAACCACCCGTAGCAGTCATATCTTTTATATATTTAGAAGCAATACTTACATCAGTTTTAGCCATTTCCCGTAATTTTGATTTTTCTAAAACAGAAAATAAATTTTCAAAATCTCCAGAAGCTTTTAATACAGCATTACCTAGTTCATCATAACCAGCTACTAAAGAGTTATTTACTTTAGCTAAATCATTAGCCATCTTTGTAGCTTCCTGTTGTTTATCCACCATTTCAAGTAGAGGACTTCTATAAGTTCCTAAACGTTTAGATTCTTTTTGGGCTGCTGGAGACATACTTTTAATTATGTCTTGATAACCTTTTTTAAAAGTAGAATAACCATGAGCTACATTACGTAATGTTTTTAATTGATCTTCTTGTGAACGTTTTAAACCATACATAGATTTTTCAAAAGCTTCTGCAGATTGCATAGAAGCTATAAACTCTTTACTTAAAGATTTAAAAGCAGGAAGTAAAGTCATAATAGTTAAACCTAAAGGTGCTATAGACTCAACTAAACCTGAATTCTTTCCTGCCCATTCTTTAAATAAATCGCCTCCGGCTCCTAATTTTTTGCTAAAAGCATCTACAAACATACCTGCAGCAGAAGCTCCTAAACCAACAAATTCACCGGCAACAGCCGTAGTTGCTCCAGCTAGTTTACCTAAACTCTTAAAACCGTATTTTTTAAATAATTCTTTAACTCCTTTAGCAGAACCATAAGTTCCTGCAGCACGAAGACCTATATCTTTCCAGGTAGTATCTTCACCCTTATCTTTAACGCCAGCAGAACTTGCCCCAGACAATGCAGTTGAAGTAAAACTTAAAAAATTACCAATTTTCTTTAAAGTTTTTCCTACAAAACCTGTGGCACTTGCAGTACCTTTTGCTGTGGCTGCAACATAAGAATTAAACTTCTTACCTAAATTAGCTATTAAATAAGTGGACTTGCCTAAAGCAGAATTAAAATCAGATAATTGTTTTCCTCCAGCAACACCACTTACTACTCCTGGAGTTACAGTTTTTAAACCTCTGACTGAAGTAGTGCCTGCTCCAGCTCCTAAAATTTCAAAAGCCGCTGTTTTTAATTCATCTTTAATAGAACCAAATAAACCTCCAGCAACAGGTGTTCCTGTAGATAAAGTATCAGCTATTGAACTAATAATTTTATCGCCTTTAGATAAGAAAACTAAGAAACCTAACATTGCGGCGCCGGCAGCTTTTATAGAATCAGGGATACCTGCTAATGTTTCAGCTATAGTCTTTACTGCCTTTAAACCAAATTTAAATACAGGAAAAGCTACTTTTCCCACAGAAGTTTGTAATTCTACCATAGCAGCTTTAGTTTGCTCTAACTGTTTAGCATAAGTTTTCATTAACTCTTGATTTTTACGCTCAGCTGAACCTTTTGAATCTACACTATGCCTAATAGCCTCTAAAGCTTGTCCCCAATTATCCATTAAAACTAATAAAGCATTATATTGACGAGTACCACCTATGGCTTGAGCGATATTCATCTTTTGTGCTTGAGTTAAATCTTTCCATTTACCGGCTAATTCATCTAAAATATTAAAACCACCTTTTAACTCACCAGAACCTGTAATTGTAGAAATACCTAATTTACCTAACTCTTTAGGACCTTTCTCTGAAGTTAATCTACGCATAATAAAACGCATAGAAGTACCAACTTCTTTACCAGACTGTCTTGTAGTAGAACCTATAGCAGCAACAATACCATTTAATTGATCAAAAGTAAATCCAGCATTTTTTGCTGCAGAAGCCGCCTTCTTAATAGCATCCGCCATATCACCAGCAGTAATAGCATGTTTAGATTCTACCTCTGACCAAGCATCTAAAAAATGCATAGAAGTTTTACCTTCTTTATTAAATACTTTCATAGCTGCAGTTAAAGCTTCTGTAGCATCTTTAGCATTCAAAGTAGTAACATTAGCTGCTAAAGTAGCTGTTTGTGTTCTTTCTAGTATTTGAGGTTCAGGTAAACCTTGTTGTGCAAATACTTTCATACCTTGAAGAACATCTGTTACAGCTACTCCATATTGTTTAGCCATATTAATAGCTGATTTTTGTAAATTATCAAAATCACTAGTTAAAGGATTCATAACCATTCTTAAACTAGCCATTTGTACTTCTATATCAGCTAATACGCCCACAGACTCTTTTAATTTATTAAAACCTCCATAAACTATGGTAGAAGCAGCTCCCCACATAACAGCTCTTTTAATAGCTCCTTGAATACCTCTATGAGAACCTGCTAAAGATTCATTCATATCAATTTGCTTCGTTGTAAATTTACCTATAGTATTACCAGTTGCATCTACAACTTCTTTATATTTTGTAAAAGCTGTCTGAACATTTTTTACAGCATTACCAGCTTGATCAAATACTTTTGCTTTATAAATGTAAGTCTCTCCTACTTTAGCACCACCTTTTGCTGCAGGAGTCTTCATGTAATCCCTTATTTTAGCTATATTACGTTTATTTAAAGCTTCTTGTGTTTTTGGATCTAACCATTTAGGAACACTAACAACACCAGTTTCTCCCCAAGCTCCTGGACCTTTTTTAGTGGTTTGACGACCTAAATCCATATAAGTAAGCTTATTTTCAGCATCCTTTAACATTTTAATAGTCTGTTCTAAATTCTTACGTTCTACAGACAAAGGAGAATCTGAAACATTATACTGCTTAAATAATTCTAAAGCATCCCTTAAACGTGTTATCTTTTGAGCACCACCTTTAAAATCCCAAGCCTCTGCTATTTCAGGTCCTAAACGTTCTAATAATTTACCATCTTCCATTAATTTTATAAGTTCATCATCCATAGAAGTTAAAGACTTGATAGCAAAACGAGCTTTTTCCATAGGAGAAGCCATTGCATCACGTTTATCACCAGAAAGATCACCAACTATTTTTTTATAAGTTTCATATAAATCGGAATCACCTTCTATATCTACAGCAGCCTTGGACTCTATCTCTGAAGGAGACATGTAAACACCAGCGGCTTTAGCTATATCTGGTTGTGACCATACTTTATTTCTAGTGTATATATCACTACGTTTACCCACACCTTTTTTAACATGTGCTTGAACATCACCAACAGCCTTTGTAAAATCAGTATAAGCTAAACTTATTTGTCTAGAATCTTCAGTCTTCTTTACATTTTCTAAATACTGTTTTGCTTGCTCTGCTTTTTTAATTAAGTATTCTAATTGAGCGTCTTTAAAAAGTTTCCAAGCATTAGCTAATTTAGCACCATCTAATTCAGGGTTTTCTCTAGATTTATCTAATATTTGAACATCTTTTATATACTTAAAAAAATCAGAAGCCTTAACATTACCAGTTTTAGCCCCTTCTATCATATCTTGTGCTTGACGAGGTAATTCTTTCGCAGCTTTTTCTAAATCAACTCCATGAGAAGCTTGCATAGTTTTAGCTGCAGCACGCAATAATTTTATATTCTTTAATTCTGCTACAGGTCCCGAACCACTATAAGGTGTTAAATTTAAAGTTTGTGGTTTTTGATATTCAGGTTTTGTAAATTTATTAATTTGATCTTGAGAAATACCTGCAGAACCAGTACCTTTAGACTTATAAAAAGCACCCTTATTTCTATAAGCTTCATAGTAAGAACGGCCACCTTTTAATAATTCTTGAATTTCACTTTTAGAAGGTCTGCCAGGAACTTGTGCACCCTTAGCTTTATAAAGAGATTCTTCCTTAGCTATTTTTGATAAAGTCTCTAAACTCCCTGTTTTAGCAAATGAAATAGGTTTACCAGAAGCAATTTCTTTTTGTATAGCTTCTCTAGCAACCTTTATGGCTTTCATATCTTTTTTAAATAAATTCTCATCAAACTTAAATCTAACTACTACAGGCTTTTCATTTTTTGGATCTCCCATCCTATCATAAAAATGAACTTCTGCTTGCTGCACATCATCACCAGCTTCCTGTAAAGCCTTCATATAAAAATTAAGTTGTGAACGAACTTCTTCTATCTTATAACGAGCATAACTAGATGACTTTTTATTGCCTAATTTACCTAAAACAGCTCCTACATCTGCAGATCCAGCGCCTTCAACAGCTTTACCTAAAGTATCTTTTAATTTACCACTAACTGTTTTAATATCAACTGCTGTAGTCATCTTACCTTCAGCATTAGTTAATATAGCATCCACATGCCCTGTAATAGCACCCACAGCATCATCAGCATAACTAACAAATTTTTCTATTATAGGTGTTCCTTGACCTTTAATTTTATTAGAAGCTTCTACCATACGATCTTCAATCATCTCATGTAAAGCAGTACCAATCAAAGAGGTAGAATCTAATAAATCCTTATCAACATCTTTCATTGCTGTTCCCAGCATAGTTTCTTTAATACTAGCTACTTGTTTTTCAAAATCAGGGCCTTTATAATTCTCTTTAAAACTAAATTTGCCGCCGCCATGAAAAGCACTAGCTCTATACATAGTTTCAAAAGAAGCATCTTTTAATTCATTAGCACCACCAGAAGCTCTAGCAGCAATGTCTTTCAATTTATTTATATAAGTAGTTTGATCACTTCCTGCACTTACAGTATTTGCAGCAGCTTTAACCATAGAAAAAGTATTAGCAAATTTAGTAAATACATCAGAATTAACACTAACTAAATGAACAGGAACTATACCAGAACCCATAGAGTACTTACCTACACTAGGTTCTGTGGGTGTAGGAGGTAAAACACCTCCAGATTTTGATTGAGCACCACTTAAACCCTTGGCTCTATTATATTTAGCCTCTGCAAGCTTAGCTCTAGTTTCCTGTATTTGATTCCTTCTTGGTAATTCTGTAGTACTAGTAGAAGTAATATCTTTTGCTTGCACTGATAAAGCTGTATTTAAACGCTTTATTCTTTCTGTCAAAAGAGCTTTAGTTTCTATAAAAGAATCATAAGCTTTATAAAAAGAAATTAATTCTTCCTCTGACATACCACTTTTAGGTGGGGCAGGCTTATTAGTTAATTTACCTATAACAGATTTACTCTGAAGAATTTGCGTTCTTTTATTAACACTTATAGGAGCTATTCTTAAAGCAGTTTCTAAAGAATCTAGTTCATCAATAAAAGCCCTCAAAGATTGTACAGATTTAGCACTGTCAAAAGTGATATTTTCTATAGCTAACCCCATAGCTTCTAATTTTTTAGAATCTATAGAAGAATTAACTCTTTGTAAATCTTTAGAAAAACTACCAGTCATTAAAGAATAAGCACCTCCTCTAGTATCTTTAGTTGGGTGCTTAATATCGGAAGCAAATGTTTCCATTAAACCACTTTTTAAACGGCCTGAAGCTGCTCCTGTTCTATATTTATATAAAGGATCAAAAGGTTCTGTAACCATCTTTGACATATTAATACCTTTACCCTTTTCATATAAAGAAGTTAAATACTTTTTAGCTCCGGCTTCACCTAAGGGTTCTCCTGTCTTCTCATCTTTAGTTTGAGATAAATAAGCTATAGCTTGTTTTTCTATCGATTTTTGTAAACTACGTAAAAAACCCTCAAAACCCATAGCTTTTACCATAGCATTAACTAATTCAGGTCTATTTAGCTGCTCAGCATTTTGAATATTCATATAAGGTTCTTGAGCAGCTTTTCTTAAATCTTCTGTTTTATACCTACCTAAATTTAATTTAAGTGCTTTATCATTCTCTTCCATAAAATCTTTTAAACCACCATAATTCCCCCCAGCTTTAATTTTACCAATTAAAACCTCTAAAGCTTTGGGACCTTTAGTTAAAAGAGAAGATAACTCCCCGGCTACAGGAGTTTCACCAGCATGTTTAACATCCATACCTTTTTGCACAGCAAATCTATATAACTCATTTAACTGTGTCTGTCTTTCTCTTAATAAATTAGTCCTATCTAATTTATTACCTGAACGAGCATTATTTATTTCCCCAGAACCAAAACCTATTTGAGCCTCATAGGAACGCATCAATTTTGTTAAACTCTCAACATCAGTACCTGTATGTAGTTTAAATAACTGAGCATTAACTGCATTATCGAATTTTAAATTAGATAAAGATTCCTTTAAATAACCTTCTACTAAACCAGCCATAGGTTTATCTTGTTCTGTTAATTTATCTAGGGCTTCAGCTGCTTTTTGTGCAGCTTCATCTAAAGTTTCTACACCTTCTATAGATTTAAAAGAAGCTCCCGCTTTAGTAAACATTTCAGTCATCAAAGTATTTACAGCATCTGGACCAGTTAAATTATCAGTATCTACTTTCTTACTAGCTAAAATATTTATTTTTTCTTTATTAGACAAATAACTTAAATTTTCCGTATAAAAAGGTTTTTGTAGATAATCAAAACCATGTTCTTTTGGAAATTTTTTAGTATAAGCTTTTGCCATAAATGCTAAAGGTGCTGCACCTTGAGTAGGCTGCATAGCATCATAAGTAAAAACGTCTCTAAAACGAGCTGCAGTGCTATCAACTTCTTTCGTTAAAAGATCAAAATGACGTTTTATTTCTTGTCTAGCTTCTTTTATGGTAGCAGTATGTATTTCTATTTGATCACCATCATAATCCAATTTTTGAGCTTGAGCAATGTATTTCGGTAAAGCATCTGATAAAGCTTTACTTAAAGCATCAATGTATTTTGTAAGCTCATCTGCTTTTTGATTAGTTTCTGGAGTACCTATAGTTCTAAGTTCTTCTCGTTTAGTAGAAGCCTGTTCCATACGAGCCTTAATACTCTTAAATAAAGCATCAAATTTATTTACATCCATTTCAGGAACGCCAGGTACTAATAAAGAATCTTCGTTTAAACCTTTAGTTGTTTTTAATAACTTAGCTTTGTAAGGTTGAACAGAAGAAGTTCCTGTAAAAGGAAATCTTACAGACTCTATATAAGGAGCCAACTCTTTATCAATATAATCCCTAACTTCTGGTTGGGCTGAACCTTCAGCTAAAGACTTCTCTAGTTTTTCAACATAAGTTAATAAAGATGTTAAAGTACTTTTTACATCAGAAGATTTTGTAACTTGACCTTTAGTATCAAATTTTTTGGTATAAGAAACCGATAATTTATCAGCTAATTTCTTTGGAATACCCAATTCATTTTGCTTTAATACTGGAAGTCCTATCTTTTTATAAGAAGCTACTTTCTTTGCATGTTCAGCCCCTAAGCTCTTTACTAAAGAAACGTCTTTAGTAAAATCAGCTTGACCTAAATCCTTAATTACTCCAGCATATTGTTTATTAATATTATCTAACATAGAACCAAATTTCTTCATATCAGCTGTTTTATCTACCATAGCATTAGTAGCTTTAGCTAATACAGCAGGAATTTTCTTAGTAAAAAAAGTTTGTGCTACAGCCCCACTTTTTCCTACAAGTTCTTGTTCTAAAGATTTAAAATATTCTTGTTTAGCTTTTTCTAATTGGGCTAATTTCTTAGTAAGAATTTGGTTCTCATCTTTTTTAAATAAAGCTACTTCATTAAAATCCATACCCATAGAAGCCTTTATATCTTCTAAAACTTTAAATTGTGCATTAGTACCTTTTTTAGAAGATACTATAGAAGGACCTGAGGAACCCTTACCTGGTTGATAATCACCTAAAAGTAAAGTTTTTAATTCTGCGGCTGTTCTATCAAGAGGGCCTAATTTATTTTTAGCTGATATTTTATTATTTACAAAAGCCTCTTTTAAAGCTGCGACATACTCTTTTTGAGATGCTGTACCTACTCCCTGTAACCCAGCAGCATTATATTTTTTAATACTTTCAGGTAAAAGACCTTTTTCCGAAGAAGCATTCTGCTCTGCTACTTTGAATAATTGTTCTATATAAGTTTTCTTAGAAGACTCATCAGTATTTTTTAATTTACTTTGAAGATTACCCCCAAAATATTTTAAAATAGTCTTTTTATCATTCTCATTTAATAAAGATAAGTCTTTATTTTGATAAGCACTTAAAGACCTAGCAGAAGTTAATACATTTTGAAGTGCACGACCAGTACCTGTTATACCATAACCACCGGCTACATTAGGATCTGCGAAAGGCTGTCTAGCTATAGAACTAGGAACATAAAAATCTTCTTTAACATTACGATTTGCTGTAGGTAATTTAGTTTTAAAAGCAGTAGGAAATTTATCTGTATCAAAAACGGACCCTAACATTGAATTAGCAGCACCTTTTTCAAAAGTGCCAAAAGAGCCTTCAAAAGGTTTAATATCTTTTAAACTTACCGTATTTAGTTCTTTTAAAAATTGTTCGCCATAATCTTTATTAGAACTTATTAGATAAGTTAAAATGTTTTCATAGGCTTCAGCTTGTTTTGCATCATAAGCAGCGTTTATCTGCTTTAACATGTTTGAATCCGGCCCAAAAATTGATTGATAAGCAGCATAAGCAGGTAGATTTAATTTTAAACCTTTTGCTCCTGAGGCTATATCTCCTTTAGACCATTCTTGAAATTGTTTTGCATCCTCTATGATCTGAACAAATTTAGGACCCACTAAACTTTTATGTTTATTCCCTAACTCATCTATAACATCTACATAAAAACTAGAGTCACTTTCTAACTTAACTAAAGCATCTATAAATTCTTTATTTTCTGCAGCTTTATCACCATACATCTTTTCTATAGCTTTACGTATAGCTGCTTCAGATTTACCAGTGCCTGCATAACCTAATGTAGCAGCATAAGAGCTTAAAGTTCCTTTTTTAGATGTAGGACCTAACAACTTTTTATAATCAATTTTATCCTTTATTACAGTAGTACCAGTCTTACTAGTTGAAGCTAAATTACCTGTGATCATTTCTAAAGCTTCTGTTTGTAAACCACGTTTAGCTGCACCAAAAGAACTTATTCTTATATCTATAGGTTTAGCTTTAACCAAAGATTTGGAAGGAAATATCTTAGAATATTGTGTTTTTAATTGTTGTATACCTTCTATACCATCTTTTAATTCTATACCTAGTTGTTTAAAAACTTGTTGTGTTTGTTCAAAAACTTTTTTATTTACATTAGCTTCTCCACCTACAACTAAACCTTTTTCTGGATTTTTAAAAAGTTCCAACATAAATTTATTACCTGAAGTTTTTAAAGCTTTAACTAGATCTTCTACAGGTATAGAAGCTGTACCTTTTAACTGTGAAGCATTTTGTTTAATAATTTCAGAGGCTAACTCACCCATACTTTTAGGTAGCATTGCTACACCAAGACCGGCCTTTTTCTGCTCGGCTGCCGTCATAACCTTTATAGAAGGTTCTTTATATTTCTTTAAAATCTCTGCCATACTTCCAGACTTAGTAGGTGTTATAGAAACACCTTTAGACCCATAACGTGTAGTAAATTTTCTGCCAAAATGGTTCATAAAAACTTCTGCAAGTTTAGCTGTCTGAACTTCAGTACTTTCACCTCTAACAGTAGATAATTCCTTTTTAACTTCTTTAATTAGTGCCACATCAGCACGACCTTTATATTTCTCAGGCACTCCCATAATACTCATAATTTCACTACCAGCTTTACTAATATCACCTTCTTGAATAGCAGTAGCCTTACCTCCTGCGGAAGTAGGCCTAACCAACTTTTTAGTAACAGTAGTAACAGCTTTAGCTAAATCACCAGCAACAACTATTTGGTCCTCAAAAGTACTAGCAGTATGACTTAACTCTGCTAAAACATTAAAGCCATAACCTTGAGTACCCATACGGCCACTCATAATAGCTTCATTTTCTCTATTAGAACGTAATGTAGGAAATTGAGATTTAATACCTGAAGCTTTAGCGTAAGCTGTAGGATCAAAAATTTTAGCAGAAGAAACATTAGATATATTACGACCTAATTGCTGAAATTGTTGGCCGAAAGGAGCCATAGCTTTTAAGTCATCTTTATATAAAGAAATCATTTTACCATGAAGAGTATTTAACTCATTTATACCTTTAAAATCAACTTCATCTGTAAAATTATAAGTATTATTTTTAGAAAAATCTACTATAGCACCAGCAGTTGATTCTGGTAAACCTAAACTAGATAACGCACGAGCATTACCCAAATTAATTTGCTTTTTCCTGGTTTTAACTTCTGGAACATCAAGCTTATCTAAATTTTGATATTCATACAATAATTCTCTATTTCTTTTATTAACATTACGAATAAATTCTTTTTGTTGTTCAGGGCCAAACATAGGTTCAAATTCAGTATCATCCTTAAACTGTTTCTGATAAGCTGAAGAAGTTTGATACATAGACTTAACTATATTAGATTGATGCATACCTCTTCGAGGTTTATCATATTCAACTATAGGTAGTAAACCTTCCATTTGAGATATAGCTTTTTCAAACTTTCTAAAACCTCTTTCTGAAGTATCAGCATGTTTAGTTATAGCTTCAATTTTTTGAGGTAAAGTCTTATTTAAAATATCATAAAAATTAGAAAAAGAAATCTCATCTAAGGACTTCACTACTTTATAGGCACTCATTCCAGCAGTATCCATAGCATCTATAAAAGCATCCACAGACTTAGCACTGGCAGCAGTTCTATTAATTAAGGCTTCAAATTCTTTTTGAGCAGTCTTAGCTTTTACTGGTGCTACCGTCCCTGAAGTAATTCTTTGTTTCTCTATAGCCATAGGAATAGTGGCTTGTTTGTAAATCTTTTTCACATCCTCTAAACCTATATCTTGTAAATTTCTAGCACGAGTATTACCAGGTAAAGCTAAAGCTTTAACTAAAGCTTTAGTTATAGCATCCATATTAGCAGGTACTTTTCCTGAATCTAAAGCTCGGGTTCCCTTAGCTAATTCCATAGCTTTATTAGAATTTAAACTACCTCTACTCTTTAATTCTGAAACATAAGTATCAAAAGCTTTTTCAAACCCTGATTTATAAGTAGAATATGAAGATAAAGCTCTTTGTCTACCTGAAGGTGTCTCTACTATAGGAGTACCTTTAGAAGTAATTTTAGCGGAAGGTAGAGAAACCGTTTTAAGCACACCCTGCTTAGATAACAACTGACGTATCTCACCTTCACCTAAAGTAGCTCCATAAAGTTCATCTAAGTGATCCTTAAAATTTTTCTGTAGTAAATCACTAATATTTTTAGTTGAAGCTGCAGGATCTTTACTGATTTTATTTACTATCTCTTTTAATTTACCATCGTAAGTTCTAGTATTTAAATTATTTTTTAACCATTCAGCTACATTATCAAAATGCTTTTCTACTTCTTTGGACACTACATCTTTCTGACCACCCTCTCCAAAGAGTTGCTTAGATAATTTTCTTTTATAATCATTAAGTAATTTATCTATAGGTCCTTTTTTACCCGTATAAGATTCTAAAGCTTTAGAAGAAGCGATATCTACATTCCATTGTCTGCCTCTTAATTTAAAAGCTTGTCCTGGTGTTTTACCTACAACATTCCATCTACCAGAATTATCAGAAGATTGTTTTAAACCTTTATTTAATTCATCAAAAATTCTTTTTTGAAGTACTTGTAAAGATTTAGCTAAATTTTTAGCATTAGCATAAACTTCTTTTTCATAAGGATTTTTTATAGAAGAAGCTGCTTTAGAAGTACTTTGTATAAAAGATTCTCCTGGATAAATAGGCATTTCTTTAAAAGCTTTAGTAGGTACTGTGCGTCTAAAGCTACGTAAGCCAGCGGTAGAAGTGCTAGCTTGTTTTCTTATATTACTTTGTATAGTCCGTGCTTCTAATTCACGTGCTTTATTTAATTGACTAGTAGTTTTAACTTCTTCTTTTCTAACTTTAACTACTTCTTTATTAATAGTAGTAATATCTTTATAAGATTGATCAACATCATCAATAGCTTTAGATAATAAAGCACCTTGTTTAGTAGATAGTTGTTCTAATGTTTTATTTAAAGTAGTTAAGTCTATATTGCTTAATTGTTTTTCAAAAATAGAAATACTATTTAAAATGTCTTTTCTTAATCTATTAGCTTTACCTACACCAGCACCTCCTGGAGTAGCTTCAGGTAAAGGTTTCTGTAAAGTACTTTTTACAACACCTAATGGAGCAGAAACTTTTTTATTAGCTACAATATGATTAACACGCTGTGGCTGAGTTGTATTCTTAAAAGAAAAAGCCTGAGTCTTGTCTTGTAACTTTTGTAAACTCTTATAAGCTTGCTCTAACTCAGAAACTAAACCTTCACCTATACCTTTTGCAGATTTAAACTTAACTATCGTAGCTTTTAAAGCATCCAACTTATCAATAATATATTTTAACTGATCTACAGCTACAGCTAAAGATCTGGGATCACCTATGACTGATGAAATAGTAGTGTCACCTTTAATTTTAAGTTTATGCTCTTCAGATAAAACTTTCTGAACTACTTCTAACTGCTGCAATAAATCTATTAAATCATTCTTTTTAACGTCTACTTTTAAAGATGCTTTTTTCTCACCTTCAATAGCTTCTATTTGATCAGTAATCTTACCTAATTTTTGAGTAGCTTCTTGGTCATCAACTTTAACTTTAACTTTAACTATTTTATCTGCTACATTTTTAAAAGTAGATACTACTGTATTTAAACTACTAACTATCTTTCTTAAATTATTTAAAGAATCTTTAGATACCTCTATTTCTGGTATATTAGCTACTTTTAATACTATATCAGAAAGAACTTTCTTTAGCCCCGAAGCATCAGCTCCTGTAGTGGAATCTAATTTTTTAATTAAAGTTGTAATTAATTTTATAAATTGTGAAAAGTCGCCTTTAAAATCTTTAAAAGGATTTTCTAACTTATAATTAGAACCTTGCTTATTATATCTGGCTAATTCTTTGGCTAAAGCTTTAGCAATAGCTTTTGCTAAAGCATTATTATCAATATTCAAATCTGTGCGTTTAGACACAGTAGTACTAATTGATTTTGTTAAAGAAGTAATTAAACTAGCAAGTTCTTTTTGATCTTGAGATGTACCTAAAGAAGAAACAGATCGAGTTAAAGTACCTTTTAAACCTTTTAATTCTGATAATTCTTTAGCTAATACTTTAATTACTTTTACAAGATCTTGTATTTCTTTTACATTTTGGGGTTTTTGGGTAGTTTGTAGTTTACTTAAAAGTTTAGTAATTTCTGAAATTTTATTATTATACTCTTTTAATACTGCAGCCACTTCTGAAGAAGCACTACCCTTACCTTTATCACCGGCTTTTGCCGCTTTTTCTAATATAGCTATTAATTTTTTATTAAGACGTTCTAAAGTCTGTGCAGACTTTTGTGTAGGAGCCTGAGTTTTTGTATTAGATGTAGAATCAGTATTCTTAATATTTACAGTATAAGTAGTATTATTAGCCAATTTTATTTTCTCCCAAAATAATTATCTTCTTTTTGATACAGTGCGTTTTTTTATATCAGCACGATCTTTAATTACTTGTGCCTCACGAGGTTTATCATATTCTATATCTTGATATAATTCATTAGACTGTGTAATAATAACCTCTTCTGCATCAAAAGCTGATAAAGGTCCCTTACCTTTAGCTTTATTACTACGTGCTATAGAAGCTTCATTACTTAATTCTTTATAATATTCCTCCATAAATTTATCTAATAATTCATCATCTTCTATCACATCATCTGAAGGCCTTTGATCAGGCATCATATTATAAACATTGTCATAAAAATTAGACCAATAAACTAAATTTAATTGATCTGTAGTATATTCAGAAGTTGCTCTATTAAACAAACATTCTGATGTTTTCATACTAGTTGTATATCTTATTCTCCATAAGGTGCTACGCGCTAAAAAACGTATTATACTAGTATCTAAACCATTTAATAAAGTTATAAAAGTTGATAATGCTGTATTTTTTAATGTGGAAGGAGATGCCTGCATATAAGCAGTGTAAGTTGGCCATAATAAATTACCAGTCATATCAAATAAACTAGCCCAACACATAAATTGGTTCTTTATCTCTTCAGCTTTAGATTCCGCCGACATCATTAATTTAGAATGTTTTTTATAAATAATAGCATCTATCTCTGATTGTAAATTAGCTATTACTATTTTTATTCTTTCTTGATTAGCCCGCACCTTTAAAGTTTTAGATAATAATACTTGTTGAGCTTCTAATTTACCACGTAGTTTATTTAAAGCATCTGTGTCTTCTTCAGTAAAAACACCTCTTTCCTCTAACAACTTTTCAAATTCTTGCAAAGGTAATAAACCTTCTTTTAATGCTTCTTGATAAGCATTATCATAAATTAAATTTGCTTGTTGTTTTACCTCTAATCTAGGGTAAGTTACTACTATAAAATCTTGCCTATCTTCTACAAATAAATATTCTTTCCCAGAAGAAATTCTACTAAGATAATTATCTATCTCTTCATGACTTAAAATCATTACTAACCTCTAAAGGTGCCGTTCCTTATAATAAAAGTGGTTAGTTAAATAACCAACCACTTTTACTATAATTTTTTATAATTTATATATTATTTTTTAGTAGAACGTTTAGCTGTAGTTTTCCTTGTGGTTTTCTTACGTGTTCTTTTAACAGGTTTTTTCACTTCAGTTTTTTCTTCGGCGGCTTCTTCTGACATTTCTGCCATAACATTAGCCAAAGTCTCTTGTTCTATTTCACGCATAACTATAGCTTCAGGTGTTTGTTCCATAAAATCACTTTCTAAACCTTGTAAATAAAGCATTACTTCAAACCTAGCTTTTTGAGCTAAACCTTGTTCTTTTTCTACAAGATACTCATCAAAACTATTCCATACTCTATTACCATCAGCATCTACAACAATACAAGAAGTTAAAAATTCTAACCTAGTATCATCTGCTATCTGCTCACAAGTATTTGCTAAGGGAGCCTGCAAACGTTGATTCCATTGAAATAATTCATCTCTAGCAGCAGCCACTTCTAAAGCCAAAGTCTGTTTTTCTTCAGTTGTTGATGCAGCAGCTAAAGCGTCTATTTTAACATTTAAAATTTCCGCTAATTCATTAGATCTCTGCTCAAATTCTGGCCCAATGATACCACGACGCATTAAGATATCTGTCATTTCTGCTGTAGTAGTAATACCTTCTACTAAACTTTTAGTATAAGCTTTACTATACTCCCAATCAGCCCCTCTAATATCCTCAGCTGTAGGAGCTACTATATAGTAAGTAGCATCGCCATCTATACCTAAAAAAGACCTTAAACCTTCTGTATTAAATTCTTGTTCACTCATAATATCACCTTTTCCTTATTTTTTATGTTTAATCTCAATAATTTCCTCAGTTTTAGGCACATACTTAATATCATAATCTGATAAATTAGCATTAATTGTACGAATACAATCATTACCTACACGTAAGATTTTACTACGTAAAGCTTTAAATGTCATGGGATCTGAGCATGCAATCTGAGTATAATCGAGAACCGATTCGAACATTTTGGTTACTTCTTTTTTAACCAAACCTTCTAATTTCTTCCTATGTTTATCAACCATAAAAACCTCCATTGTTGATAATTTACCTTTAAATCCTGATTTACCTTTAATCAAGAAACCTTAACCTTTACATCTTACTTAATACAGGGTTAGTTAAATCTAAATTAATTATAAATATACTTTATTTTTCCACAATCCCAAATTCTATTATAACCATTATTTAAACAATTTTGATACTCAGTTAAATTAGGATCATAATTAATAAATAACTTTTTTAATTTTTTATGTTGAAAATTACGTTTATGTAGTAACTCAAACTGATTACTAAAATAATAATAACTAGGAGCTACTTCATGCACAAAATCAAAACCATTATTAATATATACATTACCAGAAAAATACCTTTTATCTGCAAAAGTTATTATGGGTTTATTATTTCTTGACTTTAAAAAAAACTTAAAAAGTTTACTAAAAGAACCATACACCAAAGTATGCTTTCTATTAACAAAACGTACTAAATTATAATAAGTATCATACTCGAACAAAACCATTAAAGACATCAAAATATCTTTATAAAAAAGACCTATATATTTGCCTGGAGCAAATCCTTGTATGTGGTTAGCTTCTAAAAATTTTTTAGCTAATACAATAGGTACTTCTTGGATAGTGCATTGTCTAGAACCAATTTTATATTTATAAATATTACATTGAGCTAACAACATAGACTCAAGTATAGCATATTTTAACAGATACTCTGGCTCAAAAATTGTAATTAATCTATAATCTTTATTACTACATTTAAAATATTTATCTTTATGATAATTCTTTGGTTGAGGATATCTATGTAAAGCTTGCTCTGAGTGCCAATACAAACCACAGTATTCTATGGCTAAATTAAAATCAGGTAATACTAAGTCTAATTCATAGGGTTTTATTAAAGACCTGTCACTTTGTCTATACTTTATGTTATTATCCTTAAATAAGGAGGCTAACACATTTTCAGGTTTAAATATTTTAGTAGTACATCTAGGACAACCTTAGCCTCGCAAATGTTTGTCTGGTGATTGTTTAAACATACCGTGTTTAGGGCAACGGATACTTACGGGTAATTTACTTTTAATATAAATAGTATCCGAATAAATATACTTATTAGCATACACCTTATGTGCCAGCACAACGAAGTCTTCTGTTGATAAAGTATGTTTAAATGTATTTTTCTCTCTAGCACAAAGCGGGCATCCAGCGCCCCTTAAATGATTATTAGGGGTTTGTTTAAAAACACCATGCTTAGAACAAATTATATCCACTTTAGTCATACAATTAATATAATTAACTTTATTATAATTATATTTATTACTATGTATTTTTTGAGCTTGTTGAATAAAAGTAGTGACATCTTTAGATTTATGATTAATATTTTTCAAACTACCACATATAGGACAACCTTGCCCCCTCATATGTGCATCAGGAGTTTGTAAAAAGATACCATGTAGAGGACAAACTATTTCTACTTTAGTTTTTGTATTTATAAAAACTACCTTATCATAATTATAAAAATTAGAATGTTTAAGTATAGATCTTTTTAAAAAATCCGATTTAGTTAATTTCTTAGGCATAATATATTCTCCACAAAAATTTAAAAACTATATCATATAATGATATAGCACTAAACATTTAAAAAGTCAACAAAAAAACCCCATGGTTAAAAACCATGGGGCTTAAGCGATTGATTCGTACCTTATACTAAAACTATTAGGTTAACCTACACGTCTAACCTTATTACCATTTGTAACATTACCAATAGACACGTCGCCCTTAACTACATAAAGATCATTAGTAGATCTAAATGAGAAAGTCTGTGTAGCATTAGCACCCATATCTAAAGTCATACCTTCATCCGTAATCTTAAGATGCTCAACAATAACAGTCTTAAGTGGATATTCAGTATCCCCAGCAGCATAAGTTCCCATAACACCATCATGCCAATAATTCTGACCTATTAATTTAGAACCAGCCGCTACTTTACGGGCAGAACCTGTACCACCAGCTTCCTCATCTGTTTGAGCATAAACTTTAACTATAAGTTTAAGATCTTCAGAAGTCATAAGATCAGCAAGATCTAAATCTTCTAAAGTATTAGCATCAAATTCAGCTAATTTATTAGCAACCTTAGCCCAGTTCTCTAAGTCGCCAGCAGTAGAATCTACAGATACTGTAATAGGAATAGGCATGGTAAGAGGTCTATCATAAGGAGCTAAATGCCCAAGCTCAGATAGAGGCTCACGAGTAAGGTCACAACTAATGGTACAACCAGTTAAACGCCAAGCAATATCATAAGCTGTGTCTGTTTCAGAAATTATATGAACTTCCACTTGACCCTGACGAAGAGCACCAATAAAATCAGGCCTATCAGTATCATGTAAAATTTCAAAATAAGTATTATGAGCACCAGTACCATAAGCATTAGCAGCATAAATAATTTCTAAACGATCATCTGTAGCAAATGTATTATTTGTTGGAAAATAAACACGGTGTTCTGTTCCGTTATCATGATATACAAAAGTATCAGCCGCAGCAGCTGAACCAGCAACAACTTCAATAGTTTTAGCAGTATTAGCACTTACATCATATACAGTTATACCAGGAGCACCATTCTCATCTTTTCTTAAGAAACCTAAACCCGAAGATAATACAGCTACATCATCCCCAGCGCCTAAAGAAAGAAGAACAGAACCCGCAGTTAAATCTGCAGAACTTAACTTAAATGAGTCTTGGTTAACAAAACGACCATCATTTAATAACCACATTTTGTTATCAGTTTCAGCACCATAGTTCTCAGTTGCATTAGCACCCGAAGAATAAGCAAATTCAAGACTATTAATATAGACTTTGTCAAGAAATACTGTCTGATCAATATTATTAGCTAAAGATCCGATAGAGCACTCTTCCTGAACGGGAGCCCATAAACTAACGCCGGGCAAGTTACCACAGGTAACAGCGAAGTCAGCCAAACAAGCACCATGTAGAAAAGTTCCTACAGGACTCATAGCGCTATCTACAACTTCAAGGTTAGCATTATTACCTGAAGCTGTCGTATCCATAGCACGTTTCTCAGGAAGAACCTGTGCTAATGTAGCAAGTGTTTTAACATCACCAAAATCATTGGTATTTAACGTTACAGCCACACTAGGAACATCATCAACAACGTCAATAATATCAAGGTGGCCCAATTCGAAAATATCTTCACTGGTAAAAGTAGTTGTAGAACCAAATGACTGGACTCTATAGAGTACCTCGCCATTACACCACACACTTTGTGATGCATAAATTATTCTATTTCTAGCCATAATTTTTTCTCCTTAAAAATTAATTAAAATTTAAATAGGTTGGTATATTTTTTAGGCCTTTTCCACGACAAGTAAATTTATCGTAATTTCATCTCTTATCTTAATAAAGGTTAGTTAAATAATTATCTATATTTTTTTACATATTTTAAATTACCGCAATCCCAAATAATGTTATAACCCTGACCTAATCTATATTCTTGCTCAGTTAATTTAGTATTAATAGAAATAAGTTGTTTTCTTAAATTATACCTATAAATACGTTTAGTGTTAGTAGTAAAGTACCAATAGTTTGGAACTGTAGCTTTATCATAATTAAAACCTAATACCTCATATAATTTACCAGAAGACCATCTTAAATCAGCATAAGATATTAAATAATTACAAATATAATTCTTTTCAAAATACTTTAATAATTTAGAAGCTATACCTATAATACTAAAACATTGTTTAGAACAAAAACGATGTAATTCATAAGTATTATTATACTGCTTAGAATAACCTTTCACTAAAGAAGGCCTAGCAAAAGTCATAACAGCTACTAGATAACCTTCATAAAAAGCCCCTAATTTTATAGAAGCTCCTGCACCATAACCTTGAAGATGATTTTCTTCACAAAAAAGTCTAGCAGTAGTAGTAGATATTTCTTTGATAACACATTTTCTAGCATATAATTTAATTAATAAATTAGAATTAATTAAAGAAATTAATCTAGATTTACAAATATCCTTTTTAGTAAGCCATTCATCTTCAAAAATAGTTATTAAAGTAATATCTTTTTTTAAACAAGCATCATACTTATTCCTATGATAATATTTATCTTTACCATTTTTTACACTATGCCAAAATAGTCCATTATATTCTATAGCTATCTTTAGCTCAGGCAAATAAATATCTAATTCCTTTGGTTCTATAATGGTTCTATCATTATAAATAATAGTACTTTTATAAATACTTTCTATAAAAAACCTTAATTCTAATTCTGAACGTGAAATTCCAGTTAAAGAACATACAGGGCATCTAACATTCTTAGAATTAAAATTATCCCAAGAAATTTTAAATAAATGATTATTAGGACAAACACATTCTAAAAGTTGTTTATTATTAAAATAAGTAGTTGTTAATAAAGAGTACCCTTCTTTTTTAAAAACCTCTTTTATTTCAATAATAGATTTCTTTTTTCTACCAGAACACTCTGGACAACGATAGCCAGTACTCCAATTATTCCAAGATATAGTAAATGTATGATTATTAGGACATTGTACTTTTAATAGACTACTACTATTAATATAAGATGTACTAATTAAAGTATAACCTTCTTTTTCAAAAGATTGTGATACTTGTTCAAAAGTTAAAGGACTGTTTCCAGCACATTTAGCACATCTAATTCCTCTACGCCAATGATCCATACGCATGGAGCCCTTATGACCTTTTGGGCAAAGATATTTAAATTTTTTTGTTTTGAAATCATAAGATAAACAGGTATAATTATCTATTAAAAGTTCTTTATTAATTTTAGATATAGTAAGTCTAGGGGGCATAAAAACTCCTTATTATAATTGTATTTAATAAATTATAATAAGATTTATTTAAAAAGTCAATACTATTTAAGCATAACTTCGCAGATCACAAGTTATTTTAGCTCTATAAGCATTTAAATCAGATAACATAACTTTATCCATGCCCCGCGACATAGATAAGGGTAAACTTATATTTCTATGTGATACATTTTCAAACATTAAAGCACTAGAACCACTAATTGTTGCTCTACTAAATAAAGTTTCATCTTTATTCATATTATACCTACGTCCATAAAAAGTACCATCATAATCTAATACAGTGCCTTCAGGTAATTCATATAAAGGACAACTTTTTAAATATAAACCATCATACAAAACCTCTACAATATCATTTCTTTCTGCCGGGGAAGAAGCAAAAATATGTAAAGTCATTTTACGATCTATTTGTTTACCACTACCAAGTTGATATCCTTTTTTATCAGTACCACTTATATCCAATACTACTACAGGAGGATCTGCAGCGGTAATAGCGCTCCATTCATCTACTAAACTAACATAATTCCAATAATAATCAATCATAACAGGTTTAACATATCTAGAAGTAATAATTCTACCATCTATATAATCTATCATGTACCGTGTATCATCTATAACATTACCATTCTGATCATAAACTTTAACCCTGTTACTTTGTTCAGGAGTTCCTGAATAAGTAGGCGTATTAACTAAACAATTATCAAAATCACCATCAAAATAAACTAAACCTCTTCCTCTATCAAAGGGGGCTGGTTCTAAAACATTATCTATCTCATAAACACTTGTGTTACCTTCAGATAGTTCTTCTATATAAACTAATTTTTCTTGTTCTTGCTTCTCGATAAAAGCTTTTAAAACAACATCTTTTAAATATAAATAAACACTATCATCTTCATGTCTTAATCTATACATTATATTCCCCTAATATCTAAATAAGTAAGTGCGTTATTTATACCTACACTTATCCAAGAATCTATATTAGCATTTACATAATTCTCTAAACCTTCAAACACATTTAATGGAGGCATATTTGAAAAAGGAAAAAATACTAATTTTTTATCTAAAATTTCTTGTGCTATTTGTGATAATTCACTTTTAATGTTTAATAATCTAAAACGTCTACTTGCTGGTAAATCTGAAGAAATAACTCCAGGTAAAGACCTAAAACGCCTTTTTACTTTATCATCTAAACCTTTAGATTTTAATATCACATTTAAATCTTTTTCTGGTAATTCTAAATAATTACCAACAACACCTTCAGTTATAAATTTTAAAATAACTAAATCATCACTAAAATCAAAAGTATCTTCATTAGGTATTTCTAATTGTACCTGAGAAGTATCTGATATAAATTGAAACTTAGTTAAACGTTCTATAAAACTATCATAAAAAAATTCAGGATTAGCTAAACTATCCTTTTCTATAGTTACACCTAATAATAAATCTTCATAAAGATTGGAAGCTTCCTCTATAATATCTGGTATATGTTTATTAAATTCTTCTGAAATAAAATGTTCTAAATTATATTCTATTTTTTTAACTACTTTTTTAGACATAATTCTTAATTATTTCACCACTATCTATTTTAGGTTTTTCTGTAGTAAAAGCAGTCACTATCATAAGAGACTGATTACCTAAACCTCTTAATACAGGTGCCCTGGATAATTTGCATTCTACACCATCAACTATAATTTTAGTACTATCCTTAAATAAATTATAATATTTAGGATGTGTTTTTAATTCAACAATTGTGGAACCTTCTGTCCCGGCGGCAGTATATACCGTAGCATTTTCATAACCTCTAACAGATGGGTCCCAAGTAACTTTACATTTTGCCCAAGCTCGGCGATGTACTTCTAAGTAACCTTTACCTTTACACACAGGGCATCTACCTTTAGCAAAATATTTATAACGTAAGCCTGTTCCCCCAGACTGTTCATACTCATTTTGTTTTTGTATAGCTTCTCTTAAAGTCCACTTACATTCATTAATACTTTTATCTGTTAACTTATCATAATAACAATTAGGGCACTCAGATTTTATAGGTTGCTTATATACTAAAACATTTCTACCTAAACCATCTATAACAGCATCTCTGATGCGTCGCTGATATTTCATTTTAGTTTTTGGTCTAATTCTATTCCTCATGATTATTTCCTAATTTTAAAAATTAATCTACCCTAACCCCTACAATACCTAACAACCTATTAGCTTTTATCGCATCATCTAATCTCTTTCTTAATTTAGATAACATGTCTGCTCTAGCTCTAAGTCCTGCAGAAGGATCATATGTTGAACCTTCGTCTTTTATCAAAGCACCATCCTCATTAATATGTTCCCAAGATTCACTTGATAATAAATCATAAGATGTTTGTAAAATAAAAATCTCTTGAGTACAATTAGTCATATTTAAAGGCGGTGGTGGAGGACAATGGTCATAAGCCTCCATAATATGTCTATCAGAAAATCTAAAAGTATAATACCAAAGATCTACACTATATTGCACACCACTAACTGTAGTTATAGTTGTATCTATAGCTTCTTGAAACTTTAAATATCTATAACCATTAACACTAGGATCATTCTTTTTAGTATATTGTTTTCCATACATATTAACACTAGAAGGCCATCCTGTTTCAATCATTTCATAAACGCGGCCATCAGGATGTATAGATGCTTCTGCTTCTGGACCAAATTCTCTATGAAGACCTATAGGATCACCTATTAAAATACGTATTCTATCTATAACTATTTGATCTGCGGCACTAAACGTTTTTTCTGGTGGATATATTGGATTATAATATAGATCACCAGGATCACCTTGAACAGGATCTGACCAAGCACTAGAACCACTAGTAGTAGTATTTAAATACCTACTAATGTACCAACTAGTATCATGCCCATTAGGATCAGTAAAATAATATTCTTCATAAGAAGACAATAATTTAACATCACTAACATTAGTACGATCACTCATATGATCTATACCACTAATAGTAGCATAATCTGTTAAATCAATAGGTAAAGGAGGGGCTCCTTCCTTATTATATTTTAATAATTCTACAGTATCAAAAAGTTTTAATACTTCCTTAACATTTTCTACAGTTATTGTTAAATTTATCATATCAATGTAACCTTGGTAATGGGAATTTAGGCTTTCCTATTTTCGGTGTTTCTTTTTCAATAATATTAGGTTTATTTTCTGATTGGCCTGTTACTACAGGAACCACTTCCTTAGAATATACTACAGGCATTACTTCCTCACCTTCTATAAATATAGCTCCAGAAGAAATACCTACCATATCTACTTCACATACTTGAACTGCTTTATAGAATACTTTAACAGCACTAAAATATACTGTATCTAAATAAAGACTTACATTTTTCTCGCCGGTTAAAATTATACTTGAAACAGCGTCTTGTATAAAACCAAAATCTTCCATATTAATTATAACACGCTGCCAAGTATTAACTTCTTCTAATTTAATATAGTTACTTAATTTAAGAACATCACTATACTTACCTGATTTAGTTCTCATCTTTATATTAATATCATCATCTCTACCATTACTATATAATTTTACATAAAAAGATAAAGACTCATAACTATTAATATCAACACCTATAGGATGTGTAAATATAATTTGATTTGTATTTAAATTTTTAGCATCTAAACCATTTGTTCCAGAATATCTAGCATAAGAAGCTTCTGTACCATAACCTAATCTTGTCCAATCAGTCGGTTTATCTAAAGCACCTGTACCATCCCAAATAATTTCTTCAGACTCAACAGGACATACTTCATCAATAAATAAAATCTCATCATCAAAAGTTGTTCCACCACCGTAAATATAACCTACTATCTTAAAATAACCTACATCAGTAAAACCAAGTTTTTTAGTTTTTTGATCTATACCTGTAGGTGATTCCCAAATAAGTTCCCAAGGACCGATCCCTGAAGTTGTAGTATCTTTATATACTTCCCAACTATAACCACTAATAGTACCATCTAAAGAGGTTCCTATAATATCTAACACATAATAACAATCTTCGGGAGTAACAGTAACTGTAGTATCAAAAATAATATTATCTTCAATATAAGCTGTTCTATTATCCCAACCATCATTCCAATGCCCACGCAAACCTATTATAGAATCAACAGCAGAAGGTATTACATTATATTTATAGTTATAACTTACATCTAATTTTTCATCTACAATAGAACCATCCTGTTTAAAAAGCCAATCATATTCAATACAATTGGGGAGCCCTGTCCCTACTCTATCAGTATTAGTAGAAGTATTTTCAAATTCAACTATATTATCTAATAAAGCTTTTGGAGGGTCTTGTACAAAAGAAAGTTGAGGTCCTGAAAATTTCTTTTGATTAAATACTTCTGTATAATTAATAGTTAAATCATTAAAACCATCATTCCAATAAATAATAATATCTATATTATGATTACCTGGGTTAGTAAAAGCACCTGATGTTGCTGGATTACCACACCAAGTAGTACCTTCACCTTCAGAATGATAAACTATATCATCTTTTGTTGTATTATTAATAGTTGTAGATGTATCACCATAGGAACCAGTATCATTAATTACCCAATCTATACGTGTAATCCTATCGTTAGGATCTGTGCCTGCATATTTAAAAGATACCAAAGTATTAGGTGTAAGTATCTCATTTGAAACTGCTTGAAAACAAGAAATATTAGGCACAGGTTCTTTAAATCTTATATCAATTCTTTTAATATCTATAGTATAGTCAGAACATTCATCTAACACTGTTAACTTTACATCATAAGAGCCGGCGGTGCTCCAATGATGTTGCCCATTAGCTACACCAGAAAGCCTCTCAATAGTACCATCACCCCAATCATAAACAGAACCAGAAATAGTATTAATTAATTGAATATTTTGACCATATCTAGTTCTATAATGATGCATTGAAGTACCATTAAAATCCCAAGCATGTACATCATAAGAATGGTTAGTGGCCGTATAATAATCTCCCACTAAACCATCAGTACTTAAATACCATACTAAATTAGGTAGTATATTATCTTTTACTTGTATATTTAAAGTATAAACGTCAGCACTAGTTAAAGTTACTTCTGTTGCTCCCCATTCTAATAATCTATGAGGTCCTTCACATAAACTATTTCTATCAGAAGTATCTCCTGACCAAAATACTATAACTATTTTAGAATCAACTAAAGCAACACCTTCTTGGCCTAAAAAATCTGCATCCCCTAAATTAAAATTCCAATAAGAAGAAGATTCACAAATTCTAACCGCATTCCAAGAAGTAGGCGAAGAAGCAGTACCATTAGGATAAAATAAAGCTTGATATTTAACAGTATCTCCAGCTAAACTACCATCTTTTAAATAGGCAAATCCTGAAAATGTTTTATTTAAAGCCATTTAAACTTCTCCCCAAGAAATAACATATGGAGGAGTACTCCCTATAACCTTTATCCAAAAACCAGTAACTTCATCACCAGTTGTATCAGTATACATCAATTTAAAATTATGAATACTATCTATAGGAGTAACACCAACTACATAAGAATAAAACATCTGAGCATCACCAGTGAAAGTATTAGCTACTTCAACAATACCTGTTCCATATTTATCAGTTATTTGATCTAAGATATAATTTTCAAATTTGGCTAAAGTAACATTATCGTGCACATGCTTATGCTCTATGGATGACCAATAACCATACTTTACAGGCATAGCTATTAATTGCCAACCACCTTCTAATTCAACATAACCACTACAAATACCACTACTAGTGGCTGAGCATGGACCATAACCTCGTGTAATTATCATCTGTTTTTAAAACTACCTAAAAGTATTACATTTGTTTTATAACTTTAGCTTTAACTTTGATTAATTCCTCTGGTGGTGGTATAAATTCAAATTCAGTGGTACCATATAAACTACCAGCACTACCTGTTAATGTAACATTAATATCTTCCCAACCATTTTCTATATATAAAGCTACTAATTTATTTATTATTTCACTATCAATATTATATCTTATAACAACAGTTATATGTCCATCAGAACTAACTGAATTGGTCTTTAACGCATGATTTATAATATCTACAAAATACCACATAGACTTTGTAGACATATAATCAACACGTGCATCTAATATTTCTGGGCCTAAAATTGGTTTATTCATATTATGTCACCGTATCTTGCATTGTTGTAGCTTCTATAATTAAAACTGCTTGATTATGTGTTATTACTTGATATTTATAAGGACCATAATAATAGAAAGTTCCCGGAGGATAATTTCTAGGTAAAGTTATTATTGGTAAGGCTATATCAACATCAAAATATTGCCCCTGCAAAATATTTGTTGGTGCTACCCCTATAAAGTGATCTGTTCTAGTGATTGAAGTACTCATCATAACTACCTTATTAGACCAAGCATAATCACCCAAAACACCCACAGCAAAAGTAGCTCCAAACATTAAAGACCTTAATGCTGTAATATCTGAAGATAAATCTAGAGTAGAAATATAAACGGATTGAAAAGTACCTTGTAAAGTTCCTTCAAAAATTTCTATCCTATTATCATTACGTAATACAATATTATAACCTATACCAGAATCAGTCTTAATTAAATCAGCAGTTCTACCCTCTATAGGATTATCATACTGTGCTGGAGTATCTATACTACTTCCAGAATTATAAGAAGCAGCATAAGTATATAATCTAGTATCATATTTAAACTGAGCCATTATAATACCATTTTGAACTTCCAAACCAGCATGTTGAGTACAATGATCTACTTGTTGTTCGTCTGTTTGATCATCATATCTACCAGTACTCCAATAAGGTTTTCTCCAAGCAGCCTCCCTCCAATGACTCTTACCTTGATATACAGAAACAACTATTACATTACCCCCTTCTGTAGTACACCTTACATGCTCTCCATTCATCATCCACACACTATTATAAGGTGGTGCTTGTACATTATAATCATTTATTTGACAATATCTATTTCGTACTGCTGTACCATTTTCACTATAAACACCTACTAGATTTGCATGATCATCATCCCATACAACATCAGCACTTGTAGAATTACTAGTTGAAACTAATAGTTGTGAGGTTCCTAAAGTAGGCCCACTATTTAAACCATTATTACGTAAAGCTCCTAAATGAACACCTGAACCATCTACCCATATAAAACCAGCAGTATTATGATTTATTCTGCATAGTCTAATGTCTACAACATCACTACCTACATTTTTATCTGTTACTGCTGAATAAGAAACAGAACCATCAGGATTACCTTGAGCTATTATAAAATGAATGGTATCCTTAGCAGCATTACCTACCCAAGCTATAACACCCTGATTATTACCTGAATTTAAAAAAGCAGCATCATGCATATCAACATTATCTGTTGTATACTGTGTATTCATTTCTCCACCAGTTGCTGGATATCTTTGAACATTACCATTAACATCCATAGATAGTTCATCGCCGGCAGTTAAATCGCTTGCAGCTTTAGCATTTAACATATATTGTGGTACTAAAGTTAAATCTACAGGAGATACGGTATTACCAGTTTCTCCATTAATTGTAGAAATTATATCTGCTTTAGTTTTATCTCTAAAATTTCTAGCCAAACCAAAAATCTGTATATACTTTAGTTCCTAATTGAGTGGCATAACCAGAAGCAGTATAAAACATATAATGTATTACAGCCTCTCCTCCAGTTAAATGAGTTAAATTACCATTATCATCGTAATACTTTGGTATATTATCTTGAGGAGCTATAACCATTTGAGCTTGTTGATTAAAATACGGCATTAATATAGGAGTTAATCTATCACCTTCTTGTGCTACAACAATATTATTTTGATTTTTAGGATCATTATGCCAATTAGCCCCAGGAATTAAAATAATGCCTTCTTCAACATAAACAGACAAACCTGTAGAAGGCTTAACTCGCAACCCCTCAGTTTTAGCTTCATCATTTAATATTCTAAATAAATCGGATAAAGAATGACTAGTTTGACCTATAACATAAGGGGCAGCAATAACTTTATTAATCACATTATTAAATAGTTCTACCCAACCTAATCGTATTAAAGCATAACGATTTTCATTAGTTACATCTTGTGCAGGTATAACTAAAACAGAACCATCTGAATCAATGTATATATTATGTATTTCTTGTGTATCTACAGCTAAAGGAGTTATAGTTATTGTTTGGTCATTCCAGATAACATCTTTAAAAGTTACCTTAAAAGGATCTGTTACAGTATCTGAAACTAAACCTCTACCAGCAGCTATATCTACATCTAGATCATCTGTACCTTTTGTAATAATACCCCCATGATGAAGCCCCGTAGTCATAGGCTCTCTTCTATTATCGGTGGTGCTACTTTGTATTCTCCAAAAAAGCCTTACTCTATTACCATTAGAAAGAGTTCCTTGGTGTTCATAAGGAGACACAGGTATTTCCCAAACATCTCCATTTTTAGTAGGTGTAGCAATAATATCATATTTTTCAAATTTTTCTGTATCACGTTTAAAATGAAGATTTAACCAATCACCTGCTCGCATCTCTTTAATAAATAAAGAAATATCACCATTAGTTTGATCACGTTCATGAAGATAAAGTACTGTAACATCATCAGGAGTATTACCATCACGTGATAAATGTCTAGCAGAAGGTGTAGTATCTAAAGGTAAAGTTAAAGTATATTCAAATTCTTTAATACCCAAAGCACTAAAAGATCTTTTAGGTACCCAAACACCATTATCGTTATCATCTAATTCATAAGTTAAACGTTCTCCTACATAAGCAGGTTCTGTATTAACATCATCTAAATCATTAAGAAAATGTAAAAAAGGTAATTTAACAGGATTATTACTACTATCTCCCACCCAAAGATTTTTATCAACTATATTAATAGCTAATTCACCTTCCATTAGTGTTCCTGAAGCTGGAACAACCCCTGCTATACTACTCCTTTTAATTTGTAAAACGTCTGCCATTTGCTACTCCGTTATGCTTTTTTAAAATACAACAATTATATTTGATATTTTATAAATGTTCATAAATAACATTCTAAGAATTTTTATAATTTCTAATTTCACCGCCATTATTTAATTAAACACACTAACTTGACCATGTCCCAATGATCTACTTCCTATAAATATGTAATCGTCATTTATATCAATATTTACAAAAGAATTATATCCTGCATACTCATAAGAAGTTGTAGTAAGAACTTTCTGCACACCATTCCATGTATCAGCATTTATATCATATTTATAAAAGAAAACTCCACCTTTTTCACTCCTATCTGAAAGCAAAGCATATACAACAATTATATCTTTATATATCCTACAAGTATATCCAAAATAATCATGTGTTTGAGGTGTTAAACCGTAAATAAAGAGCTCTTGTTTTTGTGACCAAGTTGATCCATTGTAAGTATAAACAACAACTTTGCCTGCATCAGTAGCATAAGTATCATCATTAGCTATACCTATTACTAAAGTATTATCATAAATATCTAAATAATGAAAAGAAACATCTAACTCAGTATCCAATGTGTATGTTCCATTATTAATGTCATATTTATATAATCTTACTTTAGTACCATTATAACTTACAGCTAACCATGTTCTATCTCCAGTAAGTGATAGGACATTTCCTAAATTACCAACACTAGAAGAACCTGTTAAAGTTTGTTTAGCAACCCATGAAGAACCATTATATTCATAAGTATATATTTTATAATTATGTGGTTCTGAAATAATAACAAAATTACCATCATCAGATATAGCCATACTACTACCAAAAGAGTCACCATTACTTTTTGTAAAACTTTGTTCAAATGACCAAGTAGCTCCAGATCTTCTATAAAAATCAACTTTACCATTACCTGTTTGACCATTTTCATTTGGAGAGCCTATAAGTAACACATCATTTGAAGTATTAATAGCTATAGCTGCCCCAAACAAATCATATTCTGAATTACTACCGGAATCATTTTGTGTAAGTACATTAACTCTATTAAATGTCGGCAAATTAAATTCTGTAACACTTCTATAATAAACATTAGGATGAGGAGCTCCGACATATAAAGTTGTTTTATTACTATAAACACAAACACCAAAGGATCTTCCTTCATGTTGAGTATCATCTTGAAAAATAATTGTTTCCGTTAATGGAAAGGTCATAGGTTCTTTATAAACCTTAACTTTAGTATTAGCTGGATTAAAGTCAATTTTAGTTGTTTCTATAGCATAACCTAAAATATGATTATACCCTAGTACTGGTTTATTTGAACTAAAACCACCTGTATCAGAAAGGTAAACCTTTTCACCTTTAGT